CAATCCCGGAGGCGATTAGACCGTTGCAGATCGCGGTGTAGTGCTTCTCGTTAAGGACAAACATCTCGTCCACGATCTTGAACGTCCGGACCTTGTGCTGCCAATAGAGCCGGACAATCTCGTCCACAACCGCAACCGGGCTTCGCATTCGATACCGATTGCTTCCCAGGAAGGGCGCAGCGATGCAGCAGAAGTTGCAATTCTTAACGAGAACATTATTGGCATAGAACCAACCAGTTTCCGGCACAGTCAAACAATAGACATCCCCGCGCTCGGCCAGCGGCTCGACGTACGCTACACGATGGTTGACCTCTAGACGGGACGACCCGCCGGTTCGACGACCGTGTCGATAATTGGGATTTTTCTTGCCTAATTTGGATAACCGATAACGCATACGCGCCTCGGGCGACCGTACTTTGCCACGATTGGCCCGCACTATACTCTCGCGCCACTTGGCCGACATGCCATTCTTGGTTGGATTATCGGAACGCATCCGTGCAGATATTTCAGGATGGAGCCTAAAATGCTCCTTTGCCGATCCGCAAATCTGTAGATTGCTCGGATGGTCGTTCGATATATCGTGGTCTAAGTGGTGTACCGGCTCTGTCCGTCTAAGTCTTCGACCCAACAGATACTCGGCAACCATTCTGGAGCGAAAGGCTCTGCCCATACGAGACCAAGATATATAGTAACGACCTAGCAGATGTTGCTCCGTCCGCAGTGCGCGTACGTGCGATCCGGGGGCGAGATGTTGCGCCTCGCACTCCCATTCGGAACTGTTCGACCTACCGTTGCTCCACTTAAATTGCAAGAACCGATGGTCGGGGGTACAGTCGATGTGGCTACCATCGTCGAAATGCACACGGACGAGCTGTTCCTTGTTACCGTACTTCCTAATCTTAACGCCATCGGCGATAAATGCCCGGCCGCTCGCCGGATCGTAAGTGTAAATGGGAACGCCCGCATCGCCAAAACATTCGGCCAGCGTCTTGATCGGAATATTTCCATAGATCGTATTGACCTTTACGTTGCCTTCGAGACACCGATAGGGACAGCTAAGGGAGGTGTAGATCGAAGCGTAAGGCTGGTCCCGACGAGCCATATCGCCAAAGCACTGCCAATTGTGCGGACGATAGAGGTGCATCGGCAGGAGGTCCCAAGCCTCGCCATGCAGTTCTCCCAGGTCCTCGATTAGCGGCGCGGGCGGGTTCTTTACGATCGTAGTCCCGCGGCGCCAGACCAATCCGGGGATTGCTTCGTTGTTATCGGTATCGAGCAGCCCCAGAACGGTTGCCGGACCCTCGCCCGCGCAAACGTAGTCGACCGCCTCGGTCTGGAGCGTGTACTCCGGAAGCGCCGACGGATGGCCGCCAACCATAACGATCGGCTGGCTCGGAAGCAGCTTCTTAATCGCCTTGCAGACCGCGCCGGCCCCGACCATCTGCTGGGTCGAGGCGGAAGGCTGGTGGCCGTAGACCGCGACGCAGACGAGCGTCGGGCTGGAAAGCTGGACTAGCCGGGCGACCGCGGCCGGCGACGTACGGTGGGCCTCCATGTCGTGGATACGAACGTCGCAGCCCCGGGCACGGACATAGCCGGCGATTAACCGGCACCACAGCGGGGGCTCGACCGCGACCAGCGTATCCCCGAGCGGACCGTAAATCCCATGGACGGCACCTGGATTGATAATTAGAAGGTCCATACCTCACCCGACCTAACCTCACCCTACCCAACCGAACCCTACATCACCGCACCGGACCCGACCCCACCAGACCACACCTAACCTTACCAAACCCCACCTTACCCGACCCTACCCCACCGGACACCACCTTACCGCACCCTACCCTACCTTACCCCACCTGACCTTACCCGACCCGACCGTACCAGACCTCGCCTTAAATTATACCTTTTACTTGCCGTGCCTGCGCTTGGTCAATTCGTTGGTAATAGCGGTAGCGTCGCTCGCCGACAATCCACCGCCCGTCGCTGCCGCGCTAACGACGGCATTGGACAGAATGTCCATCGGACGCGCCCCCATGTCGGCCAGCATGTTAAGCTGGGCATCGCCCTTAAGCGGCGTACCGATCCTGGCCAAAATGATCGGAAGCGTGTCGGCGTCGAGGTGGAGTGGAAGCACCATAATTTTCTCCTAGATGTTGCCGTACTGGACCTTCCGAAACATTCGGTAGCCCTTAACAAGCTCCGCGATGCCGGCGGAAAGGCTCCATCTTGGGGACCATCCGGTCGCTTCCAGCTTCGCATTGGAGACGACGTAGTCCCGCTTGTCCGGGTCCTCGCCGACCTCCGCCTCCACAAAGACAAAGCCCTCGACCTGCTTCTTTATCTCCTGGCAAAGCTGCCGCTTCGATAGATTGGCGGACGACAGGCCGACGTTGTAGATATTGTTCTTCATCTCCTGCCAATAGAATAGGGAGTGGATTACGGTGCGGGCGACGTCGCGGATGTGGATGTAGTTGCGCCGGAAGTCTGCCTCGAACAGCACCACCGCCTTATCGTGGACCGCACGCCAGACGAAATCGTTAACGAGCAGGTCCATGCGCATCCGCGGCGACATGCCAAACACGGTGGCAAGTCGGAGGCTAATCGTGTTGCCATGCTCCATCGCTGCTGTCTCGGCGAAGACCTTGTTCTTGCCATAGAGCGAGACCGGATTAAGCGGGGCCTTTTCCGTTAGCAGCACTCCCTTCTCCCCGACCCCATAGCCGGAATTGGAGATCGGGATTATTAGCCGCTGGTCGAGGTTCATGTTACAGACGAGCGCTTCGATAGCGTCCGCATTGGTCGAGATTGCCGCGGTAATATTGGCATCGCAAGCCGGTGCACCGACGATCGCCGCGAGCGGGATTACGACATCGAACTCCGAGACAAAGTCCCTGGTAATCCGTCGGGCGTCGCCGCGGACGATCTCCAGAACGTCGTCCCAGCACAGATGGGAGAGCGAGGTCTGCCCGTACATGAAGTTGTCGAGCACGACAACCTTGTCGATCGACAGCCGATCCGTTCGCAACAGCTCTTCGACCAGAACCGATCCCAGATATCCGGCGCCACCTGTTACAAGGATTTTCACGATACACTTTCCCTACGTGTTCCGGTTAACGCTGCTTGGATAATCTGGCAGGCGCGGTCGATCTTGTCCTCGATTGCGAACGGCGCATTGCCTAGGAATAGTCCGGTCTCGTGGACCCGACGCGCATTGGGCGTCGCTTGGTCGCGCCAAGGAGCACCGTACGGATGCATCTGGAAACAGCCGCCAGTCGGCAGGCGACAGTCGATATCGGCGGCGCGGAGCGCCACCACCACCTTGTTCCGTAGCTCGGACGTCTCCACCATGAATGGAAGGGCGAACGGGGAGGTGTAGAGACCCTTAACCTGCTGGAGCTTAATGGGGAGGCCATAGTAGTCTCGCCGGGAGTGGAAGAACTTAAGGTTGGCGCGCCGGGCATCGACGAAGTCCTTTAGCTTCCTAAGCTGGCAGCGGGCTATCGCGGCGTGCATCTCGACCGGCCGGACGTTGTATCCGAAGTGCGTAAAGTTGTATTCCTCGTCGAACGACTTCGGGGCCTCGACATCCCGGGTCCAGCCGTGCGCCCGCAGGATACGACACATCCGGGCGCAGTCGTCGTCGTCGGTTAGGACCATCCCGCCTTCGATTGCGCTAAGCTGGTGCGAGTAGAAGAAGCTAAAGGAGTTCATCAACCCGCGCGTCCCGCACGGGTGGCCATGGACGGAAGCTCCAAGCGCCTCGCAGTTGTCCTCGACCATCGGGATACACCACGTATCCGCGACCATCCGCTGCGTATTGGCGTAGACCTGGGGCGCACCGAGAATGGGGACCGAGACGATAAGCTTTATGTCTTCGTGGTCGAGCGGCTCGGGGTCGAACGCGCACCACGTCCCGTCGCAGTCGACCAGCTCCAGATCGAGCCCATGCTGGATAAGGGGAGCGTAGGTCGTCGACCAAGCCAGCGCCGGGACCAGCACCTTGTCGCCACGCTGTAACCGGCCGAGAGCGAACAGTGCCGCGACCATGATTAAATTGGCCGAAGAGCCAGAGTTAACCATAATCCCATGTTTCATGCCGTGGTAGTCGGCGAACTCGCGCTCGAAAGCCGCGACCTCTTCGCCCATCGTAAAGCGATCCGTCTGTACGACCCGACCGATTGCCTCGTATTCCTCGTCGCCCCATAAGCTAAACGCCGTCGGATACCACCACGACTTTGACACAGCAGCCCCCACACCTTACCTGACCTAACCGAACCGGACCCCACCAGACCAAACCGCACCAAAACCAACCGCACCGAACCCTACCTGACCTAACCTAACCAAACCCAACCCTACCTTACCTTACCGAACCCAACCATACCCGACCTGACCATACCTAACCCCACCCCACACACCTAACTATTCCCGTGGAGTTCCGTCGTCCTTCCGGGTAATTGCAATGTTAACCCAACTGGCCGCCGAGCGCAGCAGGCGCAGGGCATAATCGCGATCGGCGCCGGGTGGAACGTTGTCGGCAATGGCATCGGCCATGTTCCGGAAGTTGACTCGCATGACCGACATCCTGGTCTTCTGCATCTCGGTCGGGTTAAGATACTCGAACGTGCCCTTGTGCAACACAATCATGGCTTAGTCTCTGGCTTAGGCTCTGGAATACGCTCGATGGCCGGCTTGGGTAGAAGTGTCGGCCGTCGGAACGTCTGCCCGGGGACCACGCATTTCGACAGGAGCACCTGCATCTCTTTCTGCTGCTCAAGAAACTTTCCGAACATCTCTCCGCGCTGCGCGTTGAATGTGTGGCCCTCGTAGAACGTATACCCGAGCAAGCCAAACGATACCACGATCATAGCCAATGTGGCCGGCTGCGTCTTTAAGGCGTCGATAATGCCGACTGCGGCCTTCGCACCTTCTTCGGTAAGCCCCGGATTCATTTGGCATCTCCCTTATGGTGGATGCACGATCGTACCTACCTTACCAAACCGAACCGTACCCTACCCAACAACACCTGACCACACACTACCCCACCCCACCTTACCTCGCCCAACCTTAACGAAGCTGCCGGGGCGCTGTGGCCCCGGCTGCGACCGTCCGTGTCTGTGTAAAACCCTTAGCAGGCAGGATCGGGCTCGGACGCGCACCCTTAGCCGCCGTTAAGGGCAGATAAATCTCCAAAACGCGAAACCGGGAATGGAGAACGCAACAACTAAAGCCTTACCTAACCGGACCGAACCACACCCTACCTTACCGAACCGAACCACACACAACCAAACCATACCTTACCCAACCCTACCAGACCTAACCAAACCGCACCTTACCGTACGCAAACAAACTAAAGCCTTACCTTACCGCACCTCACCTCGCCGGACCAAACCCCACCCCACCTGACCAGACCTAACCGGACCTTACCCGACCTTACCATACCCTACCGAACCCGACCAAAACCGACCAAAACTTAAAACGGTACAAACAAAGCCTTACCTTACCGCAGCCTACCGCACCGTACCCAACCGCACCATACCCTACCGTACCACACCGCACCGAACCGTTCAAAACCCCGTTTTGCTCGCGCTTCCTCTGCTAAAATCGACCCACCGGCCGGTTCCGGCATGGGGCCGCGAAAGCTCGTACTTGTACGACAGCCTGTTAACAGGCGTTTTCCCAAGTCCCCACGACACATCCGTCGGTGTGCAGACCGATAGCCCGTTGTCCTCGACGATCCAGACGATGCTAAGACCGTGGCGCGCACCGTACTCCATCGCCTCGCGCACGATGCCCGCCTTCTCGGTCATGTCCCCTATAAAGCAGTGCACCCGGATCGGTGTAGGCGTAGGCGCTGTGTAGTTCCCAGGCCATGCCAGCCCGAGCGCAATCGGAGCGGTCCCGCCGACAATGCCAGACGACAGTATCCGCTGGTCCGGGAAGCACAGGGAGACCGACCGTCCGGCACGAATAGCCGCGCGCAGCACGTCCGGCGGAACGCCCTTAAGCAGGCAGTGGTAGTGCGACCGCCACGAGCAGAGTACCCAGTCCCAGTCCTGTACGCTGGTGTTAAAGTAGTCGATAAGCTGCGCCTCGTTCCCACCGCCGAGATGGATAGGCGCCCGGATCGCTCCGGTCTCGAACTCGTCGGCGATTTGCTGCTCGAACCGCAGCAGCCGTTCCGCGGTATAGTCCTTACTCGCGGAGGTCATCGCGAAACCCCCGACGGCGGGGTAGACCACCCATAGGCCGCCATGCTTTCCACCAGGATCGTCGAGCGTCGGGACGCGAGCGCCGCGGCATAGGCCGGGACGATACTCTCGGCCATGTACAGGTCGACGATGTCGACCGTCTCCAGCATCGACCGGAACGCCACCGAGTAGTTCCCCATGTGCTGGGGACCGGGGTCGATCGGTACCGACGACGGCGCCGCGGTCCGGATTATAACCTTCGGATGGTAGTCCGAGAACAACGGCAGCTTGTCGAGATGGTTTACCAACTGGTTCGCCGCGCAGACGAGGAAGTTCCAGCGCGGGAAGATGCTAACCGGGACGAAGCCCTTAAGCGACAGCCCGGTACAAAACCCGAGCTGCAAGTCCTCGGCCACCGGGAATTCGAGAAGCTTCTCTTTCGGGACGTCGCGCAGCGTGTCGGTCATAAACGTGCCCGCGCATCCGACGCCCTGGCCGACGAAGAACGTACGTGGGTCCATGCTTAACAGACGCATCGCCTCGCACAGTGCGAGGAAGTACGGAGTTTTATCAGCCATAAACCCTACCTTACCCGACCTAACCTCGCCATACCGGACCTCGGCATACCCCACCTCGCCGCACCAGACCAAACCTGACCCGACCGCACCTTACCCGACCCTACCGCAACATTCCGATTAGCACCAACGCGAGCGCGATCGGAACCGATTGGATAACCACAAAGACAATTATCTGTCGCCAAATACCGGAAGCCACGGCCAAACCTCACCAAACCAAACCCTACCCCACCGAACCGGACCCCACCGAACCCTACCCCACCGAACCGGACCCCACCGAACCGGACCATACCGGACCCGACCCTACCAGACCGCACCCAACCGAACCTTACCGCACCAAACCTTACCAAACCATACCGTACCCAACCGGACCTGACCATACCGAACCAGACCGTACCCAACCCAACCGCACCGGACCCGACCACACCGGACCAAAAACAGAATGGAGGGAAGGCGGGGACACAGTCCCCGCCCTCTGCTGGCCTATTAAATGCACAGGCCCGCCGCGTTACTTCGCCTTGGCCCAGGAAACGACCCGGAAGCAGCCGAAGGGGCCGCGGGTGTTGGGGCGGAAATCGCCGATGCCCTGCGACTGGCCGGCCTCGGTAAGCAACTGCTGGACGAACTCCTCCGGCAGCAGGTCGTCGTTAATAACCAAGGGGAACTTCGCCGACCAGCAATCGAACCGGGGGCGGTGCCGCATAATCCGGCCCTTGGTCGCCGGGATCGTAACCGGGCGGCTGTCGACCTCGTAGTCCTTAATGCGCGACTTGCCGTCGCCGTTAAGGAGCGGGATGTCCGGCGAGACGACGCGGATCGCCGCCGGGACCACGAACTTGGTGGACTTGCGCGAGCCGCGGAGCTTGTGGTTCGAGCCGGCCTCCCGGATCGAACCGGTAATCCAACTGGACGGGAAGTAGAACAGACCATTGTCGTCGCGGTAGACGACCTTCTCGGCCTGCTCGCGGGGGGTGCCGTGGTCGACGACGACGTTCCTCGTCGCCTTCGGGTTCTCCGCCTCCGCCTCGAACTTGTGGTGCAGCATTGCAGTGGTACCAAGAAGCTGGATGTCGATAGTTAGCACGTTACGTCTCCTTAGTTTGCGTTTACGTTGCTTACGTTGCTTTACACTGACTTAAGAGCCATACCCAACCTGAACAAACTTACCCGACCCAACCCGACCATGCCGGACCACCCCTTAACACACCGGACCAAAATACAATCCGTCGGCCCTGCCGATACGCTATAAGTACCTCGACATTACAGTCCTTAATGTGCGATTTGCCATCACCGGTAAGGAGCTGGATGTTCTCGGTGGGAACATGGACCGCAACCGGAACCAAGAGCTTCGCCAATTTGCGCGAGCCGCGGAGCTTGTGGTTCGAGGCGGCCTCGCGGATCGCACCGATAATCCAATTGGATGGGAAGAAATCGTCGAACCGGCGGTGCAGCAATGGTGTGGTACCAACAATATGTACGTAGACAGTTACCACGTTACGTCTCCTTTAAGGACCTTACCACACCTTACCTCACAACACCGCACCGCACCATACCGCACCTGACCAAACCTTACCGCACCTGACCGAACCGCACCCGACGTCACCTGACCGCACCCTACCTCGCCTTACCTCGCCGTACCAGACCGCACCGCAGAAAATCTACAAATAAAGCCCTACCAGACCGCACCTTACCGGACCCAACCTAACCCGACTCCACCACACCTCACCGAACGGCACCCGACCATACCCGACCACACCCAACCTTACCGGACCGCACCATACCGTACCTCACCTAACCCGACCGCAGAAAATCTACAAATAAAGCCCTACCATACCGGACCAGACCCCACCCGACCATACCCCACCGCACATCACCCGACCTTACCGCACCTCGCCTCACCAGACCGAACCATACCCCACCGCAGAAAATCTACAAATAAAGCCCTACCTTACCGCACCTCACCAAACCATACCGAACCGAACCCTACCCCACCCCACGCCACCTTACCAAACCGGACCAGACCCCACCACACCCCACCGGACCGGACCGCAACAACCAAGCTATACCCCGAACACCCTCCAATTTCCGAATTCAGAAGGAAGGTCGGCCGCCAGCGAGTCAATTTTGTAGTCCCGACGGCCACTGTCGGCCCGCGACAGCGCGTTCTTCGCGGTGTTGCGGACGCCGTTTATTGAATGGGTGGTCTTAAGCAGCTTGTCCTGCTCGTCGCCGCCGGCCCGGGCCTTGGACTCGTTTTCCCAGATAAACCGGTTGGTAAGCATAATCATGCATATGGCATGCACATCCGCGGCCGTAAACCGGATGTCCTTCTCCTCGATAATTAGGTCGATGTCGTGCTCGATATCGGCACGCTCCTGGACGTATTCCTCGGTGTGCTCCGGCAGGAAGATCGCCTTTAGCTGGACGATCGTCAACCGATCCACGAGATCGGCGAGCGTCGGAAGGTACTTGCGCTGGGCCGGGGCCGGGACCACGATGTTCGTGGAGGTCCCACCGGCTCCGCCTGTAAAACTAACGGTATCGCCCAGGGCCAAACCCACATAGCTACCGTCCCCACCAGTTTTGCCGTCCATTACGCCGCCTCCGATTTGAACAACCCGATCTCGCGAAACGCCCGTCCTACGCAGTTCTCGGGCGACAGCTTGGTCCGGAACGCCTCCATCTGCTGGCGATGGATATCCCTCCACAACGACCGAACGAACAGGCAGGTATCGTAGAACTGCTCGATCGTATCGGTAAACCGTACGATCTCGTCCCACGGTTTCGATAAGTCATGTGGCTCCGCGACCACCGGCCGCCCCAGGCACAGCGCCGTATTGCAGCGCGAGGAGGAGACCAAGCCCATCTGGTCGAACTTGCGTATCTGGACGATAACCTTGGCGTCGCGCATTGCATTGTCGCGCTCGATCTGCGACGGGAAGTCGGCGATAAGCCGCACGCCCTTTACCGATCCGGACCGTTTCGCGAGCCGCTTTACGATCTTGTGGCGGCGGGTCGAGAGCGAGCCGTAGAAGCCGAAGTCGTGGGTTGGGACATGGTTGGTATAACGCACCAGCGTCGGCGCCCACCCCAGCTCGGTCCAGGCCGTCGGCGCCCACTGTCCGTACCAATCGGTTACGTGCTTGCCGGGGACGAGACAGATAATCCCTTCGCAGAACTTGGCGGCCTGCGGGAACATCTCCTGCCGGCGGACCATCTCCAACTGGGTCCCGTGGTTAAAGCCCTGCGGGGTCGGCTCTTCCGTAGCTATTATTATAAACCGGGCACCCTGCGAGTAGGCATTCGCTATTAGATCGATTACCGGCCGGGTAAACCCCTCGACGATTATGTTCATCCCTTCCATTTTCATGGTATTTAGGAAGCTTAGATTTTTCGGGTCCCAGACGATCTGGTGGCCGAGCGCGCGAAGCTGGTGGCCAAAGATGCCAATAACGTCCTCCAAGGAGGTCTGGCCCAACGAGGAATGGTTGCACATATTAACGAGGAAGCGCATTAGTCCTCCACCTTGTAGGCCACCGACCGCAGCATGTGCCCGGTATCGATTAGCTGCTTGTCGAAGCCCTTGCGCCGGATCGTCGCCGGCTTAAGCGGGACCTCGGCGAAATCGCGGATGGCCTGCTGGAGCTGGCCCTTAATTCCTTCGCCCAGCCGGTGGAGGGTCCGGTCGACACTGTAATTGGTGGCTTTAAGGTTCTTCGAGACCGCATCCGGCCACTTGTGGGCGTTCTCTCTAATCATATTCGAGAAGAACGGCCGCGGCGGGATGTTGGCCCGCGGGGCGCCGTAGTTGTGGATGGCAGCGATAAGCGCGACCGGGGTCCCGTCCGGGTAGGTCGCGCCTTGCAGGAACCCGACCTTAAGGGTCTGCGGATTGCTCCCGAGCCGGTAGGCGATGTCGAGAAGGGCCTGCTCTAACCGCCTACCTCCCGACACCGTCGCCATAGGAGGCCCGTAGGCGCGTTTTCTAGGCTACCGGGGCCGTAGGGTCCCCGGGAACCGGGGAAGGCGTCTGGGCGGGCGCCGCTAGGGCGGCAACGCGCCCCTCCAGCCGGTCGATCTGGCTTTTTAGGTCCCCAACCTGTCCGGTAAGGTAGTCGAGCCGGTCGTACGCCGCCACCAAAGTGCTTGGCGCTGGGTCTCCCGAAGCCGGGGCCGGAGCCTCGTCCCGGAGAGCCATCGCCGGGACGGACGCGCCCAACGCGCCCAACGTGGCTTCCAAAGCGGACAGCCGTTGGCGAACCTTAATCCACTCTGCATCGTAGTCCATGGTGTCCTCCTAGCGTCCCCATCCCCACGGTCCGTCGCCGATAAACGTCGTGCCGGCGATCGGCCAAGGCGCCGTCGGCCGCGGCGGACCGGGGATGTAGCGCATCGTGCGGAACGGCTTGCTAAGCTCCCAGTAGGCGGCGCCGTACTGCGTCTGCTGCCACCATGCCGACGACGCCGTAGCGCCCGGCATCTCGGAGCCGACCGAGACCGAACCCTGGCTCGCGTTGTTAATCCGACCGACCAGCTCGGACGGACCCTGGCCATCGCGCTTGGGAGCGAAAAGCTGGATAACGTGCGCCGTAACAAGCTGGAGCATTTCCTCCTGCATGCACACGTTGGTAACCGGACCACCACCATCGTTGCGGTGGAAGCCCGTCGCCATGTTCCAGTAGAACTGGACCTGGGCTCCGCTAAGATAGTTGAATTGGGGGAATAGCGCGATAAAGGTGTCGTAGCTAAACGATGCGATTACACCCATGGCTAAACTCCGAACATTAGAAGCTGGAAGATGCCGACCGCCCCTCCGATTGCAAACCCGATTAGGATATCCCTACCGAGATTAAACACCATACCCTACCCCACCGGACCGCACCGTACCACGGCGTACCACACCTAACCAGACCTTACCCGACCCGACCAAACCGGACCAAACCGAACCACGCCTAACCAGACCCAACCATGCCCAACCTAACAAAACCGAACCATACCCAACACTACCGAACCATGCCACACCCCACCTCACACTACCGGACCGTACCTAACCCGACCGGACCGAACCATGCCGCACCCTACCTTACCAAACCGAACCATACCGCATCCCACCTTACCTGAACCGACCCCACCGGACCCGACCTGACCATACCCAACCAGACCTTACCTTACCACACCTAGCCGTACCGCACCCGACCTGACCACACCTCGCCACACCGGACCTTACCCGACCAAACCGAACCACACCGTACTAAGCATTGCCCGTCGTTGCCGGCGTTACCCTGCCGCCGACCGGCGGCGGGTTCTTCGGGTCGATAGCCTCCATACCGGAGCGGACCTTCGCCTGCCGGGCTTCGCGCACCTTGGCCTGGAGATCGCTTAAGTCGGCCGCGGCGATTAACGACTTGTTCTTAAGCGCGTCGTGGTCGTGGAACTGCGCGCACCACTTGTCCCAGAATTCCTTCGGGACCATCGTTACGGCGTAGCCGGAGATTATCTGGTGCTCGGGCATCTTGCCAAAGGGATAGGCCACGCCCTTAAGCGTAATCGGATCGCCGTGCTTGCGGAAGACTTTAACAGCCCGCGGCCCTTGGGGGGTCATCTCGCTTCCGGACTGCTCGGCAAACAATTGCAGCTCCAGGCCATTCGGCAGGTTACAGCCAACGCAGACCGTGGAGACGTTCTGGCGCACGGAACTAAGACGCTCGACCATGGTTACTCCTCCAAAGACACGAAAGGGTAGGGCGGACCCTACCCTTTTGCGCAGTGGGCGTCTACAGACCGAGAATGCTGGAGATCGCGAACGGCTGGCGGATAATCGTGCCCCACGTCCCGCCGGTAACCTTCTGGCGGAACGACGAGAGGTCCCGAATAATCGGGTGCGCGCGCATCTTCTCGTTAAATGCGCACCAGCCGGTGGACTGCCCCTCGATGTCGGCAGCGATAAGCTGTGCGAACTCGCCCGCCGCGATGCCCTGCGGGTTGGAGGCGCTAATCGCACCGTACTGGATCGCAGTCTCGACCTTCAACTTCGGGAAGTTCTTCTTAAGCAGGTCGTGCACGTTGACGTTGAAGGTGTTGGTCGTGGTTAGCGCGACCTCCGACTGCGGAGACATCGCGAGCACCAGGGCCGAGTCGGCCGCCACGAGACCGTTGGTCTGCTGCACCAGCTTAAGGTACAGGGACTGGATGTCGGTAAATATCTCGTTGGCGGTGGCCTGCACGACGCCCGACACGATCCACTTCGTCCCGCCATACGCCTTGGTCGCGGGGGTAATGGAGGCGTTAAGGTTGGGGTCGTTTAGCAGCCCGTAGTTCTGCAACCCCGAGACCCCGAAGAAGTAGGTCAGGTTTAGGTACTTGTTCATAACAAGCGCCGCCGCCTGGTCCTTCTCCGAGACCCAGTTAAGCTTCGCGAGGCCCATGCGCTCCAGCTCCAGCTCGCCGTACTCCTTAATGGTCTGGAACAGGTATGCCTGGCGATTGGGGAAGTCGGTGTTAACCTGGGCCTCGCCGTTGCCGGAGTAGTCGCCGTAGGTGGAGACCTCGCCAGCGTGCTCGACGACCGGGAAGATGCGGGTCTGGTCGAGCCAAGTCCCGGACCTGCGCTCGCCGAAGATAATGGCGGCCTTGTTCGGAGTGAACAAGATGCGGACGACCTCGGGATCGATCGAGGTCGTAAGCATAACGGGGATGCCGGCGTTCGGATCGGTCGTCAGCAACGGAATGGCATCCATCGCCAGGGCCGCATTAAGCTTCCACTCGTCCGGCATGTAACGGACAACCTCGGCTCCGGGAACGAAGCTAAGGCCACGGGCCTCCAGGTGCGGCCGGTCGGCACGCCACTGGGCAATTGACTCTTGCAGATTCATTTCTCTCTCCTTGTTGGGTGCCGTTCTCCAACGGCACCCTATTGGGGGATTGGGAACGGTTAGCTTGCCGGGCTAGCCGTAGGGCTGCGAGGTCATCTTGACAGGCTCGCCCACAGCTCCAGTGGATGCCGCGAACCACTTGGTCTCGATGTTGCCCTGCGCCGACATCGACGCAGCCGTAACAGTGCTCGACGGGTTAACGTAGTAGGTACCCGTTCCACCCGCGCCGGTAAGACCGAGACCGGGGTTGTTGGTGTTGGACGCGGTAATCGTCGTGTTGGCGGCGACACCGCCACCGCCCGTTCCGGAGAGTATCTGCCCGACACCCAACGTTCCGGACGCAAGACCAGTGACGTTTAGGAGACCTACCGATCCATTGATCGTAATCGGTCCGGTACCGGTCGAGCCGGGAACGGTCTGGCCGGCGATGTTAACCGTGTAGACGCCGACCGCACCCGCCGAGCCGGAGACCTGGGAGGTAATGGTCGTGTTGGTCGCGATCGTCGCCGAGCCACCCGAGCCGGATAGCGTCATGCCCGGCGTTAACGTGCCGGACGTAAGCGCCGTTACGGTTAGGATGTTGCCGGCGATCGAGCCGGTAAACGTCGCCAGCGCCGGGGTAATGGTCGCCTGCGAGATCGAGGCGGCCGTAATCGGGGTGCCGGGGTTGTTGAACTGGACGGCACCGTCGGTAAACCGGGCATAGGCTTTCATTCCCGGAATAGCCGTAACGACGCCGCGGTTAAGGACCCAGAAGTCCCCTTCGTTCATTGCGGTAACCCCGAGACCCGGCGGGATAACCATCGAAGCATCGGCCAGGAACGTGGTAATAAGCGCCTGCTGCTCGCGATGGATAAAGCCCACGGGCTGGTTCGGGGTGGCCGCGCCCAGGAACTGCTGGCCCCAGAACGACGACTGGATATCGGACGGCGTACCGTCCGGATCGGTGGCACCGCCCCACCACGCGAAGCGCCCGACGGTGCATCCCGCCGGACCCGCGGTAAGGCCACCGGGGCCTGCCAGGACCATGCGCCGCGGCCCGTAGCCGGCGAAGTCGCCTTCGATGCCGGGAGTGGGCTGGACGTTAACCTGGGACTGGAAGCCCCCGACGTAGCACCAGCGCAACCGATCGGCATCCTCGTGGTCGATAATGGCGCCGGTAAGCATGAGGAAGTTGTGGATATTACCCTTCATGTGGGCAATCCTCCGTGTCTGGAATGGGTTGGAAAGGCGGACTAGGCGAGGGGCCTAGTAAACTTTGATGCGGGCGGCCTCGGGGAACCGCTTCGCGAAGTCGGAAACCGAAGCGCTGTCCATGGCCTGCGCGGCCGGCTTCTGCGAGCCGGGAACCGGCAGCCGCTCCAGGAGCGCCTTGTAGCCGGACGGATGCAGCCCCTTAAGGTCCGTCATCCCGCACGCCTTTAGCGCAGAGGCATACACCTCCTCGGCGGTATCGCACGCGATGGCGATCTGGCCGACCCACGGCTGCACGAACCGCTCGGCCTCGCGGATGGCTTTCGCGCTCGCGCGCTCGGCCTCCACTGCCTTGCGGATCGCTGCGTTTACGCTGTCCTGCGACATCCCGCCGCCAACCTCGGGCTTGCCCTTAAAGGGCGGCGGCTCGTCCTTCGCACCACCGCGGCGATCCTTCGCAGTCTTCTTGTCCTTCTCGTCCATGTCTTCGTCCTCTCCTTCCTCGGAAGCCTTCTTGCTTCCTGGCGATGCCTCGGGAACATCCTCGGGCTCGGCATCGCCTACCTCGCCAGAAAGGATTTGCTCGATCGAGGCCATGTCCTCGGGGGACAACTTGTCCTGCAAAAACGCTTTGATGGCCTCGTGGGAAGAAGCGTCGGGACCGTCGTCGTCCATGGACTTGTCCTCCAGTCCCGCGGGCATGCCGGCGTTCGGCTCGGTTTGCAGCGGGAGCGGATCGTCCATGGCTTTCTCGCTTTCGAGCGCGTCGAGGAGCGCCGCGAGGCCCTCCGCGGAAGCGTCCTGGGCGAGCTTGCCGTCGAGCGCAGCGGTAACACCCTTAAGCAGGATGGGCTTCTGCTGCGTAAAGTTCTTGGACGTAAGCTTCGCCAAAATGGGAACCAGATTGGGGAGCTTTGCGTCCTGTGCCAACTTCGGCTTGATGAAGCCGTGAAGCGCGCCAAGGGTCATGGCCGCCTTCCGAGTCAGCACGACGTGCTTTGACGCCATGTGCATACCTCCATGATGGTGGAACTAGCCGACGACCATAGATAGCGGCGGCTTGACGTTAGGCTTCCAACTGGAACGGATAGATTGCTCTGCCTTGTGGCAGTAGCTATTTGCTAATTCTCAAAGGGGGTCGGTTGGCTTTACCACCTCGACCCTTAATTCGAACCCGTAGCGATTACCAGGATTTGGCAGATGGTGCACCAAATAAACCTCTTTGCCATATTCCTTGGTCCGCTCGATACCAACTTCGCGTCCCAATTGCCGTGCTAACTGGACCGCAGCCGTATGCGCCTCCTTCCAGGAAGGAAACGCTTTGGCGTCCCCAGCAATGCTGTCCCTGCCCGGCCCGGATTGTTCGAACCCGAGATATATCCATTTGGAAGGGATATCCGGGTGGAGTTTTGCAAACTCCTTGGTGGCCCAGAGCTTACGATCGTACTGGGATGGGCTTTCCCCCGCCAACGCCGTGCGAGCGAGATGGTAAAGATTGTACAGCTCGGCCAACTCGTTGTGCGTTAGCTCCCGACGCTGGTCCTCACCCGGCTCGCGCAACAGCTCGCTCTCGCGATCCGCCGCGGCCCGCTTGTTTCGCCGCCACTCGGCGGCGATCCCGGCTTTCTCTTCTTCGTGTGGGTCCGGCTCCGCATCCTTGCTCGGCCAATCGATGTTGTCCGGGACTTTCATGTGCCCCGTCGCCGTAAGACCCGCACCGCCGCCGTCGGTCGGATGGCGCGTCGGCGGACCGCCGGTAATGCCGGTCTTGCCGGCGATCTCGGCACGCTCGGTCGCATGGGCGGCGCCATGGGTCTCGGCATTGGCACCGCCTGCGGGCACGACGGTCTCCTCGGCATCGTGGGCCTTGTAGTTGTGGAAGTTGCGCGCCATCTCGTGGAGCTTCTCGGGGGGCACTCCGACTTCGCGCGCGACGCGCTCGGTATCCTCGGGGTCGCCGACCTTCCACGTTACCAATGGCTTTTGCTGCTCGGGGGCGAGAGCGTCCCTGCCCTTCAAATATTTCGTGGCTTCCTTCTCCCGCTGCTTTTCCCCCTTCCTGGCCTGCTGGACCTCTTTGCGGCCCGCCTCCTCGCTCTGCTCGACACATTCCCCGAAGATGTTGCAAACCTTCCGGTCCATCGCAAGCGCGAGGCCAAGCCCATATGCAATCGGATCGACCCTCATAGGTACCGCCTCCTGTCCATCGCCTTGCGGCCGGACTTGCCGGTAAACTTGTTGGCCTCGTACAGGATTTCAATAATCGGCAGATTAATACGCTCTACGTTCATCTTCTTGCCATCGACCGTTTTGCCATCTGCCACATCGATCCCGAGCTTCGCGGCCCAGGTGTGGTGGCCGTCTACGACATAGCCGTCGCGCGAGATAACAAGCGGCCGTCCCGCCAGATCGGTGGGATCGTTGCCGGAGCGCAGGACCTTCATAATCCCGGCAACGTTGGTGGCGCCCAGCTCGTCCTGCGTTGCCTTAAGATTGGCGGCGACCTCGGTGCCGGCGTCAGTCTTTATGCCCTTGGCTTTTAGATAGTCGACGAACGCCAGCGCGTGGGCATTGTCCTTAAACTGCGGCATGCGAACGCGCGGGATGCCCTGGCTCTCGGCGCAGAACAGGTTGGTGCCCTTAACGCTAACGTTGCACAAATTGAACTTCTTCTTCGAACCGGTGTGCTTCTCCCATTGGGCTGCGATCTTGCCGAGCTTGTCGATTAGCGTGCTAACCTGCTTTACCTGGGTAAGCTCGACTTTCTTGTTCTCCCACAAGGCACGCGCCGCATCGTCGACATTGTCGGTCTGGATGGTGCCGTAGTCGTCGATCTTGGCGTTCTTCGAATAGCCCTTGCCGGGGTGCGTTCCCGCCTTGCCAGCGGATTTAGGCGTGTTCGCCTCGGTCTTGTATTTCTTACGAAGCTGCTCGCCCCTGGTCTCGGGCTCGGTACTTGCTTCCTTGGCGGCGCCATTCGACTTCTGGGCTGTGGGCGCCTCGCCCCCGGCCTTCTCGGCCGGCTTCTCCGCGGTCTTGGTTTCGGTCTTGGCCTCGGTCTTCGCCGCCGCCCCACCGCCGGCACCGGTCGAGGAGAACTTGCCACCCTGGTCCCGCTTATGGTCTTCCTCGCGGAACGTCGCCTCGTCGAGCGCCATCCGCAGCCCACGACCGTATTCGTAGGCGTTAACATCGAACTCCAGCATGCGCAGCTCGTCGGGCAGCGCATCGCTAACCGCAACGTCGTCGCCGGCCCGGCCTTCCTCGACCAGTGCGACGTGGTTGCCGACGATGTCCCGCATAACGCCATCGTACGGCTCGCCCTCGTACGTCCCAGGGGTCATGTCCGGCGTATACCGATAGGCGGAACTAAGCTGGTGCTTTACCTTCTTGTCGATATCGTTAATGGCAAACTGCGGCCAGATGTGCAGCGAGTTCGTTAGGTACGGGTGCGCGAAGTTGGCGTCGGTCCCGGTCGCGCCGATAACGTCGTAGGGCTGGTGGTCCTCGGAGTTTACCGGGATGTGCTTTTGCAGGATTTGAATTCCGTTAAAGGTCGGAACCGCCTTGGCCAGCTCGCGCGGATCGCGCAGCAGCTTGTAGACCTTGTCGGCCTCCAGCCCCAGCTCTTGGTAGCCCGGTATCTCGTGGCCGATATAGGGGCAGATGTTGGCCTTGCTAATCGGCGATATCGCGACGTGGAGCCGGCCGTCCTTGTCGAGCGAACGCTGGCTCTCGTTATCGTCGAAAGCAAATTGGATACCGACCCGTCGCGCAAGGAAGAGCGACTTGTGGCGGTCCGGGATGCGGTCCATTGCGAGCGCCGAGTCATGCCCCAGGCTATCCTCCCCGGGTTCCTCCTCCTCGTCGAGATCGGCCGGCTCGGCGTTAATAACCTCGTCGGGATCGTCTTCGAGCAGCTTAATTAGCTCCTGCAAGGACTGGAGAATGTCGGCGTAATCGTCCGCCGCGTCGTGCGAGTACGGCACCTTGGCCCGCGCCTGGGAATGGGCTTCGCCGGAAACTTCGCGGAGACCTTGGATCGCCTTAACCAGTCCTTTCGCGCCAGCGACTAGAAGCTTCGTGGCGCCGTGGCTGTCGATGTGCAGCTTGTCCATAAGATGGTGGACGGCGTAGGCACCCACCCCAACCGCCGTAAACATCGCCCCCGAGCCATGCAGCCCCAGGTGCGGAAGGATGTGCTCCATGGCCAGATGGACAGCGGGGACAACCGCCGCCTTGTAGGCCATGCCCTCGGCGATCTTGCCCACATGGTGCAGCGATTCATGTGTTAAATGGCTGCGCAATTCCTTGCGCGCCTCTTTGCTATTCAATAAGGTTTTAACCTTCTCCTTCTTCTGCTTAATCGCGGTGGCGGCTTTCTGCGCAACCTGCTTGGGGGCCGCCTTAACCTTCTCGGAAATCTTCTTGGGCGCCGCTACCTCGGGTGCCTTTTGTTCGGCCTTCGCGGGCGATGGGGCCGCGGGCTTTTGGGTTGGCGCTCCATACCCGGCAGCACGCTTAAATCCCGCCTTGTTTTGCTTGGGTGGGCCGCCAGCCACTGCGCCACCGCCACCGCCACCTGTAGAGCTAAACTTCCCACCCTGGTCGCGCTTGTGCTCTTCCTCGCGGAATTCATCGATCGCCTCGTCCGATCCCTGGTGGTGTACGTTCTGGTCCGGTACTCCATACTTGTGCTGCATTGCGCCGAGATCGTTGGAGACCTCGACCACCCGATGTTGTCCACTGGACGGATCGTACTTCCATACGCCAACGCGCGAGAGCGTACCCAGCGCACGCCCGGTCGTGGCATCGACCATCGACAAGTCGCCGCCCATAACCGTAATAAATGTGTCCTCGCCAGCATCGCCGGCAAACAGCGGATCGAACCGGTACGCCCCCTTTCGCTCAAGATGGCCACTATGTTCTATGTGCTTCTGCGTATGGTGCAATCTTTCGGGTGGCGGCGGGGGCCTGCGGCCAAGAATGCTAAGTCCCTCGACCCCGCGCTTTCCAGCGCGGTACTTTCTAAGGAAGTCGGTCTCCTGTTGGTGCTGGCCGAGCGGCAAGTCCTCGGCCTCCTCCAAGTCCTCCTCCTCCATATCGACCGTAACGTAGCTGTCCATCGTTACTTCGAGGTCGCCATGGTAGTGCCGGACCGGCCAGACATCGGCGTCGGCCGGCATGTTCTTCGGCTCCATATTCTCGATTTTCGACTCCTGGCCGCGGCACCAAGCCGACCAGGCATCCCAATCAATGCCCTGCTCTTTGCAGTAGGCGCGCTCGTTCGGCGTTCCGGCGGCGTTGTGTGCCTTTAGATAAATCTGCTCGCGCTCGGACGTCTTCGGCTCGCGGCCGTGCTCCAGCTTAAACTCCTCGATCCGCTCCCGCAGGTCCTGCCACTCGGGGGCTTCGTGCCGGAGCAGAACGTTAACCGGGTCGACCTTGGTGCCAAGGATATCGACCTCGTCGGGGAGATTGGAATTAACGTACATCTTCGTCCCGTCCTTGGACATGCAAGACATCCAAGGGCCATCGTGGTCCGAGTCGACCTCAATATCCGCATAGTCGTCGTCGACGATAATCTCCGGCTCTTCGTCGTTCGCCCCTTTGGCCTCGAAGTGGTCGCAACAACCCTTCGGTGCGATATCGCCCTCGACCAGCGTGCAAGCGCCGCCCTCCCGGAACATCGTGCAATCCTGGCAGAACCTCGGACCGGGAGCCGCGTCGATGTAGCCGGCCTCTTCCTTGCTCATAGTAGGCGCGTCGTTCGCCTTCCTCGGCGTGCCGGCGCGCGCGTATTCGTTAACGCGCTCCTCCGCCTCGGGATCGCCCCCGGGCGGAAGCTCGTGCTCCTGCTCGCGCAGCTTCCATGGCTGGTTCTTCTTCTGCCATTCGGCCATGGGATCGGCATCCCCATCGAACAGCGAACGCACGCCCGGGTGCACATTCTCGGGAAGCTGGTCGAGCGGAAACCAGCCGTGCTCGTCGTGCTCGTCGTTTAGCTCGGGCCTAAACGGGGCATCGACCTGCGAGCCAAACGTAACGAAGTCGACGTTATCGGGCGAGGTCTCCTGGTGGATAAAGCTCAAATTCTCGGGGAGGTATCCAGTCTCTTCGCCGGCCTCGCGGTACGCAGTCTCCTCGGGGCCTTCGCCCTCCTCCATCCCGCCCGCGGGCCAGGACCATTCGCCGCTATGGTCGCTATTGCCCGCCCGGCGCATAAGAAGGACTTGGCCTTCGGGGTCTATGAACATTACGCCCGCGGCGTGCCTTAGCTCGTCGGGGCGCTCTTCGTCCCGTCCGCCCGGCATGGCACCGGGCGAATAGGGGGCTTCCCAGGTATCGCGGAAGCCGTCGCGCCAGAAGCGCGCAGGGTTGGAGCCTTTCGGATAGGGATTGTCGGCCTCGGACTTGCCGGCGGCCTTGGCCTCTTTGCCCTGGGTTACCTGGTACGGGATATCCTGCGCCCAGCCGTCCTGTCCCAGGATCGCCTCGGCTTGGCGAATGTAGGTGTTGGCGCGAGCCTCCTGGCCGCGGTCCTTCCACTTGCGCGCTTGGGTCATAAGCTCGGCGACCTGCGCCTTCTTCGCACGCGGAAGCGCAGAAAACTTCGCCATATCGGTGGAGGAAAGCTCCCCGATGCCAAGGTCCTCTGCTTCCTCTTTAGGAGCCATCTCGTCGCCCCCTCCACGCCAAAAATGGCGCGGTGCTTCCACAATGCGGGTGCTGGCACTTCTCGGAGCCGCTAGGTTACCAAAACTTCCGGGATGGGACTCAAGCTTAACCGTCTGGCCACTCGGGAGGTCCCACACCGTGTCCTTTAGCGTTCTGTTAGGCAGCACCTTGCCATTAGCAAGAGTTACGTTCTTGGTAACCGATGCCTCGCGCTGTTTAGCTCCTTGCTTTTGCAGCCATTCACGAGCCTGCCGGTCGCACTCGCTCTGCCACCTACCATTTACATAGCAGCCCTTGTTGCTGGAAAAGCTAGGCAGCGCCATGTGTGTTCACCACCAAGTGCTAATCTCGCGATCGGCCGCATGCATCTCGGCACGTCCACGGCCAGCCATTAGATTATCGTATTGCACGAAACATTCGGCGACAACCGCGGCGGCATGGTCTTCAATATACTTGCGCTCGTCCGTGCCCAGCTCGCCATCCTCGCACCAGAAATTCGTCGACATCCATTGCTTGTGCCAATCGTTGCAGGCGTGCTTAAGCCAAACCGCCTGTAGCTCGGCGTTAACGCAAGCGGCCCGCGCAGCGTCCCACGATGTCGGCTTTGGGGGTGCGGAGTTGCCCATGCCCTCGATGCCACCGTTAACGGACTGGAGCGAGGAGGTAATTAGCAGAACATCGTTGGGCGTATCGAGCGCCTGGTGTGCAAAGTCATTGTCCTGGCTCCGATTGCACCACACCGGTCCCTTCGTCGGCCAGATAAAGTCGACCGGGATGTGGTGCGGGCGCATTAGGAAGCCGTGGCCCGAGAGCGCCCCCCAGAGCAACCGCCATTGGCGATCGTCGTGCTCGGCGATCGAAGGCGGATTAATAAGCTTAATCATCTCGCGAGAGGCATCCCGTGGCGAGATCGAGATAACATCGCCCTTGCGGTGCCGGTCGAGGACTTCCAGGAATGTGTTGGGAAGCGCGTAGCCGACCTCCATAACGGCGCGCCGGCCGGTCTTAAGGCAGTACAGGATCGTCTCGCCCCAGGCATTCGAGAAGAACTCGTCCGCCACGATCGGGCATAGCCCGAAGCCGGCCTTCCAGGCCCGGACGATGCCGTAGTTATGGCATATCTTCATTACGGTCCCACCGTGTCCGAAACCCGGGTGGAGTATCTGGACCATCTCGGCGGGATTGTGCCCGTAGGTCTCGTAGACCACGTCGATAACCGCTTCGAGCGCCTTCATTCTGCTCGAAGCCCGCAGCACCTCGGCGTCGTACTCGTTGGTGTAGATAACCATCGCGACCCGGTAGATGCGGGCGAGCGTCGGCAGATTACCTTCCGCCAACAAGCATGGGATCGCGACGTCGAGCAGCCGGTTTACGTGGTTCTCGCCCCAGACCGGGACGCATACGAAAATGCCGTTCATGCTACATTCGCCAGATTTGCTTCGAGCAGGAAGAACCCTTCCCACGCCGCCTCGGGGCCTTGCGACTGCACGACCCACGATACCTTGCCTGGACCGGCAACGGAACTGTCCCACGCGACGAAAAACGTCCCCGGACCCGTAAGCGTCATTGGCAGGGTCTGCCGCACGATCTCCGGAATGGTGGTTCCACACGTCGCCGGAGGAGGGTTTGGCGCCGCGTAGTTCATATACGCCAGCGTTAGGTTTACGCTTACTGGCGAAACCGGCAAGTTGTTGGCATCCGTGAACGTCACGGTAAAGCCAATCGAATTGCCGCGGATTTGGGAGTTAACGCCGCTTAGGAGCATTTGTCGTCCGGGGCATCGATGGTTACTCCCACATTAATCGTCGGAGCCACGCTAACGCTCGGCGGCAGCGACTTAATAACGACGGTCGCCGTCGTCTGTGCCGCTACTGTAACACTCGGCGGCAGCGCCTTAACAACGACGGTCGTCGTCGTCTGCGCCGCTATCGTCATGCAGATATGCTTTATCCGGCCGATTATCGGGTAGTTCGGGATCGGCTCGGTGTAGTACCAAGTCTGGAGCAGCGGCTGCGGGCCGCGCGGCGTTCTGTCGGTGGTCTGGACGCCGGGCGGGAATTTGTCCTTGCCAATTAGCTCGCGTGGGAATGTAAAGGCAGACCCACGATTGAACTGGAACGCGGCGGGTGTTAACGGCCAATCGTATTGCGCAAACGGCGTCGGGCCTTGGAGGGTCTTTAGCCCGAAACGCTGCGTCCAGGTAAGCCCAAATCCGCGCGGGTCGCGTGGCGTTAGATCGTAAAGCTGGACGCCGACGAGGAGCTGGTCGCGACCGCGGAGATTAAGGTTAAAGCTCCAGGTCCAGAACGTCGCCGTCGGGAACGGATACCGGCCGGTTAGCTCTGTCGTCTGCCGGCCGGGCGGCAGCCTGTCCCGGCCGATAAGCTCCAGCGGGAACGAGAAGCTGTAGAACCGCGGCCACGAGGTTAACGGAATGCCAACGCCCGGGTCCCAAACCTGCTTGCCGGGCGGGAACCTATCCTGACCGATAAGCTCGCGAGGGAATGTGAACGCAAAGCCACGATTGGGCTGGATCGGGCCGCTGGGCGGTGGCGGCCAGTCCGTCTGGACGAACGGACGGATAACCGGAGCGATCGTAAGCGGAGTGTAGTACGTCCAGACTTGCAGAAGCGGCTGCGGACCGATCGGCGTGCGGTCGTACAGGACCTTGCCGGGCGGGAACTGGTCCTTGCCGATTAGCTCTAGCGGGTACCACCACGTCCACGACGGAACTTGCGGGGGTGGGCCTTTCGCCAGATCGTAGATCGCCGCACCGGGCGGGGCGAGAACCGCCGACGTTAGCGCGAGGCTTGGCGCCGCCGCAAAGATCGTCGTCGGCTGGCGGGGTCCCGCAGGCGCGAGATCGAAGACGTCCTGGCCGGGCGGAAGCTGGTCCTGCCCGATAAGGACGCGCGGGAAGGAAGCGGTAAATCCTCGGTCCGGTTGGATCGGGCCGCGGGCGAGATCGGTCGATTGCGCACCGGGCGGTAGCTTGTCTTGCCCGATAAGGACGCGCGGGAATGTGAATGTAAAGCTGCGATCGGGCTGGAACGGTCCGACCGGGGCGCGGTCGTAGACCTGGGTACCCGTCGCGCGCTGGTCCTGGCCACTAAGGACCCGTGGGAAGAAAGCGGTAAAGCCCCGGTCTGGTTGGATCGGGCCGCGGGCGAGATCGGTCGATTGGACGCCGGGGGGAAGCTGCTGGAACGTCTCCAGCGGGAAGCTCTGGGTCCAAGACGGTGCCGGCTGTCGTGGACCTGCCGGAGTAAGATCAAAGACGTTCTTGCCAACCGGTAGCTGGTCTTGCCCGACCAATTCGAGCGGGAACGACGAGGTCTGCCCGAGCGCCGGCTGCTGCGGTGCCCGCGGGAGGTCTGTTACCGCAACGCCGACCGGAGCGACGACAGCCGCGGCCTGGGTACTAAACCACGTCCACGACGGAACGAGTGGAGGTGGTCCACGGGCGAGATCGAAGACGTCTTCGCCGGGTGGAAGCTGGTCCTGTCCGATAAGGACGCGCGGGAAGAACGCGGCATAGCCACGAGCAGGCTGGAACGGTCCGACCGGAGCGAGGTCGTAGACCTGCATACCCGCGGGTAGCCGGTCCTTGCCGATTAGCTCTAGCGGGTACCACCACGTCCACGACGGAACTTGTGGCGGGTAGCCTCGCGGCGCGAGATCGTAGACCTGCTTACCTGTGGGTAGCTGGTCTTTGCCAACGAGAACCAACGAATAGGACCAAGTCCACGATGGGACCTGGGGCGGATAGCCGCGCGCTAGGTCGTAGATCGCCTTGCCGGCGGGTAGCTGGTCCTTTCCGATTAGCTCTAATGAATAAGACCAAGTCCACGATGGGACTAGCGGGGCCGGGCCACGGGCGAGGTCGTAGACATTTGCGCCGGGCGGGAGTGGCGGCGGCGTTACCGCTACGACGTAAAGGCTCTGCGTCCAGACCTGTAGAAGCGGCGCCGGGCCTTTCGGCGTTAGATCGAAGACGTTCTCACCCGGGGGCAGGACGTCTTGTCCAATTAGCTCTAACAGGTACGACCACGTCCACGATCGCAGCGAGCGTGGGAAGGGGTCTTCGGCGCGCGGCGGGAGATCGTAGACCGCCTTGCCGGCCGGAAGCTGGTCCTGGCCGATTAGCTCCAGCGCGTACCACCACGCCCAGGACGGAACGAGTGGAGGCGGTCCGCGAGCGAGGTCGTAGATTATCCCGCCGGGCGGGATTTGGGCGCCGATCGTCTCGGCCAGATTAACGCTTACGGTCCAGACCTGGAGTAGCGGCTGTGGACCCTTCGGCGTTAGGTCGTAGATCGCCTTGCCGACCGGAAGCTTGTCTTGCCCGGTTAGCTCTAGCGAATACCACCAAGCCCACGATGGGACCTGGGGCGGATAGCCGCGCGGAGCAAGGTCATAAGATGCCTTGCCGATCGGCTGGACCTCGACGCCTTCGGCAACGAAGGAGGTCCACGTAATCGCCGGCTGTCGCGGTCCGGCCGGCCATAGGTCGAAAGCATTCTCGCCGGGTGGTAGCTGGTCTTTGCCGACTAAGTTTAGGTTATATGACCACGTCCAGCTTTGCGGGATCGGGACGGGTCCGACCGGCGGCCGATCGTAGACCTGGGCGCCCGCGGTAAGCCTGTCCCTACCGATAAGATTTAGATTAAACGACCAAGTCCACGAGCGGACTTCGCGCGGGTCCCGCGGGGGAAGCTCGAAGACATTCTCGCCAACCGGTAGCCGGTCCTGCCCAATAAGGGTTAAAAGATAGGACTGCGCCCACGATTGCGGGATCGGGACGGGGCCGACCGGGGTTTGGTCGAAGACGTTCTCGCCGGGCGGGATCGCAGGCTGCGCAGCTACGTTAAGGCTAGCGGTCCACGTTAACCCCGGACGTAGCGGCGACGCTGTAAGGTCAAATAGATTTTCGCCGGGCGGGAATTTGTCCTGCCCTATTAGCTCCAGCGAATAGGACCACGTCCAGCTCTGCGGGATCGGGACTGGACCGATCGGCGGGCGGTCGTAGACCGCCTTACCGGCCGGGAACCGGTCCTGGCCGACTAGATTTAAGTTATAGCTCCAACTCCAATATCTCGGCCACTCCTTTGGAGGCCCTGTCGGCGTTAGATCGAATACATTTTCCCCAACCGGAAGCTGGTCTTGCCCGATTAGCTCCAGCGGATAGGACCACGTCCAGGTCCGCACCTCGCGTGGGTCGCGTGGCGGGAGATCGACACTCTGCTTGCCGGGGGGCAGCGGAGCGAGAACGCTCTGGAGAACGTTCTGCTGGACCGTTTCCGGACGCCATGGCGGCGCAATCTGCGGCCGATCGGTGCTTTGCTGTCCCGGGGGCAGGCCGACCGCCGTAAGGAGCAGAAGCGCCGAATAGACCCACGTCCTTAGTGTGGGTATCGGCGGTGGCGGTGGCGGCGGATCGAAGACGTTCTCGCCGGGTGGAAGCTGGTCTTGCCCGATAAGCTCGCGCGGGAATGTAAACGTAAAGCCGCGATCGGGCTGTATTGGACCTTTCGCAGTGTCGAAGAACTGGTCGCCAACCGGAAGCTGGTCTTTACCAACCAGATTTAAGTTGTAGGACCAAGTCCAGGACGGCGCAGCTTGTTGTGGAGCACGGGGTAGTGGCCAATCGGTTTGTACAAACGGGAAGACCGGCGTAATCGACAACGTGCCTTGCAGCAGGTTTAGGGTCCAGGTCTGGTACCAATAAACCGGCGGCGGACGGTCGGTGTACTGCTTTCCGGTCGGGAGCCTATCCCTGCCAATTAGAAGATTGTTGTATGTCCAAGTCCAGGTATTTAGATCAACTTGTCGCGTGTACTTGGCGACCGGCGGCAGCTCATAAGACTGCTTTCCGGTCGGCAGCCTATCCCTGCCAATTAGAAGATTGTTGTATTTCCAAGTCCAGGTATTTAGATCAACTTGTCGCGTGTACTTGGCGACCGGCGGGAGATCGTAGACTTGCTTGCCGGTCGGCAGCCTATCCCTGCCAATAAGTTCCGGAATGTACTTCCACGTCCAAGACCGCAGATTATCTTCGTACTCCGGCCAGCGAACCTTTATGTACAGCGGGGCGCGGACAGTTTGCGGACTGACGACCGGGGGAGGAGGCGCGAACAGCGCCAATGTATAATTAGCCGTCCATGTGCGCAGGCTATTGTCTGGTGGTTGTAGCTCCGGCCACCAGGTTTTTACATAAAGTGGACCTCTAAATATGTTGGCCACGTTAGAGCACGATTTGGGCCATCAAAAGCGCCGGTGGCGCTACCATAACAAATGGAAATGGTGCTTCCAAATCGAGCAAGTTAATCTGACTAATTGTAGTGAGCGGCGGATCAGGCGCGAGCTTGGTTCCAGTAATGGTACCACTACCAAGATTGAACGGACCGCGGTCGATCGCCGGCTGTCCATATCCCATGGACAGCGGCCAGTAGCCGAGTATACGACCTGGGCGGATCGTCAACGGCGAACGCCCGAGCGCGAGTTGCTTGACTTCCGGTGCGGTCAGCGCCTGGTTCCACTCGCAGCGATGTGCAACACGACCATTGAACCAGTTGCCAAACGAGCCGTTCAGCCACAGCGCGCCGATACTGCTGCGCATCGTATTGTTCTGCGGGCCGATGGCGTCGGTCGAACTGCCTTGCAAGATGCCATTGACATACAGATGCCAAGTGGCGCCATCGTAATCACCGTAGAGATGGGTCCAAACCCCATTTGTTGTAGCGAGACCACCACTGCCTGCGCCGTGACCGCCACCAGAAAATGAACCGAAGAAAATAAGGTTTCCTGCCCCAGAACCCGAAATTTTCATTTCATAGGATGTGGTGGTCCCATCAAACCCCTTGCCAGAAATGTCAGCATCGGAGCCCGACGAAGGCTGGGCTGTCGGATTCATCCACACCGAAACAGCGATCTGGGAGTTGGCAGAGATGTTCAGCGGAGCTGGCGTGCCGATATCGATAACGTCGCTCGTGCCGTTGAAATTTCTAGCCATTGAGGTTTACGTTGTAGGCGTTAAACTTAACTGTATTGGTGCTGGCGTTAAGCGACACGCCAGTCTGGTTATCGAGCTTAATCTGGAACAGGCCGGGCGGGATTACGACGTTGCGCACGGCAACCCGCTGCGCCGTGCTGGCAGTTGTGCCTATTGGCACAACACACAACAACTGCGTGCCGGTTAGTCGGAGATCGGCGTCGGACTGTGCCGGAAAGTTGGAACCATCTACCGCCTCTAGAATGTAAAGCGCCACATATGCACCGGAGGTCGGCGACAACGAGGCAAGAGCAATTTCGATGTCCACATAGATGTCGAGATTGGTCTGGTTTGCAATGTTCGAGGAAGCCGCCGACATGGTATTGTTGGCGAGCGAATTAAGCCCGGTCGAGAGCACCGTAAGGGTAGCACTAGGTGCATTCCATTTGCCGATATTTGCCACGGCTTATGCTCCCGCGAACACGTTCCAGGCTGCCGCGACTTCGGTCGATATGTCGGCGTCCGCGATGCCGTCCCCAGGAATGGCTGGATTGGCCTCGTTAATAATCGCGGTTCCGGTTAAAATGCCATAAACTGCGGCTTCCAGATTATACTGGCCATTGACGACCTTAGTCGCAAACGACGCGCGTGCCTGGTGCCCAGGTGTGGTACTCGACTCGTTGTAGACATTGAGCGCAGCATTGTTCATAGCGACGTTAACACGCCGTATAAAATCTGGATGGCCGGCGATCTCGCCCAGTTGGGAAAATGTGGCCGCCATGGCATTGCCTCCCTGCTCCAGCCTCTCTAAGAGAGAATGCGCGGCCGGGTTAGCTCTTCCCAAGCCTGCGAGATCGTCCGGTAGTCGTCGGTGCCAAGGATAATCCTCTGCTCGTCCGAGCACCAGGGCATCTGGGTCCCCGGCTCCAGCCCGATCGCCTTCCACCACCGCTCGTTCTCGACCTCGTGCTGGCTCCCCTTGTCGTAGCGCTGGATGCGTATCCAGGGACGCGAGCCAAACAGGGCGAGATCGCAAGGACCGTTGCCGACGAAGAAGTTAACCCGGGCGCGCTCGTAGAGTGCAGCGCGGATCGGCAGCGACAGCGAAGCCGCGGGGTAGGTCGCCATGTTGGCCAATGGCTCGGAGTACTTCGCGGTATCGCGCACGAAGACGACCGGGTAGCCCTCGCGCTCGCGGTCTTTGGCAAACGCAATCCAGGCATCGTTGTTCGTATTGCGGTGGGACCAAGCATCGCTCTCGCGCAGCGTTATGACGATCGGGTCTTCCGGCCCGACGGTCTCGTTAACGGCGTTCATAGCTGCCGCGGACGGGATATAGGTCGGCACCTTCTCGCCGGCCAGCGACGCCTCGACGATCTCCCGCAGCCGGAAGTCGTACTTGTGGAAGCGGTGGCCGTAGATCGCGCGCTCGTCCTCCAGCACACCGAACATCGGCAGCAGCGGCTTAACCACGTTGTCGAACATTCCCTTGCGGTAACCGCCCTCGACCCCCATCGTGCCGGACTTGCCGGCCCAGAAGCCGATCCGTACCGGACCGGCAATGCCTTCCCGCTTGCAGACCATCTTCTGCGCAACGAGGCTAAAGATAAAGTCGAAGCCGACCGAGAGCTTGGTTACCGGATAGCTTAGATAGCTGGCATTTAGCTCGTCGTCCTGCGGGGGCGGTTCCTTCTTGGCAAGTGACTCCCGGATTAACGGGACCAGACCCTCGATAATGGCTTCGAGGACGTTCTCCTCGCCCTCGATCGAGCCGGCAAAGTCGTTAATTGCAATATCGGGGGGCAAGGTCGCAGTTAGCGCAACGTAGTTAATGTTGCCGAGCTTCGCGGCCTTTAGCCATTTCTCCAGGAACTCAATTACCTCGGCATTGCCGTAGACGTTCCGCAGCGACGGCGGCTTACCAACCAGTCCTATTAACTCACCCATGACCTTTCCTCGCTTGTACGTAGTAGCTTATGTTACGCATTTCCTCGATCCCGGGGATGGCGCTCTGGCTCGCGATTACCCAGTCCTTGTCGTCGCAGGTCCAGATAAAGTCGTGGTCCTGCAACAACGTTATAAACTCCTTGCGGCTCCAGGCATTCTGGTGGTTAAACGTATAGTGCTTCTCTTTGGCCACGACATGCTCCCGCAATCGCGCGGCGATGTCGTGTGGCGAATACATTGCGAGAATGCCCTTTAGCCTGTCCTGGGTTAGCACGGGTGGCCCATTGTAGGCCCCGGGCCGGTACGGACTGTAATTGCCGAACAGATGGCCGAATTCCCGGTTCCACCAGCCACAGAACAGCCACGCCGTCCGCGTCGCGATCGAGTCGACCATGCCACGATTGGCCAGCGTGTTAACCACCGCGGGCATGTTCCACAGCGGCAGGTCCAAATAGGCGAAGTCATCATTGCGATACGCCGCCAGCAGTGCGTCGAAGTCGGGTATCTTTATGACCAATGTGCCATCCGGTGCAAGGACACGGTGGCTCTCCTCCAGCAAGCGTGCAACCGTGGGATCGTCTAGATGCTCCAGCGTATGGGAGCTGTAGACCAACCGCACCGATTTGTCGGCGAGCGGTACGATGCAAGTAGCGTCGAATATAAAACCCTCGCCTGCGACATTCTGCATCTCGTCGAGGTTAAGCCAGCCGTCGGCTCTAAATCCCGGGCCGCCGCCTATGTTTAGCGAATGGATCATGGTCTCTCGGGCCAGTGGGCATTAATTCCGGGCTGGTGCAGCACGAGATCGTACCGCACAGATCGGCACAGGGTAATCTCGGCCGAAGCCCGGATACGGCTGGCGCCGGCCTTGCCTCGGTGGTCGATCTTGGAATTCCAGAACAGCACCCACGTCCCGGCCGGGCCGAGCAGCGGACCCTTAAGCGTCTCCAGGCCACCGTGGGCCGCGTCCATCGGCGTAAAGTAGACCATAATCTTAAATATCTGGTCCGGCATTCCGTCCATGTGCCAACTGTACATCTGCGAAATCGTCGAATGCGGCGGGGTCGTCCACACCCGGACGTTCAATATACGCCAGCAGCTCTCCAGATAGGCCGTAACCGGATCGCGCAGTTGCCGCACGCATTCGGTTAGCAGGTCTTCGAGCGGTCCGTTAATTATGCGGAAGGTGCTGGTATCGTTGAATACCCTTTCCTCGTCCGCATTAAATTCCACCGTTACCCATCCAGGCAGGGTTAGGCCCGACACAAACCGGACTTCCGGCGCGCGCTCGACGATAGCGGCGGCATCCGACGGAAGGCGCAGATAACCGACGACCATCTTCTTGGTCGGAGCAAACGGCGGGAGCGACTGGTCGTAGGCTTCCCAAATCCGGAACAGCTTGGCGCGCTCGGCAACGGATGGGATGTTAGTCGCCACGCAGGCTATCCCCCAACTCGCCTTCGTACATACGCTGGCCTAGATGCCCCAACCGACATTCGACGTCAACATATATCTTGCCCCCAGCATCGCGCCAGCGCCGACAGAATGCATAGTCCTCGGAAAGGTAGCGGGAAAAGTGCGGGGACTTTGGGTCCGGCTCGACCATCGTATCGAAGAAGCGCCAAATCCCACGCTTGCTGCCGTCCGGCTCCTCGACCCAACTACCAAGCCCGGGATACGCTTCGGCCATCTTATCGAACACGTCGCGCTTTATCGCCATAAAGCCCGTCGGGGCTTCGATAGCCTCGACCAGATCGCCGACCCGCGGGCCGACCAGCTTTACCGGGTACTGGGTATCGCCCGGCGCCTTTAGCGGCGGAACGGCGGCAACGACGTCGAGATTGTATGCCAACAGCTTAAACACATTGCGCGGGCGGAACGAGACGTCGGCGTCGATCCAGAACAGATGGGTGCAATCCTTGCGCTCCAGGAACGTCGCCAGCATCCGGTTGCGGGCACGCGTTATTAGGCTCTCGCTATGCGTATAGAGCACGCAGTCGAGACCTTCGAGTTGGGCGTCGAGCGCCAGGCTAAACATCGATGCCAGGTAGTTCATTCCTACCTGCGACCCATAGCACGGCGTAGCGAACATTACCTTCATGCACCATCCATACCCCGGACGACCTTCTGGACGGCCAGCATCCCCTCCATCTTCGTCTCGGCCAGCGCCTTAATGCGGAGATAGCCTTCGTCCGGAGGGCCGCTCTCGCCGCGCTCGGCTTCGATCGCTTTGGCGTTCTGGTGCAGGTTCGCGATTATGCCATGGGTGCGGGCTTCGACAACATGGAACCAATTCGCCATAACTACCTTGCGCCACTCCGTCTCCTCGAAGTCGGGGGCATTAAGGATTTGGCTGGCCGCGGTGCGGCGCGCGAGCGTCGCAGTATCGAAGTAGCTCGCCCAGAATGCAAGGTCGCGCATCCGGATCGTCTTGGCCGGGCGCAGCCCAGCACTGGCAACATGAATATTAGGGCAGACGCAGTAGCGCCCGACCATGCGCGCGATATCGTCCAGCTCGTGGTCGACGAACCAGAACGGATAGTCGTGGCTGTAGATATGCCCCAGGTGCTGCACCATGCGCGCCGTTATCGCCTGGAGCCCGGGGAAGAACTGGTTCGCCATCGGGGTATAGACGCACCCGATCCCATCCGGGAAGATGCGAGCGGCATTGATAATAATCTGGTCGAAGGCCGGTGTTAGGATCGGCGCACAATCGACCGCCGGCAGGTAGACATCGGCCGGCGCTTCCGTTAGCGCCCGGTCGTATTTCTCGCCGCGGCTGTCCTCGCGCGGCTTAACCGATACGACTATGCGATCGTCCTTTGGCAATAACCTAATACTGTCGAGCGTCGGTCCGTCGTCGTCGTCGATACAGATTAGCATCGCCGACGAGGACCTGGACATGTTGAGTACGGTATGGCGCACGGTCTCGGCGAGCAGCGCAGGGCGCCCCCGCGTCGCAATAACCATGGTTAGTCGCATGGTACGCTTCCCTAAACGTTAACTGTCGGAGGACTGCTCCCCCGACAGTTAGTCCACCGGTCCTAATACGGCTCGTAGAGCAGGTGGGCGTTGGCGAGGCCCGACGAACCGCCATGGGTCGAGGAGTTCCACAGAACGCTCTCGCCGCCAGGGGCGGTGTTGCCGATGACTTGCCATTGCTGGGTTGGCGCAGCGTTCCAGCGCAGGATGCCACCGAAAAGATTCAGTCCCAGATTCAATCCCGCATCGGTAACGGTCGCCGACGGGGTCGGGCCGGTAACGGCGGAGTTGAACGACACCACCGACGACGACAGCGCCGACGCATTGGGGAATTCGAAGCCGTCCGAAGAAGGCGAGGCCAGCGCAGTCGCGGACGAGTGGATGGTCGAAGCTCGACCAAGCCGCATCGCCGCCACCGTCGAGGCGGTCGCCATTCCGGATACGAGGACTTCGAGCACGTCGATTAGCTGGGTCGAAGCCGCACCGAACAACGCCATGTAGGTGTTGTTCGCAATCGCACCACCGGTCGCCGCAGCAGTGAACGTCTGCCCGCCAGTGGCGTATACACGCTTGGACATTTGCTATCCTCCATTAGAAGGGATGAGGAGTGGAGCGTGCGCGTAACCACCAGCAATAATGAACTTGCCGCTGCGCACTATATCGACAAGTTCCTGGAACGACCGATGTACGTAGTCTGGTTTCGTGGTTTCCGCGTGACACCAGTCACACAGATACCGATCGCATTTTACGCAGTGGTGCCGATCGCGTTGGCGATCGGGGTTCTTAACCCAGCAACCACCACAATGGTTACACCCTAGCGTAACCGTTTCGAACAGCTTGCCCTCGCCGACCAGAGCGGGGTCCATCCCCATCTCGATCGCCTTCGCGCGGGGAATGCCCGGCGAGGCCCGATGGTCGATCATAAGACAGCCTTCGTGGGACCGTTTCGAAAAGATCATAGTCTCTTACCTTTCTACAAGGACGTGGTGCTGGCGCAGGAGCTGGAGCAGGCGGTCGTCGCCCACCCGCAAGGGTTCGCCGTCGGGCGTAGGGCGCACCGGGCGGTGCCGGCGGCGCAGAAAGTTAAGGCGCCGCTCGCAGGCGTCGATCGAACGCCGCTGCCCGGTCATCATCGGGTCGTAGTACACCCGCCAGGCAGGGCCGTGGACGCGGCGCTGCTCTAAGAGGATTTTGTCCTCTTCGGACGTCCAGAGTTTCTGCATTGGAAAAACTCCCCATTAGGAAGGCCGTCCGGGGAGGGAAGCGTTGCCCGGACGGCCAAACATCGAGAACGGGGTTGGAGGGCGGTTCTCGACGTTATCGCAGGGGGAACTTTATTTGGGGCCGGGCGTTTTATGGCCGCGGCTTTGGAGGAGAGACACCATGGCCAACCTGGGACTGGTTCTGCTGGCGTTCGCCTTCGTTATAACCTGCATCGCAGTGCGCATACCGACGGTCGGCTCGTGGCAGATGCTGCCATTGGGCGTCGCGCTGTGGATCGCCGCCGAGATATTTGGTGGCCTTAGCCGGATCGGCGTCCTGCACTAACGCCCGCTTAGTATCTGGATTATTCCGATAACAGCGCCGACGGCGAAGCCGCTAAGAATGTAGAAAACGACTATCTGCCCCCAAGGGGCGTATTCGGCTATGGCGACTGCGAGGTAGGGGACCGCGTGCACCTAGAACCCCGGGATAATTGAACGGCTAAAGCAGCGGCAGTTTATAAGCTCGCCGGGCTGGATGTATTTGCGCACCTTGGGGTCCGGATCGAACCACCCGCGGCGGACATCGTACTTCTTGCCGTCGTTCGCAATGTGGGTCCGGCGCCAAGTCTTGCCGGCATGGGAGTGGACCCAAATGGCCTCGGTTATGCCCAGCTCCAACTGGTGGGTGCGATGGAAGGCACCCGTCGCCTTGTTGTTCTGGTCGCGCGCGATAAGCGTCGCCCGCTTGCGCGTAACACCGTATTGCCGTTGCAGGTCCTTCGTTAGCTGGCCGAGATCGCGGCCGGTCTGGACCGATCGCATAACCATGCCTTCGATCTCGGTAAAGTAACGGCTCGGGATCGAGCGGATAAGCGAGACATTCTCGTGGACAGTGGCCGCCAGGATATCGCGCTGCGCCTGCGTTAGCGGGACGTTAACGCTCCATCCGCCCTCGCGCAGGATGCGGTGGAGCTGCTCGACCGAACGATTGCGATTGGATTGTGCGAACCAGCGTGCAAGGCGATTGGCGGCAATGGCGAAATTCTTCTGCCAGCGCCGTGCCAGCCGGCGCACCACGCGCCTTAGTTCATTAGCCGGGACCACATCGAGCGCAAGCTCGACGTCCGTGTCCTTTAGCTCGCTAAGCCGCGGCTCGTTGGCCCGGTAGTTGGAGCGTATCCAGTAATTAACCGACTCGCACATCTTGCAGATTAGCGCGTCGAGCCGGCGGCGGTACTCGGCCTCCAGTCCCGCGGACGCATGGACGGGACGCAACAGCTTCGGCTTCTTGCGGGCATCGAGCGCAAGCCGCGTCTTTAGCCGTGCGTTCTCGCTGGCGAGCGCATTTAGCTGGGCATCCTTGGCGAGCACGGCCGCTCTGGCCGTCTTTAGCTTGCGGTTAAGCGCGTAGTTGCTGTCGAACAGTGCATTCAATTCCGTCTGCATTACTTAATCTTTTCCGGATCGAAATCGCCCCGCAATCCAAACTTCGGACTGCAATAATATGCATCGGGTGGCAGCTTGGCGAGCGCCGCCACGCAGGCTTCCCGACTGTCGAACCGCTCGCTGCCGAGCGGTATGCCACTAAGAACAGCCAGCACCACCCAACCCTGGATCGTCATCGTCATCCGCTTATAAGTCCTGCTACGTGATTATAGCCATTCTTCCAATCGGTAAACCCGGTGGAAGAGGGGAACGCGCTAAAACGATTGGCCGCATCGGCGTACGCGACGACAACGCGCCCGTTACGAATATACGCCTCGATGCACGACTGGACGCCAGCGTTGTAATTCTCCGACTGCGTCAAGTCGATATAGGTCTGCATAAAGGCGTCGGTGGAGGTAGCCATGGCCGCCTCAAGTTAGATAGCGCTCCAGAACTCCCGGATCGATCCGGTACTTCTGCGCGATCTTGTTAAGGACCGTACGGTCGAGCATGCGGTTCTGCGCCATGGTCTTGGCCTCTTCCGCGGCCTTCTCCAGATCGGGCGAGGCATACTCTGGGAGCGGGATGTCCTCGGCCTCGGGCACCATCTCCTCGGGCGGCTCCTTCAATTCCGACATCGCCTCCGCATCGACCGTACCGCGGCCCGGGAAGCTAACATTGCCGTGGGCCATGCCGCCATCCCATTCGCCCTTGCGCTGGCCGTTGGAGTACGCCTGCCAGGCACCTTCGCCGGGCTCGGGGCTTCCGGAGCGGCCGAACTCGGGCATGGCAAAGACCTCGTAGCCCTTGGCTTCGGCGGCCCGTCGCCACATCTCGAAAGAGTTAAACCCCGCGTCCTCCTCCATGCCTTCCACGGGATGCTTAGGGTCGCCAAAAAGCTGTAGCTGTGGACCTTCGCCCTTGGAAGTCATGCGCCGACCCATCGGAGAGTCAGGATGCGGATTGGATGGCACCGCTCGGGTGCCAAAACCCTTCGTCGGGCCGTAGTCCCAAGGTGCACCCGTCGCGGTGTTGCGTTCGGCGTCTCTTGACGGAATGGGAGCTTCGCCGCTAAGCTCGGCCACCGACGGCGGACCTTCGTGGTCGACCCCTTTAATCTTGCCGGCATTGCGCGACGCATAGAAGACCTGCTCGCCCTTCTTGCTGCCGTACTGGTCTTCCATGGCAGACTTTATCTTCTCGCCCTTGGCCGTAAGCGGGTCCATGGCATAGCCCGGCATGTCCTCGTCCTGCGAGGTGTAACCAGGGAGATCGTCCTGCGCCAACTCGGCGGCGTAATCCTTCGCTTCGGCGATCGTATCGAACCGGCGCCATTCATTTCCAAGCTGGACAAAGCCGAGACCGCTGTCGAGCGCGAGGCCCTGCGCGACAAGGCGCCCACCGATATGACCGACAAGCTGGCCAACACGGTCGAAGCCTTCGCTGCGGAACGGGAAACCTTGTGCCATGGGAAATCCTCCGGTTCTATAAAATAGTTGGGGGACCGTCGTACTACGGTCCCCCTCTTCTCCGCTATGTGGGTTGTGTGTGCCATATGCCGTGCTAAACGGCGGGGGACAGTCTCCGACATCGCCGGTGGTGGGCGCCGGCACCCCAATTAAGTCTGTGAATACCGAGACAGTCGCACGTCGCGCAGGTTGTCCATGGCCGTCTCGTTGGGCGTGCCGCGGCGCAGCTTGCCCAACCCGGTAAACCTGTACTTAATGTCCGCCACGTATTCCTGCTCGCGTTCGATTAAGATGCAGCAACAGCCTTCCCGCAAGCACGCCGACGCCGTCGTGCCGGTGCCGGCAAACGGATCGATTACCAATCCTCCCGGCGGGGTAACCAAGCGCACGAGCCATCGCAACAGGTCGATCGGCTTTACGGTCGGGTGCTTCGAGTCGAGCCGGTCGTCTGCATCGGCCTTGGCGGAATAGAAGAAGCGGGCGGCGGAGCCGGAGTCGCCATAACCGATATCATCATCAGGATCGCCGGCAGCGCCGCCATATATTCCTCTTCCGCCTATCTTGCCGCCCCCGCCATTACGTCTAACAGCTACACCCCCTTTCGTACTCGGAAACATCCCTACCACTTCCTCGCTGCCGTCGTGGACAACGTTGGCGGGCCAGCGGCCTAAATTATTCGGATTTTTGAATCCCAATCCATTAACCTGATTTGTTCCCGCCTCATCGCATCCTTGCCATCCACGTCTTGTCGGATCGGTGGCCCAATTAGTTGCAATGCGGCATTCATCAATATTCAGCGCCCCCGTTCCCCACCGCAGGACGTTTGCTGCTACGGTTGGCTCGCTCAATGGCTTCCGGGCGAGCACGATCGGCTCCACTGCGGGCTTAAGAGCGGTGCCCCAGCCTTCCCATTGGCGAACGGCATCGGTTGCGGGAGCGGTTATTAATTGAATACCACCGTGGTCCGGGCCGTCGCCATAAACCTCGTTTGGTCCATAGCTTTCGAGCTTCTTGCGTTGACCTACGATCTCCCTTTGCGCCCCGGCCGCCGCATCGATCGCCTTGCTAATATCGTGGCTTTTCGGAAATCCCGTCCCGTACAACCACATTAAGCAATCGCGTATCTCGAAGCCGGCATCCTCGATCGCGCACGCCATGCGATGGTAGGTTCGGGTTCCGCCGAATGCCGCGAGGTGCGCGCCGGGCCGGAGCACACGATAAACTTCTGTCGCCCATCTCTTGGAGAATTCTTGAAAACCAAGATTTCCACGCCGAACCTTGGCTACACCGTCCATAGACGCAGTTGGTGTCCATGCCCCAAATCTTGAAAGCCCAAAACCACTACGTTCGAAACTTCGATGGTTTGCTTCCTTGCCAAATGCGTCCCATTCCTTGCCCATAAACTCCAGCCCATAGGGCGGGTCGGTAATGCAGGCGTCCACGCTGTCCGGCTGTAATGTTGGCAACACGTCGAGGCAGTCGCCACAATGGAGGTCGAGCAGGTCGTTAACCGGGATTAGCACGATTACGTATCCCTTTACCGTCTCCTCGCCGCTACGAAGACCTTGCGCCCTCCGGTGTCCGCCGGCATAGGCGGCAGATCGGCCAGGGAAGCCTCCACAGCGTCTTCCCCGGGCTCCCCGCTACCCTCGCTAGGGGTCGGGTTGTCCGGCTCCTGTAGGCCCGGCGCTGCGGCTCCGCCTCCGGTCCCCATAATGGCCCGAAGCCCAGCGCCGGCACCCTTCGGGATAAGCCCCTCCTCCTCCTCGGCCGCCAGCTCGGGCTCGTAATCCGGATCGATGCCCGGGTACGGGGTCTGGTGGTCGTTCGCCACGCGGCGCCGCTCTTCCATCTTGTCGATAACACCGGTATCGATCCGTATCTGGGCTGTGCGCGCATTAACCTCGTCGACCTCGGCCTGCTGCTTCTCGTCGAGCGCCCACAACGGCTCCCAATTAAACTGGATGTCGGGGTCGATCTCGCCCCACTTGCTAAGCATACAGAAGTGCATAAGCCTAGTCACTATAGGCGTAAGTATCCACTCTTGCCGGCCACGTATCGTGTCGTAGAAAACACGGATTTCCCCTTCGGAAGACGCATTAAGACCCGTGGGTTGTATGCCGAGCAACTTGACAAGTGGGATGCGGGATACCGCGGCCATGTGCTCCTGGCTCTGGGCTTGCAGGCTCTCCAGACCGCTAAGAGGCGCCGTAACGTTAAAGAACTCCTCCGCGTCCTTGTCGATCGCCATAACGCCGCGGTTGTTGCGCAGGCGATTAAACAATTCCAGGCGGGCAAACAACTGGTCGCCCTGGAGACTAAGCGTCTCCTGGAGATTGGTCTTTAACCCCCATACCACGAATGCCTGGATTAGGTCGTTCACAGATTGTCGGGTCCGCAGCCAGTTGTCGACATAGGGCTGTGCCATCTGCGACATCGACAGTCCGCCGAAGCTGTACGCCGGCTTAAGCAGATCGGGGACCGGATTGCCGACAATCTTTAAGAGACGCGAGGCATGTATCTCCTTGCCCATAACGTACCATTGCGTCGGCGCGTACCAGTCGGACTTAAGCGGATCGACGGATTCATACGTCGTCGGATAGCACCACACCGCCTCGACGGTCTTTACCCGCTGCAATGGCTTCTGCGGCGAGACCTTAACCTTCGACAAACTGTCCTTGCCCGATCCGATCGACTGCCGCAGCTCGTCGCGATTGTCGGTATCGCCAGTGTCGAGATAGAGATGGGCGCGGCCGAAATAGCCGTCCTGCTCGACGAGGTCCTTGCAGCACTCGCGAATGTGCAGTTCTTTGAACATCTCTTCGAGTTCGTCGATGCGGTCCTGCTTCTCCTCGGAGACCGCGGACGCCTCCTCTTCCTCGCGCTCCTCCTGCTCGGCCTCGACCGCCGCCTCGGGGTCCTCGGGATGCTGGGCCTGCTCGGCCTCGGGCGTAAGGTGGGTTTCCTTCTGCCGCTCGGCCTCGCCCTTGGCTTCGAACTTGCCCCACTTCCGCGTCATCTCCTCTGCAATCGTCTGCGAGATAACCCGGTACTCGGGCCGTTGCGCCAGCTCTGCGAGGAAGGGATAGCCCAGGAATTGCAGACCCTCGGAAAACGAAGTCGAGATAACCGCATTGGCCCAGGCCGTGGAGACCACGGTCGTCGGCGCCGTGTCCATGGCCATATGGCCATTCGGCCGCGCATTGGGCGGATGCAGATCGGGCCGGACGGTAAACGGCTCGGTATTTGGCATCCGGCGGCGCACCGCGGCCGACGTAAGCAGGGCATTCGACCAGTTAACCGCCTTCTTAGGCGGGGTCGTTTTCTTGCCGGGGCGTATCCGTTCTATCATTTTCGCCCCGTGCGTGATCCGATTACCGTCGCAATCATTTGCGGCCAACCTGGTGCTCGGCCAGGTCGTACTTGTCGACCGTTACGCCGGTCTGCGGCTGCTCGGCGGGCTGCCCTGCGTAGACATCACTTCCCCGTAAGGCGCGGCGGCTCGGGCCAGCGCGCTCTAACAGTTCCGGGGTTATTAGGTGGAACCACTGCCGGCGCCGCGGCACGGGGCTCTCGGGTAATGGCATGGGGGTTCCTCCGGGCAGCTTCGCGGCGATGGATAATCGCCATCTGCAATCCCCGCCAGAGCGTAACCGTGCGGGTTCTCATTTTTTCTCGCGCCAGATGCGCATGCGCTCGGCGACTTGGTCTTCGCTAATGCACTCCCGGCGCGCTGTACGCAGCGCTTCCATCTCCTGCTCGCGGACCACAGCACGAGCGATTTTCTCGATTTCTTCGTCTGGCCTACTCATTGTTCATATACCTAAACGTATGCATCCACCACGCTCCGGCAATAAATCCGCCCACCCACGGGTTGGTCCCAACCAAATGGAGCGAAGCCAGCAATGCCGCCGCCAAGATCGACACGAAGACAAAGTTGGCAGCGTAGTTAAACTGCGTTTGGGTCATGGTCCATAATACCCCATCCAGATGGCGAACAGGGCAAGTCCGATTAGGATTAACAGCACCCATCGCCGATGGCCGCTTTCTCCGGATCGGTCATTGCCCCTTGGCCCGTATTGCTTCCGCTGCCGCACGACGACGATCCATAACAATCCGCGCGAGTTCGCGTCTTGTTATCTCCTTGGCACCGGCAGCGACGGCCAAGGCACGTTTCGACAGCGCGATGTCGTAGTGGTCGCCTTGGTACCACTTACGGGCTACGCCGATCCGATCGGCCATCGCGTGCAGTTCGTTTTCGCTATCGGCAACCATGTGGCACATAACGTAACGCCGTCCGGGAGCGTGGCTTGGCTTGTACGGTGCCCGCATGTCGTCGACGTAAACAGCCATTAGTTTAGGTCCTTGCGCGATACCGGACGGAAGAAGCTCGCGAGGAAGGCGCGCTCCAGCAACCGGCCATCGGGTCGAGTTGGCAACGGCTTGTTGTGGATTTCGTTTAGGAAGATACCCAGGATGTCGGGCAGGCTCGGCTCCTCGACGTAATCCCGGATCGTGTAGACCATACCATGCTGCGGGCAATCGTTCCCGTACTCGTCCTTGGCCGGATAGTGGCACTCGCAAATAACCAGCGAGCCCTTCGGCATTAGCTCTTGCAATTCGGCCAGCGTCATTACGATCCTTCTAGGCGTTTCTGGTCGCTACCATTGCCGGCACCACAGTTTGGGCAAGTCCAGTTCCCGTCCCCGTCCGGATGTTCCGCCCCGTAGCGAAAGGCACATCCCCCGCAAATTACGCAATTGGTCTCTGGCTCATATACCCAATCGGCCGGGAGGTTCTTTGGCTCTAAATTCGGCATACCAAACCTTACCCTACCGGACCACACCGAACCTGACCGGACCTAACCTCGCCTCACCATACCGCACCCAACCCTACCTCGCCCTATCCCACCTAACCTCACCGTACCCTACCCAGCCTCACCGTACCGGACCATACCTCACCCCACCAGACCTTACCTCGCCCTATCCCACCTAACCTCACCAGACCTGCCTCACCCCACCTCGCCACACCGAACCGTTATCCTCTGGTTCCCGCCCGCGCCAGAACCTGCGGGCTAATGTAACCCATACGCCGCGTGGGTACCGGCCAGAAGGCCATCATAACGCTATCCGCCAGATTCGGGGATTTGGTGCCGTCGGGTTGCTTATTGACTAACAGCTTAAGCTTCGAGCTATAGCCGATGGTCGGCTGGCTTAACTCCTTTTCGAGCTTTAGCCGGGTGGCCAGCGGGATCGCCTCCGCATCGATCGCGATTAGGTCCTCGTCGTCGTAGGTGTAATCGCCCAGCGGGTCTTCAAGCGCACCGGACAATGCCTCCTTGAGCGCCTGGAACCTGCGTTGCTGGTCGAGCGTACGATCGGTAAGCGTCGCCAGCTCGGTTAGCTCCTTGTGGGTAACCGCGCGCCATGTCCGCTCGAAACGCCCGCGTAGCTGCCACCACCCCTGGGCCTTTAGATTGGCGTAGAAATCGCCGTTCAATGGGGACTGCCGATCGCCGGGGATTATCGGCTTGTCGGCATTTAGCGGACTATCGCCGGCATTCCACGGTGCGAGCACGAAGCCCCGCGGCAGCAACCTTTCTTCATGCAGCCGATTGCCTTCCGCCTTAACGGTCGAGCCCACGCCGATGCAGTCGTATTGCAGCTCGAACGCCGTAACAAACGGTGGATCGGGCATATGGGGACGGCACAATCCAATAGCCCGGCGCGCGGTAACGGCCGCATCGGGGGCGACCCATTCCTCGACGTGCTTAAGCACGTTGCCCTTGCGAATGGCGATTGCGTTGGTATCGGCCCCACCATCGGCGACGTCGAGCGCCCCGCCCCACGCGCCATCGTCGCCAAAGCCCAGCTTCTTGTGGGCATCGACCGCAGCAACCACCCACTCCCGCGGGATAATCGTGCCGATAACGCTGGCGGCGTAGTTGCGGTCGACCTCCTGCGCCCAGATGTGGGCGTTGCCTTCATTAATGTATCGGCGCTTTTCGCGGTCGTACCAGTCCTGCGTCTTGGCCGGATTGTGGCGCCAGTCCATAACGAAGACCCGGGTAATGCCGGGCGCTATGGTACGGCCGGGCTCCCACTCCTGGCCGGCCTCGCGACGGCGCTGGAACGCCCCGCCCAGACCATGCACCGAGGAGATGTCGATTTGCACCGCGGTATTGGACGTCAGTGCGGCCTCGACCAGGTCGGGCCTGGCGTAGTGTGCACTTTCATCCTTGAAGTACATCGTCTTGCGGCCACCGCGGCCCATGTTGTCGCCGCCTTCGCCGGCAATCGTGGCGCCGTTCTCGGGATTAATAATCCGCAGGAACGGCATGTGCTCCTCGGGCCAGAAGCCTTTGGGCCAGAACTCGGGGGGCATCCAGCGAATGAAGTCCCTAATCTTCTCGAAGATGCTATCCTTAATGCCAACCCGGTCCACCAGATCGAGCAACCGCGAGCCCCAGCCGATCGCCGCCCCGGGAACGAACAGCCACTGGTGGACGCTAAAGGCGCAGCAGGTCCACGTCGCACCCATGTCGCGGGCCTTCTCGACCAGACCGGATTGCTGGTCCCGGACACATTCGGTTAGGAACTCGATTAGCTGCCGCTGGCGTTCGAACATAATGAACGGCATATAGGCCGCGCGATCCTCGCGACCCAGATTGCGCGGATCGAAGGTTATGCCCCAATGCTCGATAAAAGCCACCGGCCTAGTGCGGTAGTACTCCAACGCGCTTTCAATCCGGCGGGGGTCTTCGCACAGCCAAGCCCGCTGGCGGGTACGCCACGCGAAATGCGCGTTGTAATCCGGCGGCCAATGTGCACGTTCTTCGGCTAGACCTGTACGCAAGCAGCCCTCGGACCTTTACGCGATGTCTCGACGATGTAGCTTATGGTCTGGTCCTCGTTAAGCTTGTTAACGCCCGGCGGCAGGCTGGCGGCAGCGATAAAGACGTCCATCCCATCCACCTGCGGCGTAGCGAACCCGAAGCCCTTGCGGGGATCGTACCACTTTACCCGGCCTTGCACACGTTCGATCGACATAGTTCATTTAACCCCTTGTTGGCTGTCTCCGCGCTATTGGCGGCAATGCTGCCTTTATCGGCAGCTTCTTGGTTTCCTTCTGGGGTGTAATGTCGAGCATTGGCGGCGGCGCGGCCTTAAGGGATTCAGCATACATATTCGCCACCACCGCCGACGGCATCGTCGCATCGAAGATGCGCACCGGTCCACCATCGGCACCGGTAATCTGGAGCGGGAGCACGCGGCCCATTAGCGTGGCATAGGCTTTAGGCTCGTACAGCCCCAGCCAGACCAGATAGCCCTTGCGGCCTCCACCAGCTTCGCCAGTGGCGACCCAGCATTCGTTTTCCTCGTCCCATCTTGGAAAGCCCAGCTCGTCGCCGGAGTCGAGAATATCCTGTCGGATAAGCCGCGTTTGTCTATTTGGTACGCCCTTGGGACGACCAACGACACCGAGCTTGTTGCCCTTCTTAAACAGATGTTCGCCAGGCATCGCATTTCCCAAACGCTACTTAGACCTTCACTTGAATTGACTATAATGGTAGGGCAAAGCCTGTACGTCCAGGCGAGGCCAGCCCCCGAAGACCCTTTCGACGCCACGCCCAGAGTTGGCTTCCAGGATCGTCGTTTTTCGTGCTCGGGTAACGGAACGGGTCCCGACACCGGTTGGCTTCTCGACTCCGTTTGTGAGCCAACAGACCCACGTCTGTTGGACTACCGAAGCATGGCTACGGTAAAACCTACGAGTTTAGCGTAGCGGCGAGATCGGTTACGGCAGACGGATTGGCAAGGACAGCCGGGACGGTAACGGTCGCCATGTTGGATGGCGCAGAGCGATGGCCGGTCGTGTCCTGGACGGCGACCCAGAAATTATGCACGCCGACAGCCAGGACATCCGTGGTGTACGATGTGCCACCTCCAGCCAAGGAAAAGATCGGGACATCGGGGGTAGGCGACGAGGTGTCGTAGATATCGACCTGGGCGATGTCGCCAGGGGCGAGCGGGGTGTTGTCGACGCGGGTCGTGGGCAGGGTCCAGGTAAGCGTTGCGGTGCTCATGTTGTAGCTCCATTGCAGCAGGGTGTGCAGATCGACCCGCCTAATCCAGGCCGGGTGTGGGGGTGCTCTGCGGGGCGGGCGCGGCGGGTGCGGCGGTCTGGGCATTTTCGTGGCCTCCTACCAGGGAATAATATCGACCACAGATACGCTACCGCCGTTACGGTCGCTCGTGGCGAGCCCCGTTTGTGTCGACCGATGTACGGCTCTTCTGGGTTGCACGATACGACCTCCAACGTGGCACACCAACGACACGTTCTACGCAGCTTCCAGCAGCTCCGATTGTAGCAAAATGACGGTCTTGCGACCTAGAAAGTCCATGAGCAACTGTTCGCGTTGCCGCGTGCCCATGCCCTGGTAGATACCGGTATTCCCAGAAAACACGCCGCCCTTTACCCGCAGCATGGTGCCCCGCTTCCAGCGCAGCTCGGGGACCGGCGGGGGTGGCAGGACGACAATGCTGTCGACCTCGCGGGCGCGGATATTCCGTATCTGCTCGTCGGCTATCGTCGCGACGTTCTCGCCGAACCGGACGACGCCCTGGACGCCAAAGGTATTGCCAAGGAAGTGCCACGCTCCCGAAACCGTGCGGACAAAGAAATAGCCGCCGAACAGCGGCTTGGTGCAGAACATGTGGCGGACCTTAACCAGCACCTTCGGGTAGTAGAACTCGCCACCGCCGTAGAGGGGAAGTTGGTTTGTGACGTGCTCGGCCGCTTTCTGCTCCTGGTTCGTCTTCGCGCGTGCTACGACCCAACCCGATGCCACGGCTGCATGTCCCGGAAAATGGTCCTATTTTGCCTCGCATGGACCGATTTGGGCGACCTTACTGCGATTTTGGCCCCAAAGGCAAGGGGGTAGGTCGGAAAGGCGACACCAGACCTAGCTAGCCGTACTTCTGCCGCTTCGGCCTAAAGCCGTTCTCGACGTCGACCCACGCCTCCGTGGTAATCCTGCGGACGTCCTTGGCAAGCGTCTTGTACGCGGCATCTTCCAGCATCTCCTGTCGAACAAGGAACTTAGCCACTTCGGCCATGGTCGCTGTCGCCTTTAGGCCGATCTCGGGCAGCCAGTCCTTGGCCTCGGACTGCATCCAGTTAACGCACGCCGCCAGATCGTCGATCCCGTAGCCGAACCGGAGCACGAATTCGCCCTTGCGCGCCGGCACTGCGATCTTGTTCTTCTGGAAATTAAACCCGATGCGCACGCCGGTCGTGCGCTCGACCCCCTTTACGGTCTCGACCAGCCACGCGACATGCCGCAGGAACACGATGTGGGAGGCATAGAAGTCGAGCGCGTGGCCGCCCGCGCGGGCCACCTTCGAACCGAACGTTACGCCGATCTTGTCGCGTATCTGGGATATGAATATAAGCAGCATGTTGGCGGCGTTAAACTCGCTCGCCAGCTCTTGCAGCATCTCGGACATAAGCTTGGCTTTGGCGGTAAAATACGTGCCTTTGTCGAGGTCGCGGCCGATAAGGTCGCGCGAGCCCAGCGCGTCGAGCGAGTCAACGATATAGAGCGATGGGACCTTGCTCCTCTGGTCCGCAATGACCGCCGCGCGCAGGTCCTCGAAGATGTCCTCGACCGTGCTCCAGTAGGTCTTAATGCCCTTGGGACCGAAGTTAACCCGGTCTACCGGCAGTCCCAGGGATGCCGCATAGTTAACGTCAAAGGCCGCCTCGGCCTCGCGATAGCGGATACGGCCGCGCGGGTACTTCCTGGCGAAATTCGCACACGCCTCGATCGCAATTAAGGTCTTGCCGACGCTCTTGTCGCCGACAATATTGACTATCCTGCCCAGCGGCCAAGCCCCTTCGAGCGAACGCTGGCCGCCTCCGGTCGCCCCGCAGTCGAGCACCGTGCAGCCCGACGGTACGAGCGCCAGTTCCTCGTCCGGGAAGTAGTCGGTTGCTACCCGCGCGGGGGTTACCGCGCGGGCTCCAACCTGCGATGGCAGCACCCGCCTTACCAACACTCGCCTACCTGCGGGCACTTGGCCGCACGCGATCGAGGGCTTGCCGCGTGGCGCGGGACGGGGCCGGCGTCTCCGCGGGCGCGGGCGCGGGGTCCCGGGGTGGACGGCGCCCCGGACGGACCGGCGGCGCGGTGCCGTCCATTACCTCTCCGGTCTCGGGGTCGTGGTCGCTCTCGCCCGGATCGGCAGCAGCGGAGGGGTCGGGTTCGAATGGAGGCTCCTCCGGTGCCACAGCGCGGGCCGTACGACGCGGTACGCGGCCATCCGTGGCCGGGGTATCGGCCGCGGCGTCGGCGGGCTCTGTAGGGTCCCGCTCGGTCGGCACACCGTCGTCGGACCGGGCTACCGGTCGCCGCCGCGCGGGCATCGCACCGGTCGCCTCCTCCACAGCGTCGGCCGGGCGGGCGCGGCTTACCCTCCCGAACAGGCGCTTACGAATGTACTCGGGGTCCGGGATGTTTAGGATCGACGGCAGCGGGTTCTCCACAATGTAGTCGATCCACTTCTGCTGCGTCGCGTCGTCGGGGCCTAGCATGGTGGCCTCGCGCTCGATCTCGATCCCCTGGTAGTCGGCGGTCTTCTTGCCGGTATTCTCGCCGGTAAAGACCACGTCGTACCCTGCCTCCGGATCGTCAATGTGCAGCAACGCACCGGTCTTGCGGTCGCGCGAGCGGGCATTAATAACCTTCCAGACTTTCTTTAACGGCATCGACCATGCCTGCGGTCCGACGCTCGGGTCTTTCCGGTTAATAAGCCACGCCAGCGCGCGCTTGTTGGCCTCCAGCTCGAAGCGAATGTCCTTGTCGGGCTCCTCCATGGCCGCCTCGCAGACCGGGCAAGGCTCGCCATACATGGCATCGAGACACAGGAAGGTGCCGCGGTCGCCGACATTGTTGTGGACCGAAATGAGGATCGCCCAGTCCGTGCCCCATTTCGGAATTTCCTCCTCCGGCCAGCTCGCCTGCATAAGCCGGATAACGTTCTCGCCGTCCTTCGGCTTGAATACCGGGAAGCCCTCCTGGATAATGGCGTCGTAATTCCCGGACGGGACGTATTGCGTCCGCATTACGTCCTCGACCGTACGGTTGGCACCATAGTATCTTAGCTTCGGCTTATTTGCCATTTTGGTCTCCTTCTCGGAACACAGATCGCATGTACTCCAGCTTGGTGCGATACCAAGCTATACCGATCGCCCGGGCGCCCACGTAGCAGGCGACGGCGATAAACAGCAGCAGGGCAACGCCGTAGAGGACCAGCTCCATTATTGGCCTGCCGCTCTCGCCGCCCGCCGTCGCGCCTCCACGAGGTCCTCCTGCGAGCCGGCGACGGAACGCTCCAGATGCAGGTTAGCCATACGGGCAGTGATTAGCCGAACCAGCTCGCGCAACATGAACGATCGCTGGGTATAGCCGTCCTTAATCGCCGCCCAGTGGTCGACCTCGCCACGCAGGCGGAGCAGGTCGCGCTCCATGTCCTGCACCACATCGTTAAGCGCCAGCTTGCGGGTTATCGCCGCCTCGGTAATCTTCTCTTCGTTCTGCAAGGCTTCGTCGCGGAAGCTTTCGGCCAGATCGGCCTTTAGAAAATCGAGATCGAGATCGAGCGCATCGCGGGCCGCGACCGCCAGCCGGTAACCGTCCGCGGCATGGAAGAACAGATCGGGCTGCTCGCCCAGGCAGGCGTCGAGCGCCTGGCCCTCCTGGCGGATTTCCATGCTCTCGCGTAGCTGCTCGATCGACATCCGCGGCTGGGGATCGATTGGCGTTTCCGCCGGTTGGGATCGTCTGCGCTCGACCATGCTATTACCCTTACCTTACCAAACCATACCCCAACCAACCCAACCTGACCTCGCCAGACCTCACCGAACCCAACCCGACACGACCCTACCCCACCGGACCTAACCCCACCGCGCCTTACCTTACCTGACCGCACCGGACCCGACCTAACCGTACCAGACCGCATCCTACCGAACCAAACCCTACCTCACCTTGCCCTACACCACCTAACCTACCCTAATCTCCAAAGCACAAATTGGCACACGCCAGCAAGACCGGCGTTACCTTGTCGGCAGAATTGAACGGAGTAGAAAAGGCATTTAGGACTGCACACACCGACTGCGGACTTTTGGGATTGCCCAGCAGCATCTTGGTGCCGTAGGCCCGGACGACTTGCCGCACGCCCTCGGGATTGGCGCCGGCCTCGTGCAACTTCGCCAGCACGCTTCGCATCTCCTCCCACGATGCTCCGCCGGTCTTGTAGAGCACCTGCGCCAGCTCGAATGCGCCGGCCTCGTCCTCCGCGTAACCGTTCTTTAGCAACTCGATCGCTTCCGCCCTCGATTTCGCACCGGCGCACACCACAAGATTGGAGATCGCCTGTCGCGGCGAACCGCCGGCTTCGTCTGCGCACAGCGCCATAACGTCGGCGCGAACGTCCATCTTCTCGGATCGGGCGATAAACACAACGATGTCTTCGAGGTCCGCGCGCGCTACCGGGCGAAGCTCGTAGCTCGCCGCCCGGGTCTTCATTGCGCTCGGAACCTTACCCGCATCGGTCGTGCAGAACACCCAGTAGACCCAGGACGGCGGGTCCTCGGATATCTTTAGCAACGCCGTCCAGACGTTCTTCGAATACAACTGGCACTCGTCGACGATAACGACCCGCGTCCCGCCGCCGGGCGGCCGGGTATTAAGCGTCGAGATAACCTCGCGGATATCCTCGACCCCCGGGTGGGTCGCCGGATCGGTCTCGATAAGGTTTAGCTCACTACATCCCAGGTTCTTGGCGATAAGCCGGGCCAGCGTCGTCTTCCCACAGCCCGACGGACCGACCAGCAGGAAAGAATGGGTCTGCCGCTTGCTAACGACCGTCTCCAGCGAGTCGAGCACACGGTCCTGGCCGAGAACTTCGTCCCAGGAGCTAGGGCGATACTTTATAAGCAGGCTCATTCCTCCTCCTCGCTCCCCTTCTCGAACTCTCCGCACCAATGGTCCCCCGACACATTAGGCCATACCGCCGCAGGCGACTTGCCGTGCTCCGTGGCGAGCGCCTGTGGCACTCGCCCATGGCACCGCCGGTAGAGGCAAAGAACTTGCATACGGCGCATCTGTCTCCCTCGTCTCGATAGCGCTCCATACCTAGTGCAGCTCCATAAGTTTTTTGTCGGCCGGATGGCTTGCTGCCATGGCCCATACCGTGCAATGAAAGTCTTTTACCTCGTCGTATTTCGGAATTGATTCTGGATATTTCTCGGACAAAACTCCACGAACGATGGCAACACCAGTACCTAGCTTGGTACACAGAACAATTGCTGGCCAAGGTGTAACACCCATTTTTTCGGCCTTCTTAAACATCGTGTCTATAACTCCCTCCATTACTGCCCGCTCGCGTTCTTTGGGGCAGATGACATAGGAATGCATCCGCACCTCTGGTGTTAGATCGACAGTTATAAGGAGATGCACAAGTTTCTTTTTCGCTTTCATGTTATTCCTCTCGCCTTTAGCCACTCGTTCGAGAAATAGCTTTCCGGCATCGCCCTTAGCCCTTCCGGGTTGTTGTCCTTGTCCCAAGGCATCCAGTTAAAGCCGGTTGCCACCTCGACGGATATCGGCACGTTCACCCATGGGAAGTGCCGCAGGTCCAGCATAATGTCCAATATCTTCCCCGCGACTTCCTCGGCCCGTTCCTCCCGCACCCGCAGGAAGGTTAGATCGTCGTGGATTTGCAGCTCGGGCAGCAGCTCGGGATCGCCGCTCTCGACCATGTAACACATACGGTCCATGATTATCTCGGCTGCGGTGCCCTGGACCGGGGTGTTGTAGACCTTGTTAAGGGACAGCGGACCGTGGCGCCGACGGCCGGTTAGGCATTCCACATAGCCGTGCCGACGGTAGAACCTTAGCTGGTCCTCCTGCCATTTCTTTACCGTCGAGAACTCGCTCCAGAACTGGTCGTACAGCGGCGTTAGCTTGTCCTCGGGAATGCTTAGAGAACCAGCCACCGACTTGCACGATGCACCGTAGAGCAGAGGGAAGGTCCACTGGTTCTTTATGTCACTGCGAAAGGTCTTCATTACCTTCGGGTCTTTTAGGTTCTTCGACCCGCCGATCCGATCCGGATAGGCGAAAGCGATCCGCTCGGCCCAATCCTTGTGGATGTCGAACTTGTCCCACAATTGCTTTACATAGACCGGGTCCTTGGTAAACATCGCGACGACACGGGCTTCGATCTGGCCCAGGTCCAGAGATATGATACTATATCCAGGGGCGGCCTGGACCTGCCGGCGGACCTCGACGGCCTCGCCGTCGCGCTTCGGGAAATTCTGAAGGTTTGGAAATTCGCTATTGTGCGAAAATACTCCACAGGTCTCATAGCTGGCGTCCTCCTCTACTGTTAGATCAAATACTTCAAAGCTTCCGCCAGCTTTGATTTCTTTAATCGCAACGTCTTGGTCTCCAACTGTCTGTAGTGGATAGCTTTGTGTCCGCGAGCCGTCACCAAAGCCAAATTGTCCACGTCGTTGTTCAACGGGTCGCCATCGATATGGTGTACCATCCAACCGCGTGGGACTTCTGGTAGACCCAATGCCTGCATAAGCAAGTGGTGGTGGAGAAAAATACGACGCTTTCCAACCTTTATGGTCAAATAACCACCATGACCATCCAAACATTCCCCCTTCCAATTCGGATGCCGATCTCCAGTTCGCCCCAGCATCGGATTTTTTGTGCCCAGCTTCGATGCCGAATAGCGAACAGATGATAGAGCCTGCTTCTCGACCAATGGCATGTTCCGTTTGATAGCCTCGTAGACGTTTGGTACCGATGTGCCCAACGTCTTGGCTATCTGCTCTGTTGGAACCAACTCCTTGCTGCGATAAAGCGCCAGTACGCGCTTTATATTCCCCGGCGTCTCGACCCATCTCTTGGAATACGTCATACAACTCTCCAACCGTTATCCAGCCACTGGCCTTGGATAGCAGACGGTGGTTTTTGGTGCAAGTCAAAACTTTCCCATTAGACAATACAACGTCGAACATCTGTTCGAAGCCTTTGCTCCAAGCCCGCGTAACTAAACGCCAGCGTTGTCTGTGGGTCCACACCAAATCGCCTGCAATAACGTCCTTGATCTGGACCACACCACGACTGGTCTTAACCTCGGTCCAAGGGGCCGAGCAGCTTAGCCGGCCGGTCTCGACCCAGTAAGTGTTGAACGTACTATGCAGAAGACCGTCGGGCCACAGCGCCGAATTCTCGGTCCCCGGGGCCAATGCTTGGATGTAGGTCGAGTCCTGCCGCTTCGCCTTGCGCCAGCGGACGATTAGCTTCGACAGCGGGTGCTCGATCTTGGTTAGTACGTCTTCATTGCAGGACAGCCGCTCCCGCTTGGAGAACTTGTCGACGACCAGACACTCCTTGCGCTTTAGCCGCCGATAGAAAACGTCGACGCACTGCGGGTTCGAGCCGGGGTTAAACGGCTCGGCGTTGTCGCTGTTGTACCCCTGGATTAACGGCACCTGCTGGATTTCGGCCTCCAGGCTGGCGACCCGCTTGGCGTACTTGGCGTGCAGACGCTCGTTCTCGTCCTGGTCGACCGGCACGCCCAGGACCTGCGACGTAACGACCGCCGGCACCCGCCGCAACGACAGCTCGTAGACCGATTGCAGACCCTGCTGCTTTATGACTACCTGCTGCTCCAGCCCAAGCCGCAGATGGTACTTGGCGTCCATCGCATTATAGGCGAGCACCTTTGGCAGCGGCTCGCGGTCGAGATTAGCTTTGTTTAGCGGGGACAGCTTCTTAAGGTTAAAGCCGAAGTACTGCATTACGAGCCATTCGAGGGAAAAGCATCCCGGCTTGGTATTGCCTTTCCGCTCGTCAATAATGGAAGCCTGCGTCGCCGTGTCCTGCCACTGCGTAGCGTACAGCAGGTCGCGGCCGAACTTAACCGCCGTCCATTCCATCTCGAAGGACAGATTATGCACCCACACACGCCCGGACTGGCACAGGAAATTGCAGACCAAATCCTCGATTGTCTTGCGCTCCTTGTCGGAGAACCGGGCTTCGCGATGGTGGATCGGAAACGCAATCGCACGGTCCGCAGTCGCGACCGCGACCGTAAGTATCTTGGCATTGGCACCATACGGCCGTAGCCCCAGCGTCTCGTAGTCGAACCCGATATCGTCCTGCGCGGACGCCCACCTAAGCGCGGCCTCGATCCGGTGCAGCCCTTCCCGCCCGCCCTCGGTTACAATCTCGACGCCGCGGCGGGCTTCCTTCTCGTCGTGGACGATCGGCCGTGGCAGTCCGGCGTCGACCTCGTCCAATGCCTTGTAGAGATCGAACTCGAACATCCGCTCCTCTTCGGAGCCAACAAACCTGGCATCCTTGCCACGATCCTCGTCCCGCCGCTGGCGCAGGATGTGGGCCGGATGGAGCATGGGATAGAGCCAGCAGACGTGCGACCCGATCCTTACCGGCAGCCGCCTCCCGCGCCACAGCGTTATGCCGGTAAAGTTGGTAATCGCCAGGAGTGGGACGTTACCGAAAGCAAAGATCGCCTTCGGCTTGGTCCGTTCGATGTCGGCAACCCACCGCGGCCGGCAGCACTCGATCTCGTCGTGCTCGGGGGTCCGATTGTGGCCGTTGCCATACGAGGGACGACAATGAACAGTATTGGTCCATCGAATATCCGGCAGCCATTCCTCCGGGATGCGCGGGCGCAGAAGTTGCCCGGACTCGCCGACGAACTGCTCGCCGGTCCGTTGCTCCTCCTTGCCGGGGGCTTCGCCTATGAATAATATTAGCGGATGCTCCGAACCCGTCGCATTGGCGCGCCCCGGCTGCACATCGTTAAGCGGGCACATATTGCAGCCCATCCGTTGGTAGAGCACGGCTTCCTGGCGCGCCCTAACATCGACTGTAGCCTGGGCCGCATACAACAACCCCATCTAGCCGTTTCCCTTGTTAGGCGTCCACGTTACCGTTTCCTGCTCGCAGGACATCCGCACCGGCCGTGGCTGGTGCTTAAGGAAGTAGCCGCGCTGTCTCGCCGCGCCCGCATAACACCAGCCCTCGGTCTGGTACATACCGGCCTCGACCCGCTCGCCGGTAACGAGCGTAACCCACAGGACCCATACCAACATCTAAAGACCTCCTCGGTGTTTAATTGCAGAACGGAGCAAGAGGGGCGCTGCTGGGATCGAACCGGCACACCCAGCTTTCGGTTTGGAGCTTTGGAGAACTTGACGGCCTTGGCGTCTCTCCGCCGAAAACGGCTGCTACGAGCCCCTGACTTTCCATCCGTCCTCCGTTCCGCAAACGACCGTGTTTGGGGTGCTACGGTCCAGAGCAGATTTCGCCAGCGCTATGCGCCGACGCCCAAGCTACTCAACTCTGCCTTGGTAGGCTCGCGACGACGACGACAACGATTACCACTCCGAGCAACATTCCGGTGGCTAATGCAACCCACATGGTCCACACTTCCCTACTCCTCGGTCTTTGCCTCGTGCGAACCGATAACAAACGTCTCGGCATTCTTGCCGACGAGCACCAGCGACGTGTCGGTTACAATGTTGAACTCCCGGGCCTCGCGCCCGATCGTCTCCAGGTAGCCCAGCCCCACGGCGACCTTGGCTTCCGTTAGGGGGCCGGTAAGCGCGAAACGTTCCTCCAACAAGCCATACCGGAGCTTGCCTTCGATAATAAGCTCTTTGGCCTTCGGACTTACGCTAAGCGTAAGGAACGGATCGTCATCGCCCTTCGTAAGCACCCGCGCCCGCCGGATAGCCTCGTCCCAGCCCTTCGGAATTATCGTTGGGTCTTCGCTCGGGATCGACTCGTCCATTAGCTTGGGCAGGTCCCACACTTCGCTGTTGTCGAGCAGGTTGGCACACACCCGCACGCCGGTCGCCTCGGCAATAATCGCACTCGGCATAAAGTGGACCTTGGACGGCAGGTCGAGCGTCATAATCTGCCGCACGAAGTCGTGGGGCAGCACCATCTTCGTTAGGTCCTTGGAGTACCTTCCCTTTAGCCGAACCTCGGCGAGGGTCTGCGCATCGGTCGAGTACAGCGAGATAAAGTCTGCGAACGGGAATAGCGATACTCCATGGTGCTCGACGCGATGCGGGTTCTTGGCCCGGATCGCGCCCGCGTGCCGGATCGCCATGGCCACGTCCTTGTTAAGATCGATCGAGCACTGCGCACCGCCAATGTCGGCGCTGTACTCGGGCGGCCACGGGAAACTGCTAGGCGGCAGCGTCGCCAGCTTGGTCTTCGACCGTCCGACCTTTACGGTCATCTGGTCGCCCTCGACCGCGATATCCAGCTCCTCCGCGGCCGTGCTCCCGACCACACCGTTTCGCACTGTAGCCAGGACCCCGGCCGGCGGCAGTCCCATCTCCCATATCGTCCGGATGCCGAGACCACCATTGAACCCGTAGAGATAACCGGCATCCCACCACACATGCTTTAGCGGCTCGTGTGCCTTGTCCCCGGTGGCGATTGCCGGCCTAACCCGGTCCAGCGACGCCTTTAACGCTTCCCGCTTTACTAGCATTGCTCCTCCTGCTTGGCGTGCTTGTTACTGTCGGTCGTCGGGACCTCGTTTTCGGCGATAAGCTCCACCACTGCTACCCGCGCGACTTCGAGGTCGCTGCGAAACGCCCACGACCCCAGATAAATTATTGCAGTCCGCTCCAGCGAACCCTTAACGAAGCCATGCGCATCGCAAAACCGTTCCAATTGGAGAGTGTTTGCAACAGCCGGCGGAAGCTGCTGTTTCTCGGTCGCCAACGTCCCAATTAGCTTGTCGATGTAGCTTAGCGCCTTGCGCAGGTCTTGGACCCCACCCTTCTTGCGCCACCGCGATATGTACTTCGCCGCGGAACCGTCGAGATAGCCCCAACGAATATCGATCGCGAGGTCCCAATGCGCGTACGCCGACTTGTAGTGGTCGCCACCGACCTGCGCGACATAGTTTGTCATTTAATCCTCTTCTGCATCCACTGCTGGGCGGCCAGCTTCCAGTCGTTCTCGGCTGGTGCGCTATCCAACTCCTGTATTGCCAATTTCTTCCGGTCCTCTACCGCTTTGTCCTTCCACGTCCGAATGGCGCGGTAAAGCGGGACAGCTACCCGAGGGAAGAACAAGTTCTCGTACTCGTTCCGCCCACCTGTGCGCAGGGCAAGGACGGGATCGAGCGGAAGAAAACTCTCCGGCCGCTTAAAGAAGCACGACAGCTCCCGGTCGAACGTCTCCGGATTGGTAACCAACGCAAGCGGCTCGACACAGAAGTCCCGGTACGACCACCCCCAATCCGTTAGCGCGTTCTTCTCGCCCAAGCTCCAGTCGATAACATTGTCGTAAGCGTGGTAGTTGTTGCTAATCTGGTAATAGATGCCGACGCCGACGCCGATCCGCGCCGCGAGGTACTCTTGCAGCATGGAAAATTGCACAGCATTGGCACCGTATGCGCCCCAGATAATATCGTTCGACCGGCAGCACACCGTAAGGTCCAAGAGCCCATCCCGAACCCGAAGGTAGGCATGGGTGTTGCAATTATGAGTTACCACACCAGTACCAACTATTGCAGTGTGGAAACCGGGAACCGTAAAATCGTATACATCCTCGATCGGTCCCGGACCGATACTAACAATCCTGTGGTTGGTTATGGGGAGACCCTTCGATCTCGCAACACGCTGCATCGGAGTAAGCTTAGCCCAAGCAGCCTTTAGCGACACCGACTGCTTACGACCACGCGCTCGGTGCTGCGCAGCCGTCATGTTTCTCATCGGATTTCGATCCCCAACTTTGTGCAATCGGCTATGTTCTCCTGGATCGAGTGGCTCCAAATTGGCGATCTTATTGTTACGCTTAACTTCGTCTACATGATGAAGCTCACAATCTTCTGGAATTGAGCCATACACAAGACGATAATACGCATTGTGCGTCTGCTGCATATTGCGAAAGGCCGTATTCCCGGCCAAACACTTTTTAATTACCTCGTGGCCCTTCTTGCCGGAAAACCGCTGTGTTGCTAATACCCGATCCCCCGGCCGCAGCTTATCTACCCGACACGGTTTTGCCGCCAAGGCGCTTACCTTCCCATTTCTACCAATCCTCTTAGGATATACGTAAAATACGTGGTCCGCTGTTGCTCGAATTGACGTACCATCATCAAAAGTTAGAACTACAGTACGCCTTCGTCCGCTTCTCCAGCAATTTGTAGCCCACCTTATCTCCAACTTCTTGGACATCTCGTTCACGGAATAAACGGGCCAACGTTTTACACCAGCCGCAAACTTTTCCGCCAACGCAGCAATAGGAAGGTCCCCCTCGGGCGACCACACAACGGTATCCCCCGCCAAACACGGCCGATCCTTCCAATTGCCTAGCAAATCGTTGCATCCGGAGTGCGCGGAATACTCTCCATCCGCGTGCCAGTCGTCCCGCGCGTCCCACATCTGGAGGACGCATTGCCGATCGTCGGGGTTGGCCTTTAGCTTCTCCACGACCTCAAATAGCTGGTCGAGGCCGAGCGCCTCCCGCCACCGGTGGCCGTAGGAACCATGGAGCACTCCGTCGCTCTCGGCGAAGCGCGAAGAGAAGTCGCCGACAAACTGGTCCAGCCACGTAGCATCGTCGCGACCGGCCAGCAGCCACAGGCTTTCGAACAGATGGAAGAACGGATTGGCATCGCGATGCGCATTAAACAGCACCCGCTTTACCGGATCGTGGAAGATCGTCGTAACCGGGCTGGGTGCGACCCACACATCGCCGGCCCGGGACGTCTGCTTTACGCCGACCTTGCGCAGGAGCGCGACGCCCCGACAGAGCGCCTCGTCCACCGAACCCACCATAAGTGTAATCATCTATTCCGCTTTCTTGTTTATCTCGTAGATAAGGCCGTCGCTCGCGTGCTCTACGCTGCCGCCGGTGGCAAGCTCCGTCCATATCGGGTAGAACTCGTCCGGCATCCTCTGCTCGCCGAAATAGCGTATTAGCTCCCGCATAAGACAGGCGGCGTGCCTGTTGCCCCCCGCGACTTCCTCCGCCGCCCACAGATACAGCTCCAGCATGTCCGCGGCCTTAATCCTGGCCTTGTCCTCTAAGCTAAGACCCACGTACGGCGTAAGCAGATCGAGCCGCTTAAGCACGGCTTGGTCCATCTGGTCGACCGCGAGCTTAACCGACATATTGTAACGCTTCGTCGGCGCCGGGATGTCGCCGACCCAAGCCTCGGGAACGTCGTGGAACGTTACCGCGGCGGCGACCCGGGCAAAGAACTCGGGTCCCCACAGCACGTAGACCAGCGTTAGAACGCCCCATGTATGGCTGGCGACCGAATAGGAGCCATGGTGGCGAATGCCGTGGGCGCGCTCGGTGCCGCCGCCGGTCCGGATCGCAATTACGCGCTCCAACGGGGTCATGCCGCCCTCGCTGCTATCGCAGCGATACGCGCGATACGCGCGTCCAGCTCCGCACGTTCCCAGGGCTTGTCGCGCTCCAACAGATTAAAGACCAATCCCATGTATGGCGCAGTATAGTCATTTTCGAATGCATTCTCCCTCGAAGCATGGTGCGATCTTGTCGTGGTCATAGCGCGACCCACAATGCTCTTTTTGGTCCGCGGACGTTCCCAATAATCCTGGTGGTAAGGCACGAGGCGAGCGTAATGCCTGTAGACGTATTCGTTATAGGCACTTCCACGCAGCCCCATGTCCATCCATCCCCGGTTCCCAAGAGCATGCAGGAGCCCCTTAAGAAAACAGCCCTGCGGGGTGCTAACCCAGCTCTGTACTTTGCGTCCTGCTTGGCTACCCATGCGGATATCTCCTTGCCAGCTCGTCCAAAGACATACCCCACTCGGCTTCGGTTAGTGGATAAGCCGGTGGGGCATCGTGGTCGTATTCTGTGCCATCCTTGCGACCGGCACGGTGGAAGTCCTCGCCATACTTCCGGGGGGACAGCCTGCCATTACGGCGGGTCCAGACGAAGTAGCCGACAGGTTTCTTACTCATACCACATACCCCGTCTCCGGCTGGTACGTCGACCGCGGCTTGCCTTCCCCGTTCTTAACCCGCATGTACTTGTCGAACTCGCACAGGCAATTCTGCACATCGTGCGCCGTAAGGTTGCGATAGTCCTTGCCAAGCGTCTCGATTATGTGCCTGCGGCAAGCGTTAAGATGGGCCATCCAGTCGTTCATAATTATGCTCTGGGTAAGCGGGTGGCCGATAATCCGGTTTAGCCCCCGCAGCGACCCCGGGCCTTGCGGCGCCCATTCGTAGAGATCGCGCGATAGCCACAGCAACGGTGTCCACGTCCAATCGTCGACGATCTGCCCAGCCATGAACGAGCCCATGCCACGGATATCGGTTAGCGTCTCCCACACCCGCTGGCGATATCCAATCCGGGTATCGGTCTGTAGCCGGTCCCACATCTCGCCGACGGCCCGCGCGACACTGGCCACGTATTCCGCCTTGTCGGTCTTGGCATCGGCATAGACCACGTAGGCACCCGTCCACACCTTCTCCCCGCGCCGCTTGCGATCTTGCAGGACCCGCACGACGGCACCCCAATCGATGCTAGGCCGCAAAAGATCGCGCTCTAAGACCGCACCGATCGACGGCGGCCAATTGTTCCACCGGCAGAACGCGGTAAACTCCATAAACGCCTTGGGGCCGACACGGTGGAAGATTTCCGCGGTAAGGACATTCTTGATTAACCAGCGCGAGACGCGATCGTCCTTCCGCCGGACGTTACAGAACCGGTACTTGGCGATAATCGGGTCGTTCGTCCACGGCGGCCGGGCGCCGCCCAGCTTGGCGATCCGAACCTTCTCGCGCTCGGATACCCAGTGCGTAAACCAATGCAGTTGTTCATCTATCATTGTCAATTATCCATTGGTGTATCTGGTCCGCCGCGCTTGTCGAGGAAACTTCGAGCAGGCTAACCTTGGCTTCCTTCTCGAACTTTGCCTTCGCGCGCTTTATGGTCTCGTACCGCATGGCCACCGTCGTTAGCGGCTTCCGCAAGTCTGCATCGTAGCCCGAACGGATGCGCAGCCGTTCCAGACATACTGCCAGCGAAGTATCCAGGAACACGATAAGCGCGTTGTGGCCGCGCTTGGTAAGCCACTCTCCGATAATGCCGTAGTTGTCCGATACGAGCAGACCTTCGAACAGGACGTGGCCCCGCTTCTCGTACTTCTCCAGCAGAGGAATGATCTTATCGTAGGACAGCCTGTCGCATCCCCCGACGTTCGTCGTGTAGGGTCCGATAATGTGCAGGGGCTGCGTTACGCCTGGGAGCGAGACCCGATAGGCTTCGGGATACTTTATCCCTAGCACCCCATAGAGCGAGACCGGCCTGCCGCCATTCATTAGCTCGCGCACCACATGGGTCTTGCCACTTCCGCTCCCGCCGCGCACATTAACGATCATGGCATCCGCCCCCGGAATATGAACGGCACCGCCGGCATGGCCTTTAGCATCGTGCCCGCACCCCAATGGGCCAAGTGGTGGCGCACCTCGTAGATGTCCTTCCCAATGAAATAATGCTTGCTACGGTAGGACTTCCACTTACACAGCACGGTCTCGACCTCGGCGAAGCCCAGCGCCCGGTCGCCCGTTGGCGGGGCTTTCTGGTCGTCCAGCTCGCCCAGCAAATCGACCAGCTTCTGCTCGGCCGAAACCGCCCCGGGGATAAGATCGAGTGCGGCCCGGGGCTCCTTGTAGAGCAGGCAGACGTCCGGGGTAAACTCGACCGGAGAGCCAAGACACCGATCGACCATATCCGCAATCTTGTAGCCGATCCACGGTCCAAACAGCGGCCATTGGCTGGTAGCGCCCATAATCTCCGCCACGGTCCGCATCTTCAACAGAGCCTCGACATACGCCTCGGGGGACTTCCTCGACAGGATGTCCACCGCACGCACCGCCAGGTAACCGCGGAAGTGGCGACGCTCCGTACCGCGCGGCCAGGGACCGCCGTACGGGGTCTCGGTTACGTTCTCCGCCGCGGTCCGCATCGATCGCCAATAGTGTTTCTGCTCGGATAGCCACGCCGCGAGGCCCAGATGGTAGAAACACCAATAGGCGAACAGGAGCTTGGCCAGTTGCTTGTGGGGGAGCTTTGCACCGTTAATGGCGATGTAGACCGGATCGAGGTCTCCGGTCTTAATTAGCTGGCGCCCGAACTCGGCGGGTCCTAACATGCTCCGGGTCTCCATCCCAATCCTTGCGCAAATCGGATATCCGTAGTGCCTTCGCCGCTCCGAGCAGGGTCGAACCGCATTTTCCTTTCCCGCTCTCGTCGGCGCACGACAGGCACCCCGATGGAGGACATACCGAGAGCGGACTAAATCTGCCCATTCGTCGCACATGCATCGGCACCCGGTGGCCGTGGCACTGCTCCGACGTTAGAAACTCCGGTCCCATCGACTTCCAGCCGTCGGGCGTGCGCGTGTACTCGTAGCACAACGCATAGGTCATCCCCAATTCAGTAGCCCGCTTACGGTACCGCGTATGGCCCTCGCGCCGGTACTCCTCGGCTATGGTCTTCTGCCCGCCGCAGGAATTCTCGACGAACAGCTCGCGGAAATGCGCCGCCCGGTTGGCGCCGAACCGGGTAGCCATCCGCTCCACCATCGCGCCGACCCAGGCGTGGCTCGCCTCGACGAACTTAACGATTACGTGGTTGGCACCGGCCGCGGCGAGCTTCTCGAATAGCTGCTCCACCTCCTCGTGGGTCGTAATGCCGGGGACGACGGGGTTAACCTGGATCGACACGTAGATGCCGGCCGCGCGCAGCTTGGCAATCTCCGCGAAGTGGTCGGCGAGCGGCAGCGCACCCGGGCTTAGCTTCTTCCAATCCTCGGGGTCCGGCGTATTGATCGATTTCTGCGCGTAGCTGTAAGGGTTAGTACGTAGCAGGTTTATCGCCCACTCCGGATAGGACAGCCGCGATAGGAAGAATATTGGAAGGTCATAATCAACAAATGCCTGGGCTCCCTGCTGGGTGTTGTGGTAGTACTCCTCCAAACTGTTGAAAGGATCGTGAAAGCTCGTAAAATATCCAGCCGTAGCAACCTTCATAGAACTAAGCTGCGCGCGCACATGCGTTCCATATCCCATTGGAACTGTAGTCAATCCAGCTCCGCGATATCCTCTAAACCCAGAATTCACGTAGCAAAACCCACATTGGACCTCGCAAGTGCCCCCATAGGGTTGGGTAAGGATAGCATCCGTCATACAAGGACGGTCTCTTTGCCCACGAGTAGCACCGTCTGTTTTTCCACTGTACCAACCTTGCAAATCCTTGGCCTTGTCAAGTCTAACATGTGGCAGCGGGTCTAGATAGATTATAGTTTCCTTACCGTCTTTTGAGCCTCGGATCATCGCCACTTTTGCTAACCGCCTACGCATTTTCCGACCTGTGTGCTCATCGTATACTTCCTCGATAGGGCCGAGTATCTCGCGCATAGACGGGTCGGTACGCATGTAGTAATTGTACGTTTCCTTAGCGGTGTCCTGGTTAATCCAATCAAGTTCGCTTTGCATGGCGACGTCTCCAAGCCAATAAAGCCGCACGACGGCGGACTTCTTGTGGGACAGCACGAGCTTTTCGCTTCCATTCCTCACTCTTTGGAATGCCCTTAGCATTACCCCGCTCGCGAAGGTCCCGCATGTTATCCGCGTGGGTTCCCACATACAAACAGTCTAAATTAACGCAGCATGTGTTATCGAATTTATGTAGAACCTGCTCATAAGGCTTAAGCTTACGAACACACCTCTCAAAAATCCAACGATGGGCACGATGCGATTTCCCATCGCACCAGAATATACCGTATCCATCTAGTTGAGCATCCTCTCGATTTGCCCACCGAGCAGACACCACCATTCGGCCCTCCTAAATAAGCCCGTAGCCCCCATCCACTGCCAGCGTTGCTCCGGTAATGTACGACGCTCCATCGCCACAGAGCCACACGATCGGGTCCGCCGCCTCGACCGGCAAGCCGATCCGGCCCAGCACATTCCGTCGCGACAGGCCGTTTGCCTGTCGGGTCTGGATCGGCCCCAGCGCCACGCAATTAACCCGGATATTAGGGCCGAGCTGGGTTGCCGAAATGCGGGTAAACGCCTCGATGCCGCCCTTCGCCGCCGCATAGCCTACCCGGTGCTCGCTCGAAAGGGTCGCGTTAACCGAGCTAACATTTACAATCGTCCCCAACCCGAACTTGGCAAACTCGCGGGTCATAACGAACGCCGTCGTTAGATTATGCTGGAGCATAAGGTTCCAGTCTTGGAGAGTAGTGTCGGGGATCGAATTGAACTCGATCGCTCCCGCACAGTTTACCAACGCCTTCCTCTCGCTCCGGCCCCCTTTAATCTTTTGGAAAAGCTCGCGCACTGCACCCGGATCGGACACATCGTATCTCCCAATCCCGCAGTCGGTCTCGATATCGACGCCAACGACATCCCAACCATCTTGCCGGAACTTATCGCAAACGGCCTTGCCAATGCCCCCAGCCGCCCCGGTAACGATCGCCAACCGCTTCATGGTCGCTTCCTTCCCAACCACGTCTTTATGTTCGCCCGGACCTCGTCCTTCGAATGGTAGCGCCGCGAGGTAAACCGATAACCGGTCTCCAACCAATGGTCGTACGGAGGGAACTTCGGCGTCTGCCAGCCTTTTAGGAATTCCGTCAAATCATACGGAATGTCCTCGCCCAGAACAAGCTCCAAAGCAAGCTCCAAAAATAACTGGCACCACAGCCCCCAGTTCTTCACAATGTGAGGAGACGTACTGCCCGGGAAGTGCCGGAACTCGATCGTATCGGTTTGCAGGAGTTGGCGGAGGTTTACGCAAGCTCGCGGGCGGGTCGCCCAGGGCACCCGCCCGGACGGAACGTGGAGCGCCTCGGCCTCGAAGAATTCCCGCGGGGTTCGCGCCGCCATCTGGCGCGCTACCCGCCACGGTTCCAGCAGATATTGGTGCTGCTTCTTCCACCTCTTGTAGCACCAAATCTCCCCCTTCCACACCGGGCCGCACCCCGGCCGGGGAAGCGGGATCGGCTCGACCAGCGGGAGCAGTATCGGCATCCAGGCGTGGATATTGCGCTGGAGCGTTTTTAGCTTCTCCAGGTCGTCGCGCAGCCCGGGCACCCTAATATGAATGTGGACCCCGGTCCGGTGGTTAATCGTAATCTGCGGCCACTTGTGCATAATCGTCGCAAGCTGGTCGGCGACCCCGCTAACCGTATTGGACGGACGGGCCAGGATTTCGCCGCCCAGATGGTACAGCTCGCCCGGTCCGTCGACCGCCACGCCGTTGGAATTTACCAGCGACCAGTCGTAATCGATGTGCATCCCATCCGGCAACGGCTCGTTTCGCGGCCAGTCGTCCAGCTCGAACTCGGCGCCGTAGGTCCAATGAGTATCAGTACAAGAATATTTATGCTTGGTTGCCATATTAGCCAATATTCCAGAATATGGCCCTCTTGTAGCGCTCCCGGCCCACCGCATCCCACCACCGAAACGCCTTCAAATCATAGTACTGGTCGCACGGGAACGGTGGCGTCTGGCCGGACCGGGCTACGTCCGAATAAGCATACCCCTCGTCGATCGCTGTTGTCGGCGGATAGCCGCCCCACGGCTGTCGAGACCGAATATAGTTTAGCAACCCCGCCTTCGAACGGGAGTAGCCTAAATGAATAAGTATGTTCCCACGCCAGCCCGCCGATCGCAGCCCACAGATAACCCCCGCCGCGATCGTCCCCGACGACACCGAGACCAGCATGGTGGATATCCCCGGCGGGAGCTTCGTCCGCAGCACTTCGCTTGCCGTCTCGGAAATGCTCTCGTCGAGCTTAAGCGCATTGGGCATTAGGTAAACGTCGGCCCCGAGCGTCTTCCGTACCTGCGAATAGAGGATCGCCGAGCGTACGGCCGGAACAGGGCATAGCTCCGCACCGAACTTCGCCGCGGCGCGCTGGTACAGGCCAGGGACGGCGTCGGCATACTTCCGAACCGGAAAGAAGACTTGGCAGCGCTTGCCGAGCAGCGCACAAGCCTGCGCGACCGCCCACCCTCCACGCGAATGGAGGGTGTCGAGCACGGCGATCGACTTTGTCGGCTGCTTCTTAATGTGTGCGTAGACGCCGCGCGCCTTCGAGAACCGTGGCCCGTCGGGGCAGCACAGGTCCTCCCGCTTCACAACCAAACCGTACTCGACGAGATAGTCCTCTAGCGGGGTTCCCTCGACGACCACGTTATTTGATCTGGATGTGGCCGTCTTGGATCGACCAGTACAGGTTCTGGCGGATAAAGCCGGCCTTTAGCGCCTCCCCGACCGTCATCCCATCCCGGTACTTCGGCCACCGCTTGTAGCGGCCGGAGCCCTCCCGGTGCGGGTTCTTCTTAACCAGCATCTTTATCTTCTGGTCGAGACCGTAAGTCGCCGCGCGGCCACGGTTATCCACCGCCTTCTTGGTGGCGACCTTGGCCGGCCTGCCCAGCTTGGCCTTAATCGACTTGGCCTTGGCTTTGGGCGGCGCGGCCTTCTTGGCCTTCTTGGCGGCCTGGACAACCGGCTGTACCTTCTTGGCGGCGGCCTTGGGTCTGCCCGGCTTCGCGCGCTTTACGCCATTCGTGTGGGTAGATGCTTCCACTGTCTCCTCCTGCACTTCGGGCTCGGGCTCGGCCTCGGCCTCCCCGACACTCAACAAATACAGAACCGGCTGCGGCGGATCGTCCAGCGGACCAACATTCTCGTTCATCCAGAACTGTGCCACCGTGCCGAGACTGGCCCAGAGGTCCTTCGACTCATCCACCATCCTGTTAAGCTTTAGGACCAGTCGGGTCGTAAACTCTTCCGCTGTCTCGCCGGGCTTGCGCTTAACCTTGGCCGCTTCGATAAGCACCTTCTGGACATCCTCCGCGGACGCCGTCGAAACCACGGTCTCGCCGTTCGGGTCGAGGGTGGTCGCGGTAAAGATGCCATCCTTAAATTCCATTGTCTCGGGCATGGGATCGTTCCTTCTGCGGGGGGTTGCGTTAAATCATACTAAACCGGCACTCTCATTAAGAAACTGGCGCAACTTAGCCGCAGAGCCTGCTCCGAGACAGCGGTCGATCCGCTGGATATTGGTCTCCCGAATAGGACAACGCGAGCGCGTTATACGCGCTACGGCGGCCCCCGGCAAGTGCTGTTTCACCATCCTCGTCCGTACCAGAAAAGGCACCTCGGTCGCCCCATCGACGAAGATGCGCTTAAGCAGGTCGACGATCTCCGACGGTGCCCGGGCGATAATCGTGGCCACCGCCTCTTCGAGGTCCTGCTCGCCGTCGAGGCTGGTGCCCTCGGCAAGATCGGCGACCGCGACCTCGATGCGCTGCGAGCGGGGGTCCTGCTGCAAGTCGGTTATGTGGTTTTGCAGCGCCCCCTTAAAGTAGGCCATGAACATCCGTTGGTGCTCGGTCTCCGGCGCGTCGCCCGGGGTAAACCCCTTGCGGCACTTCGCGTAGACCAGGTAGCCATCCTGAACAAGATCGTCGAACTCGTACCACGACGACACCCGCCAGAAATGCTTGCGGGCGAAGTTTACGATGTAGCCCCGCACTGCATCGTCCAGATACTTTCCCTGTGCCTCATTACCCATAACTTAGCTCCACAAACTTGTCGAAGCTCCTCCGCGTTAGTGCTCCCGGGTCCTCGACGCCATCCGGCAGTTTGCCAACGGACATCGGGCACATGGTACGCGACGCCACTCGCAAATTTAGCGTCTGTGCATCCGGGTCCAGCAGGACAACGACGCGCCGGAACCTCGTCGCTATCCGTTCGATCTGCAAGGCTTGCGCCTCGCTCATGTTAAGTCCAAACAGGCATGTCCCGTAGATGCCGCGGGTCCGACCGAGCGCGGAAACCTTAAGCGCGTCGAGCGGTCCTTCGGCGACGACTAATGTCTCGGGATTGGCAACGCGCTGGAGAACCTGCATCCCCAGGAGCAGGTCCGTCGTGGGAAGCCGCGCGAGCGGGCCGGAATAGCCGGGGAACGGGGGACGCATCGGCAGCGTCCGATAGCGTAGCCGCTCGTCCACGAGCACCGAGCGCCCGGTCCACGTCGCGAGCCGGCCGTCGGCGCCATAAACCGGGATAACGACCCGATAACGGTCGACCCCCTTTATCGCAAACCGGAGGTCATACGCCTCCGCAACCCACCGCAGGTCCCGCTCCTCGAAGCCCCGGTCGAGCAGGTAGCCCCAGAAAATAGAGGCCACCCCGACGTTTTGCCGGAGCGGCCGTAGCTCGGGACCTAATTCGAGGGAAATCGCGCGTACGGGCTCCCTAGGGCCGGCCAGGAGGCTTGCAAGAAGGGCCGAGAGGTCCGCATCCCTCGGGGTAGCGGTAACCGCATCCTCCCCGGCGATCTGGCGGGCCTCCTCGGGGGAGCAGCGCAGCAGCGCCTGGATTAGCCACGCCCGGCTGGACCCCGAATGCGCCCGCGAGTTCCGCCAACAATGGTAGGAACTCCCGCGCAGGGAGATCGAGAGGTGCTGGGACGGGTCCGCCGCGCCGCACCAAGGACAGCGAACGCCGACGTGCCCTGCGCCGACGTTGGGTCCCCGCGTGACAAAGGCAATCCCGCGCGCTCTTAGGAAGCGGGGCCAGTCGAACACGGTAGAAGCTCTGCTACGCGCCTCGCGGCGCGCACCGGGTGGTGTTAGTTGAAGAGAAAACTCGCAACCTGTGCAGGCTAAGGTAAACCCCCCGCTGGAAAAGGCAAGCGGGTTTTACAGCCCTTGCAACAATTCTTTTGGGTTGGCGCGAAGCGCTGCCAGGAGGTCGTCCCCCTCCTTGTGGAACTCCAGAATACGCCGGTCCATCGTGCCGCGGACCACCAAGTCATATTGAAATACGCGCAGCTTCTGGCCCGTGCGCCGCAGCCGCTTCTCGGCCTGCTCGCGGTCGATTACCGGCACCGGGCTCTCGTAGAAAAAGCAGTAGTTCGCCACGTCCTGCAAACCGTCGATCGAGTACGCCCCAACTTTACTGTTCAATATCGCAACGGTGCACCTCGGGTCGCTAGCAAACCGCTCCTGGTCGCCCGCCGGGTCCTTGGTCCCAGCCCACAGCCAGATGCCCTCGCGGTCGATCTCCCTTAGCTTCGAGAACAGCGCACGGCCGCTCCATGTAAAATCGTAAAACACGATCGCCTTGTGCCCCGGGCTAATGCTGTCGAGCAGCTCCAGTTGCAGCTCCAGCTTGGGGTTCTCGTCGAATGCGATCTCGACCCGCCCGCCACCGTCCTTGCGCATGGCCAGGAAGCCACTCGATAGCTGGCGCATCCGAACGAAGGCGTTCTCCATGGCGCTAAGGTTTCCGCGCGCGGCAATAATCTGCTGGACCGTGCGCTCGTAGTAACCGCGGGCCTCGACCGGGAGCGCGACCTCCTCGATAATCGAGTTGAACTGCGGGACGTCGCCGCACTCCTCCTCGGCGTAGGAGATCGAGCGGTGTTGCGCCATCTGCATAAGCTGCGGCTTCATGCGCTGCTTAAACACGTACTCGTGGTGGTACGGGTTGTTGCTCCAACGATGGGGCTTCTTGGTGTAGAACGTGCCATAGAACAGTTCGAGCGTTTCGCCGAGCGACTGGCCGCCGTCGAGGATGTAGTTCTGCGACCACAACAGCTTCGGATCGCGGCCGAATGGCCGGCCGGCGAGCAGATAAAAGAACTGCGCACGCTGGCGCAGCCGCGCGCATAGCTGCGTCGTCCGACTGTCTTGGTACCCGCACACGGTCGACTCGTCGAGCACGACGGCGCCGATGCCCTCGCAGAACTGCTCGACCCAACTGGGAACGATCTTTAGAACTTGGACAGACTTCCTGCGCCGCTTAACCTGCCCCATGCGGGTTAGCATCCGGACGAAGCCGGGATAGGCCGCCAATATAATCCCGTCGCCGAACCCGTCGAACCGGGACCACTTGTCCTGCGAAGTGCCCTTTGGCAGCTCCATGCAGGGCAGGTCGATCCCCCACCGCTCGATCTGGGTCGTCCACGTCCGGAATGCCTTGTCCGTTTTGACTAGCACCAGCGCCCGGGTAATATGCTTCGTATCCCACCAATAGCGCAGTAGCTCCAGCGCGACCCGGGTCTTGCCGGTGCCGAGATCGAGCCAGAAGGCAAACTGCGGATAGGCGACGCCTAACAGAAACGAGACCTTCTGGTGCTTGCGGAGCGTCTTAATTTCTGGACGCGGGCGTGGAACCATTCGATCCAACGCGGCGTCTAGCTGCTCGACGGTTAGCTTCTTCATCCACCTGTGGTCGTCCCGCGGCGCTGTTAGGAACTGCTGGATTGCTGCTGTTGGTAGCACTCGTGGCCTCTTGTGCGTCCATCTTTTCCTTGTACTCGGCGGTATGCAACGCCGACGATGTACAGTACTGCCCTATGGCATACGCCTGGGTAATCACCATTTCAAATCCTTTCTGCCGCTCGCGGGCATGGTCGACATACAGCCGGGCCAGTCCGAGCGGGTACTCGCCCTCGATTGTCTGGCTGTAGGTAAGGACCGTATCGGATGTCCAGACCTGCGTAATGTCTTCGGCGGCGTGCGTCGAACGCACCCGCTTGGCTTTCATCGCCTCGCGCTGCCCCTGCGCCGGAAAGATGCCCGACATCCCGCGCTTGGTGCATAATCCCCGCAGGTCCACGATCGTCCGCCCGAGATCGATCCGTTGGTTATTGGCATCTAGTTTCATAAGGTACGGATAGTCGACAATTAGCACCGTCGGGATAAACTTCTCGGCGGCCTCCAGGTGGTCGAGATAGGTCTCCAGCCGGGGGACCGTTAGCCACCCACCGGGAAACTGCTTTATGACGACGTTGTTAAACCGGATGCCCCAATCGCCGATTTTCTTCCGCAAGACCTGCTTAATGTCGGGCTGGTCGAAGCTAAGCTGCGGATGCGGCTTCGGGTCCTCCTTCTTCCAGCCAATAGCCTTCTTTTTGGCGTCGAGCAGTAGCTCGGATACATCGTAGGGTTCTTTCTTCCAGGCCACCGAAAAGAGCGATTGCATATAGCGACCCAGGACCGCGTCCTCGGACATCTCCAACGAGATGTGCACGACCTTCTCGTGCTGCATTAGGCCCTGTTTCCCCATATGAACACAGAACCAGCTCTTGCCGGTGTTTTTTGGTGCGATGTATAGCAGGATGTCCCCAACCATTGGACCGATGTCGCGGTCGTCCAGCACATCGATCCCGGTACGGAATTGCGCGGAGGCACGCTTTAGGAATTGGAAGCTCGTGTCGCTAAGAAATTTGCCGGAGTCGAGCGTCTCGACACGATGGCGCAGTGCGGTGTGGAGCACCGCCTCGATCTCGGCGATGTTGTCGGCACCGCCGCCCATCCGATAGATTTCGCCGGCCTGCATAATGGCCTGCTTAAGGATTTGCGCCCGGGTGTGGTCGCCCGCGCGGCCGGCGACGTACTGCGAGTTAACGCCGCTCTCCCACAGCGTGCTAAGATCGGTAAGCAGGCGGCGGACCCGAGCGGAACTATCGCCACTCTGGAGTTCGAAGCCGAAGACGTCGTCGAGGTGCGCCGGGCCTACCGGCTTCCCATATTGGCGCCGGTAGTCCAGAAATGCCGTGGCAAATTTCTGGTACGGCTCGTCGAAGTACTCGCGGCCGTCGACCGAGTTCACCACCTTGGCAGCGAAAGGTCCCGCGTCAAAGGCCAGTACCGCGAGGATGCTCTCCTGCAACGAACTCGGAAGCTGCTCGTCCATTCCTTACCTCCCTTTCCCGAATTAGCAGGTACCGCGACTGGGAGGCCAAGTAGCCAGGGAACGAGCACTCCATCGCCTCCGGCACCTTATCCAGATTGACTAGCATCGTGCGCACCGCCACCGGTGCGTTAAATTCCGTAATAAGAGCCGCCATGGCAACCGCGGCCCAGTATCCCAGAACGTCCTTTTGCGCCCGGGTTAGCCGCACGGGGAACTTCTCGGTTAGGAAGTCCTGCTGGAGCTGTGCCATTCGGCGTGCCCGGTCGAACTTGGGGCCGGCCACGACGAGCCGCAGCGTACCCGCCTTAAGCATACCGCGGGCCACGAGCAGGTTCTCGATCGCGTCGAGAAGCCAGCTATCGACGGCATCGACCGGCGGGGCGGGGGCGGCCTCTCCGAGCAGGAGGTCGAGGCGCTGCTTAACCTTCTCCAGCGCCGGCCGGTCGAGCGTCGGCAGCAGGTTTAGGACTGTGCGTATCCCGCTCATTTGCATACTCCCGGACAACTTCGAACATTTGTCCAACAACGAAGTGGACCACCTCCTTAACATTAACCCCAAAGGCAAATACGGGCGGCCCGTCCTTAAAGGCTTCGGCGATAGGGGTCCTTGCAGTGTCGTTGCCCCCGCCAAAATGCGGGAACTTCGCGCACACGGCCTTCACGATGTCATCTTCGGTCACGGAACTTCTCCCTGGCCTGGATTAGCACGTCGACGTTGGGGTTATACGTCGAGAGGAATTGGAGGTCCTCGGGCTTGGTGTGGGGATTGAATAGGTCCACTTGTGCAGCGTATCCGGTAATTAAATCGATTGCTTCGACAAGCTCTCCACTGCTTAAGCCTTTCTCGTCCTGTAGCGCTATTAGCTCCGATATCTCGTTTAGCGCTGTCTGCTGTAGCTCGTAGTGCTTTCGTATTGTTTCATCTTGGTTCATAGGTGTTTCCCTCGCGCGGTACCTATCCTTGCATAGCCTATCCTTTCCGTTGCCCTCCCCTCCCGCTGGGCTAGGCCAAGGCAAGGAAAGCCAAGGCAAAGCTAGACCAACTTGAAAGAAACCGGAAAAACCAAGGCAAGAGAGTGCAAACCTGCTTTATCCCACGTTTTGGTATCGAAGACCGTACTCCGGTGCCCTCCGTACAGGAACCATACCCGTACTCTCTTGGGGGACGATGTTAGTGGGATTATCGATGCCCTACTCCCTATTGGACAACGAGGTCGGAAACCCGTTGGGCTGGTGGGGATTTAACCCTGTTCCAACCCAGGAGCTGGCGGGGAATGCTGCACCCACTAATCCAGCCCGCGACGGTAAAGAACCCGCAGGTACTGCCGGTGTCCTTGTGTCGGAACCGGCCTTCCGGGTGCTGTTGTTTAGGAGGGCACCGACCTCCCCCAGGCTGCTAAGGCACGTAACTCTCGGCTCTGTCGGACCTTAAGTCCGGGCCGCGCCCATTGCCTTGCGCAGGGGAAGTCGTTATATTCTGCGCTGTTCGATCGTCGGGCGTCCTCAACGAATTTCGATCGAACCGGGTCCCGAGACGTTAGCGCGTCGTCGGGACCAACTTTTTTAGGTTACTCCCACAATTCTGTTTTTGTAAAGCCCCCTCGGGTTATCCCCGCAATCCCCGTAGCGAAGCGACGCCAGGCGGGCAATTGGGCCGAAACGCATCATTCTCCACATACCCTCCACAAACCGCCACACCGCCACATCCTAATGTTTCCAATGGCTTAGCAGGCGTCCGGGATTACACATCTGCATTTCCCGTACGGAAACTGCAAAATGAGGTTTCCCGCCGGGATTCTACGAATTCGGAAACGATTACAAGTACTTAGAAGCGTAGATAAGGCCCCCTTTCCAGATAGCGCCGGAAGCCAGCCAGATGCGCCGGAAACGGGGGACCACCCGGACCACCCCGGACCGGGGACCGAAAACAAAACGACCCCGGTCCGTCGGGACCAGGGTCGTTAAATGGGGGCTGCCAAAGGTTGCGAGGCCAGAAGGCAAGCTCCCCTCCGGGAATGGCAACGCCTTATATAGGGCTCCCCGGCCCTAGGGAAGCCCACCGGTAGATTTTATGGACGTCGCCAATCCGACATACCAATGTCGCAAAGCCGGCGCGCCAGCGGGCTTCCTACGGCCTCCCGGCGCCCGGGCCGGTTCGCGCAAGCTCTTGAATCTAATCCTAAAATATGCTAGGCTGGGGAATTAATCGACACCTGTGCGGCCATCGTAACCCATTGGAAACATTGACTAAAATAATTATCAATAACACCCCTGGACCTCTTGAATATTAGTCAGGAGGGCCTATATTACGGGTGTCGGGAAGTCGGAGAAACAAGAAGAAGACTTCGGAAACCCGGAAGCGCCCGACGCGCCAGAGGGCCGGAACCCTCTCCAGCGCCTCCCCCCGAGGGGTCGCCAGTACGGCGGTCTCCGGCAGGAAAGCTCCCTCCCCCGAGGTACGACGGGGAAAAAGGCAAGAAGCGCCCGGGAGCGGGGACAGGTGGAGAGGATACCCCGAAGCAAGCCCGGAAGCGCACCGACGGACGGTCCTGCGAGCCTAGCAAGCTCTGTCGATCGTCCCCCGGAAATGGATAAGCGGTCGAACCGACCGCGTACTCTCCACATCCGCCAGCCATCCCTTGCGTACGACTAGCAGGGCTGGGGTCGACCGGCAGGTCGGCTAGTGCGTCGAGGGGACGCGGCCGGGGGCAGCGGTGCCCCGATCGCTCGAATAACCCCGCGACCCTACACCGGTTAATGGCCGGAGGGGGCGGTGGCTTGGGTTAGCCTGGGCCACCCGCTGGGCGGGGACAACACTCCACAGACTAACAACACAAAGCTTGGTGGGATCGCCGCGAAGGTAGTCCCACTAGACGATGTGCTGCGGACCCGGCGGAGATAACCGCCGGCCGGACTTGGCAGCGGAGCTTGCCAAGCGCGCGACGGGGCCAAGCGAAACGCCCCGATCTTGGGGAAGCAAATGTTCACGATGCTTGGCGTCGCTGTGGTCCTGGCTGCGGTGTTCGCTGTTACGGCCATGTTCGTCGGGGCCACGACCGACGAGTACTAACAGAAAGGGAGCTTCAAATGGCAAAGGCAAAGGTCGAAAAGTTCTGGCTCGGAACGGTCCCGGCAACCGACGATTTCGGCGCCCCGATCGATAACGAGTTCGTGGACGGCAAGACCAAGATGGGACCCTGGGGGTTCATGGCACCGCCGTCCTACTACCGCTACGGGATGGGTCTCGGTCTCGGCCGCGGCCAGCGCTACCGCAAGCGCGGCGACGGCAAGTGGTTAAAGACCGCCGGCTAAATCGTTAGGACCCGGGTTCGCCCGGGTCCTCGCAACTTAGCCTACAGAGCGACTGGTGTCCTCCATTCGGCCACAGCAGCACGAGCGGGGTTGGCCCCCTGCGAAGGCTAGCTGGAATGTGGCCGGGGTTCGATCCCCCGGGCTCGTTTGTTTATTGCAGGAGGGTAAAATGAACGTCTTTCTGTTCGACGAAGGTGGCCCACAGTTCCTGGGCGTAATGCCCGAGGACTTCGGGTTCGAGGATTTCCACAAGCTGCTGGGCGAACCGGTCCATCCACGGCGCGCGCCGCGCCTCGCGGAGGAGGAGCCGGACTACGCCGACCACTACTACGGCGCCTAAACGGGGGATGTTATGACGACGTTACCTAATCTCGTAATCGAACTGAAAGAGCTGGAGGGGCTCGGCATTACGTGGAAGGTCCGCGACCCCTACGCCGACAAGACGCTGGCGTACCGGGATTGGACACTGGTCGGCGACACCGCCCACCATCTGGCGCTCGCCGCCGACGCGGTCCGCAAGGCCCGCTTCGACGCGCTGTACGATACCGAACGAAAGGCCGCTTAGGGGGGTTCGTCATGAAATATCTGTTGGCCAGCTACGCCAGCGTAAAGCTTGGCGATTGCATGGGATGCGTTCCCAACCTGCACGAAAGCGTCTTCGCGTCGGATGTCATGGTGGCCGGCTTGGCCGCCGCGATCGGCGCGGTCGCCTTTGTTCTTAAACACAACGAACGAAAGGTGGTGTTGGCATGACGTGCTGGAAGGCTGCGACGCGGGTTGCGGGGTGGATATTCTTGGCCTACTCCGTTAACGGAATATGGGTTACCTATACGGGCGCGACTGGCTCGGTGTGGCTGGTCCCCGGAACTGCTATTAACTGACATAGGATTGGCTGTGCGGCGTAAGAGAGCATCCGTTTAGTCCCGCTGGTAAAGCGAATATCGAGCAGCGTCTCGACGGGGGAAGGGCGGATGGCACGTAGTGTGGCAGCGAAAGCCAACGACCACTGTTGCGCACAGCCGTTTGTCTATTTGCAAGGTCTTCCGCCGTAGGCGTGGGAGAGGGTACAGGGTCGAGCGATCGACCGATCTACCAATCCCGAGGGGGTGGGCGAGGTACAGTGCCCCCGGTCGCAGCGATAACTGTTAACGCCCCCGCTGCGACCGCCTACGGCGAAAGACCTAGCATACCACTGCAATCCTACTTGGCCCGCGCGCGAAACCTGCACGCGGCGCATAGGCGCTGTCCGGTCTGGTGGCGCGGGCCTTTTGTCTGCTCGTATGGTTTAGGGAAAGGGGAGTTTACACATGACGATCCCGCTCGACTTTGGCGTGGAGATCGAGTGTCTGCTGCCGTCGAATGCCGGTCGGATAATGACCGGGGACCGGCTCGCGAGCGTTATTAACGGCGCCGGCATCCCGTGCTTTTACGCCGGCTACTCGCACCAGCGCAGCAACCAGTGGAAGGTGGTCTCCGACGTCTCGGTGTCGGGTGCGGGCCGCACCAGCCACGAGGTCGTGTCCCCGCCGCTCCATGCGGTCGACGACATCTACCGCGTCTGCGAGGTGCTTAACAGCCTGGGTGCGACCGCGAACCGGACGTGCGGGCTGCACTGCCATGTCTATGCGCGGAACCAGAGCGTGGCGACGCTGCGGCGTCTAACCGAACTGTTTATCGCGTACGAGCCGGTTATGGACACGTTCATGCCCCCGAGCAGGCGTGGACCGATGGCCGGCAATGGCTACTGCAAGACCGTCCAGGGTGTGGACATCGCCCGGCTGCGTCGGGCCACGACCGTTAACGACATCATTGCGGCCATGCCGCAACGAGGCGGCGGCGGCGGGGTCGACCGGTTCGTAAAGCTTAACTGGAAGGCGTACCTCGACCACGGCACGATCGAGTTTCGCCACCATAGCGGTACGACCGACGCCAAGAAGATCGTCGCCTGGGTCCACTTCTGCCATGCGTTAATGGCGACGGCGAAAAAGGACGTCGAGGCCGGGTTAACCCCGGTGGTCGAGCCCCAATTCGCGCGCCAGACCTACCGCACCGCCTACCGGATGTTTACCCGTCCGGAAGGCGTAACCGGCGAGGAACTGCGGATCGAGTTGGGCCGCGGTACCCGGTCGTCGTTCCCTGCTCTGCTCCGGCAGATGGGGGTCGCGGCGGCGCCGGTTCCCGGCCTGCGGCGTGGCGGCCGAATGGTCTGGCGGGCGACGGTTAATGCCGGCGAGGCGCTGCCGCTCGAAATTACGCTCGATGGTCTGGCGACCAAGCTGGAAATGGTCGAGGCGGATCGCGCGTACTGGAAGGCGCGGGTCGCGTCGCACCAGGACGAGGCCGGACGGGCTCGCGCCGCGGCGGAAGCCGCGGAGCGGGTCCCGTTGGAGCGGACCGATCCGGCGCGTAACCGGTACTACCCGGGGACCGACATTGTCCGCCCCAATCCCCCCATAAGGAGGAACCCCCGATGAAGCGCACGTATCTTACGCCAGACGGCACCCGGATTAGTGGGACCACGGCGCGCTCGGTCCTTAAGTTCTGGCGCGCCAAGTCCCGCTCTCCGGAGCGGACACTCGACATGTTCGTAAACGAGCTGGCCGTGCGCGCCTACCGGCTAACCGGGAAGCGCGTGCGGACAGGCAGCCAAGCCGGGTTTATCGCTCGGCTGGTCGAGATCGGATTGTTAAAGGAGAAAAAATGAACCACCTCGTATTCGTGTATGGGACCCTTCGCCGCGGCGAAGGGAATTCCCATCTGCTTAAGGGGGCGAAGTACGTCGGCACCGCGCTGTCGAACGGCGCCAACTATGGCATGACGACCTCTGCGGATAACGGCGGAATTCCGTTCTTGTACAACCCCACTTCGCTCCACGCAAAGATCAATACACCATTTGTGCTGGCACTGGGGTCCGGGCGCGTCGCCGGAGAAATCTGGCAGGTCGACGGCGAGACGTTCGCCGCGCTCGACCGGCTCGAAGGCCATCCGCGGTTCTACAAACGGATGCGCCGCTCGTTCCGGGTCGACATCGCCGAGGCCGACATCCAGCTTCCGGTTACGGCCTGGGTCTATCTCTCCAACCGGCCGTGGGGCCATCGGGTCGCACCGAAGGACGGGGTGCTGGTCGCGCCCCGCCAGTGGCGCTTCGACCAACTAACCGGAGAACCAGTATCCAACCAACGAAAGGTGCAACTATGACTACGAAAGTTCTCGAACTAACCTGCGACGTCGCCAACCCGCAGGCCGATCGCCGGTCCAAAGACTGGAACAAGGTCCCGGTGCTTACCAAGGGCCAGCGGTTTACGTGGCACGAGGGCCGCGACTACGACTGGCTGCGTTCCGCAAACACCCGAGCGGGACAGGCCCACCATTATAGCGTTACCGAGCCGGTGTTGCAGCGCGATGGCAATCTCGGGCAGTTAATCGTCAACAACAGCACGATCGTCGAGCCCAAGACGTACATCGAAATGAAGCGGGTGTACGACTGCGACTACGATGGCCTCGCCGAGGTGCTGTTCGATCTCGGCCGCATCGGCCCGGACGACTTTAAGGCTCTGTCCGAGTACTTCAACGAGGAACGAAATGAAGCCGACTAAGCTCTACATCGCCTACGGCGGCAACCTCGACAAGGCGTCGATGCGCCGCCGTTGCCCGGACGCGAAGTCGCTTGGCAAGTTTATGCTAACCAACGCCAAGCTCGTATTCCGCGGCGTGGCGGACCTGGAATTCTGCCCAGGCTCCGAGGTCCCGTGCGCGCTGTACGAAATCTCGGCCCGCGACGAGCAGGAACTGGACCGGTTCGAAGGGATCGCAGGCGGTTTCTATTTCAAGTCCGAGGACATCCTCCTGCTGTGGAAGGGTGCGCGTCGGCCGGCGCTAATCTACCTTATGACCTCGCCGGGGATTATGCCGCCGTCCAAGGTCTACGCCGATCGTATCCGCAAGGGCTACCGCGACCACGGCCTGGACGAGCGGTTCCTCGACGCGGCGATCGAACATTCGTGGGAGCACAAGAACCCCAGCCACCGCGAGATCGAACGGCGGGGACGGCAGAAAAACGGTGGCCAGCACGAACTGGCCCGCGGGGCCATGCCGATGTCGGTCGCGATGGCGAAGCTGGACGCCATGGCGGAGCTTCCCCAGAAGCCCAAACCCAAGAAGGGCAAGAGCAAGGACCGGGAGGAGGGGCTTGCGAAACAGCGCGAGCAGTGGCGCAAGCTGGCCCAGGAGCGGTGGTGGGAGGAGCAGAAGCAGAAGCTTGTTACGCCAGGCAATGCCGCTTGGCGTAAAGCTATGATCGAATATGGAGACTAAGATGCCCGGTTTCTACGACGACAACTACGGCTGGTACGAGATCGAGGACCAGGACGACATCGACTTCTACAAGCAGGTCCAGCGCGAGAGCGTGTGGAAGAAGTGCGGGTCGTGCGGACGGCGCGTAAAGCTGCGCCCCGACTACGGCATCTGCAATTCCTGCGCCGAGCGCGCCGAACGAGGAATGGAGTATTGACATGAAATACAAGAAACCACGGCGACGCTCGGAAAAGTCAGAGCACCGCCTCTATAAGGCCATCGGCCGCACACTAAAACGAGCGGCCGACAATGCCGCGCGTAAGGAAGAGGCCACCAAAGGGACTAGAAAGGCTGCTCCGACGGCCGCCGACATAATGCGCGACCCGAGCCTTATCTGGGCAAAGGAGGACTAGGCGGACCCTACCGGAGGCCGGACCTACACGGTCCGGCTCGCGGTGGCGTTCCCACCCGGCGATCGGGCCTGTCCGACGCCGAAGATGCAAGGAGCATCTTATGAAGTTCGTTAAGCTTACCCAGATCGTGTCCGACGCTCGCGCCGCGGTTACCACCACCGAGGAGGGCGAGGACGATCGGATGGTTACCACGATCGTCGAGGCCGAGGTGCCCGAGGTTACCCGGCCGTTCTACGTCGTCCCGGGCGCGATCCGCTCGGTCCGGCCGCGGACCGAGGGCAACGGCACCCGCGTCGAGTTCCCGAACGGAGGCGCGGTCCCTGTTAAGGAGAGCGTCGAGGAGGTCGTCGGCCTGCTCGAAAACGTCGGCTAACCGGTCTCGCTAACCGGAGCCGTGGAAAGGAGAAACCACAATATGAAGTAGCATAGAGCGCAAGCCTGCTGCACCCGAACCCCCCGGGTGCAGTGGAGTTGCACTTTAGGAAAGGAGCAGAATATGACCACCTTTTGTCTTAATTCGCGCTGCTGCGAGTGTAACGAGGAGCAGAAAAAGACCTGCAAGGCCAACGTCAAGAAAGCCTGGGTGTGGGTCTTTCCAGCCCATCCCTACACCGTCGGGTACCCCGGCATAGCCGGCGGGGACTTGTTCTTCTCCTCGCCGGAGAAGTTCAAGGAGCTGCTGGGCCGCGACCCCGACGATACCGACACGCTCGCCCCCGTCTGGGTTCCGCCCGACTTCGACAATTGGGACTACATGCCGGAGAATTACTAGGAGGGAAACATGCCTAAACTAAATCGCGCTGCCGCCAAGACCGACAAGCGGATCGAACGGCTCTACTACCAACGATGCAGTGGCATCCAGATCAACATAATGGACATCTCCAAGGTGTTCCGCGCCGGCCACGCTGCTATCGCGGCCAATCCGCAGATCGACGACCCCATGCTGGGGCAGGCGATCTACGATTTCGTCCAGACTATCCGGAAGAATTGAACAATGGTTAAGCGCGTACGATTGCGCCCAGTGGGCGAGCAGCACCCCCGCGGGACCCGGGTTACCGTAACGTACGACCGGACCCGGCGGGGGACAATCGTGGCCTCCGGTCCGGAAGTCTCGGAGGTCCGCTGGGACGACGGCGGCGCCCGCGGGAGGGGACGCACCGCATTCATTAGTAACGTTGTGTTACGTACGGTTATGGAGGACTAAAGAATGGACGACACCGACAAGCTAACCAAGGAGTTTTCGGTCTGCCAGTTTTTCGAGGACGGCTCCTACGAATACGTTCGCCGCTACGTCTCGGCCGTCGAGGCGATGGACGCGGCGCGGCACTACACCCTTTCTGTCGCTGCTTCGTATGGCTACGTCCAGCGTGTAATCATTACGGACGGCGGCGATTGTATCGTCTTCGAGTGGAAGTATGGCGAGGGGGTCGTATGGCCTACCGAGGAACAGATCGAGGAGGCCCGCCTCCAACGGGAGAAGCACTAATGTTTAGAACCTATGACGCCTGGAAGGCCCACAACCCCGAGGACGATTACTGGGACGAGTTCGAACCGGAGGAGGAGGAGGGCGAGGTATGCCAACGCTGCGACATCCTAATCCGTCCCGAGGGCGGCCACCGCTGCGGTAGCTGCGGCCGGGATATTTGAATTATGCCCCCTTGATTTATTTCAACGAGACGCTAACTACCAAGCTTAGGACTAAGGACCCGGGAGCCCCTTAGTCGGTCCGTCGGGAGATCGATGCACGTAACACAAAGGCAGGCTGCGCGTAGGGTCCTGGGTCTTTTTGCTAGTTAACACCCTACAAGCCTGCCATTCCCGTCGCCTTGCAGCCAGCGTTATGGCTGTGTACCAACCTAGGAGACTAGAGAATGGATACCGTACAGCAGTCCGGCGTTTCCGCTCCGGTGTCGCCCTACCAGGTCGACCCCTCGAAAGGCGGCCACGACGGCTCCGTTAGCCGGCAGTGGATGTCCCGCCCCCACGACCAGCGCTTCCTGTCGCTGGACGAGTTGTTCGCCTACAAGAAGCGGTTCTGGGAGGGGTCCTTCCAGGCGCGCAAGCTCCCCAAGGACATCGAGTTCCTCGCACCGGATATCGAGGTCTCGACGCACGATCTCTCCGTCGGCTTTACCATCGACACCCCGACGGTCCAGAAGACCATGGAGATCGCCCCGACCCACCACGCCTTCGGACAGCTCTGCTCGCTCTCCGGGGTGCCCGCCTACTTCATGCGCGACCTGCCGTCGCAGTTGGTGGCGGACACCGTTAACTGGTGCATCCGGCGCAACCGCGAGGCCGAGGAGATCAAAATCTACGGCGACACGGTGCAGATGCACGCCGCCACCGGTCCGGACTACGGGCGCATCCCCGACTACGAGGTGGTCGCGGCCGTGCAGGAGGTGGCCGGCGATGGCCGCGGGTCCAAGCGCTGGAAGGTCCCGGGGGTCCTCGACTGGCGGACCAACCTCTACAACCCCGAGGCCCCGGTCACTAAGGACAGCACCACGCTCTACGCTTCGGACCGCGATCTCTTCGTCTTCCTCGTCGACGATCGCAACCCGATCGAGGTCGGCAAGCTTAAGGACGGCTCGCCCGACTTGGTGTTCCGCGGGTTCTACGTGCAGAATTCCGAGATGGGAGCGCGCACGCTAAAATTGGCGGTGTTCTACCTGCGCGGGGTCTGCATGAACCGCAACCTCTGGGGCGTCGAGGGGTTCGAGGACATTTCGATCCGGCACACGCGACTGGCACCGTCGCGCTGGCTCCAGCAGGCGCAGCCCGCACTTCGGGCCTACGCCAACGGATCGACCACCAAGCTTCTGGCCGGGGTCCAGGCGGCGAAGGAGGCCAAGCTGGCCGCCGACGACGACGAGGCCATGGACTTCCTGAAGAAGCGGAAGTTCAATCCGACCCGCGCCCGGGCAATCCTCGACCGCGGGCTTAAGGAGGAGGGCGAGCCGCCGCGGACCGCCTGGGACTTCGCCCAGGCCATTACGGCCGATGCCCGGGACCTGCCGAACACCGACAATCGGCTGGCCCAGGAGCTGGTCGCCAAGACGATCCTGGACGCAGTGGCGTAACAGACAAAAGGGGCGGAGGGAAACCTCTGCCCCTTTTCTTTTTATCAGCATGAGTATATGTAGATAAAACCCCGTCGGGAGATAACGTATGGCCAGCCGCAGGAAACGAACCACGTTCCGGATTTACGCGACGCGCGAGAGCATCGACAATTCGGAACGGAACAGCCTCCACTGGTGCATCTTCGCCCTGGCGATCATGTACAGCATTCCCGGCACCGAGCGCATCTCGGTCGACAAGACCGAGACTAGGTTCACGTACAAATCCAACCGCTACATCTTCCCGACACCGCCCAAGAGCGCGGCGATTGCCGCCAGCTACGACAGCGGTGTCCTGTCCAAGCGCGACATCGAGCCTTGGCAGGATGTGCTCGCCAATCCGATTAGCGTCGAGCCGATCCGGCACCAACGGAAAAGCAAGGCGCGCAAGGCGCGCGCCCCCGCCAAGAAGGCCAAGGTCTGCACGCCGACCCGCTCCACCCGCTGGAACGGGAGGAAAATCCGATGAAAATGCGGGTTAGCTTTGTTATCGACAGCCACAACTACGGCTGCATCCTCCGGCTACAGGAGGACGGCGTTGTCTCCAAGGTCGTAAGCGAGATGGTCGAGCAACGGATCGACGACCACGAGGCCGCGCTGGCGAAGGCCAAGGAATTCCGCAACGGCCACTCGACCCCCAAGGTGCGGGTCGCCGGCCTGCCCGCGCACCAATGCGTAATTACGATTATGCAGCGCAATGCTTCCGGCCAGTGGTACCACGACGAGGTGGGCGCATTCCTGGAGCAGGACTTCGGGTTTAAGCGCTCGACCGCATCCGGCACCCTTACCATGTTGGAGCGGAACGGGTATGTTACCCATGACACGATGAACGGGAGCTACTCGCTAACGCACCAGGGGCGCATCTGGAAGCAAGACGAGGCCATGGAGATAAAGCGCAGCAAACCGGAGAAGTAGGAACGCGCCGCCTAACCAGCGGCTAGTCCAAGGGCTGGCATCCCAGACGACGAAGCCGGGTGGTCCCCGGCAAACAACTGCTCTCCGGGCCAGAGGCCCCGCAATGGTGGTAGCGTAAGCAGGGACAGTGGAGCCATTTGCCGAGTGGCGTTGAAGCGAGCCTGCCCACCATAACTTCTCTCGAAGGAGTACTCTCATGATCCAAGTTCAATTCAAAGTTACCGAACGCGACCTGGGCCGCGTCGTCCGCGCATTGGGCGATCTAAAGGTCTACGACTTTAGCCAGCGGGCCGTGGACGTCGAGCCGGCCGTGGACGGCAAGGTCATTCCAACGGCTAAACTTCCAGACCTTCCCCGCGCTACGCGACCACTTACCGATAACAGCGAGGCCGCGGCCGAGGTCGATAGTGCGGGCCGTACGACGCGGCATGCGTCCATCCGTGGCAGAAGACAACTGGCCACGCTTCTTCGCGAGACCAATAGCGAGACGCTAACCACCGCCAAGATACGGGAGCTGCTTCCGACGATCGGTCTACACGAACCCTCGTACTCGCACTATATCGCCAAGCTTTTGGCCGCCAAGGTGCTTAAGCAGACGCGGCGCGGCGTCTATCGGGTAATCCGATGAGGTTAACGCTTAGACCGCCGGGCGGCAGCGAGACCTACTGGAAGATTACCCAGGGCCGCAAGTGGGTCGGCCGCGTATGGTGCCACGCCACGGTCGGTACGTGGCATGGTCGGATCGGGGGGCACACCGCCATCGGCAGCACGCCGGAGGAGGCATTCGAGAACGTGGGCGCGCTCGCCTTGGGCTACGCCAGCGCCGACGCGCTGCGCCAGCACAACGCAACGGTGCGCCACGCCAAGCGCCGCAATATGCAACGTGCCGCCGATATCGCGCACCGCTACGCCCGCGCTACTTCCTACGAGGAGCGCGACCGCGTCCTCGACGAAATCTTTGGAAGCAAACGATGACGATCTTCTTGCTCCCATCCGAGACGGTAACCGCGTTGCGTGCCGCCGTCGCAAGAGCCCGAGCAAAGCCAACCCCCTGGGCGACGCTCAAGGAAGGTCTGGCGCCCAACCAGGATACCGACACCGTAATGCTCGACGAGCGTGCCGGGCTGCCCAAGATCGAGAAATGGATCGAGACAATAATCCTGCCGTTCAACTGGCGGGTGGCGATCTCCTGCGAGGAGCAGCCGGCCGGCTTCCTGCTGCACGTCTCGATGTCCTCCCCCAAGCGGGGCAAGGTGCCCTCGCCCGAAGCGATGCAGATGCTAACAGAGGCACTAGGCTTCGACTGGCAGACCGATGTCGCGCGCACATGGTTGGAGGAGTTAGATCCCGGCCATGAGGCGGTTAACATGCTAATCCTTCTGGAAGGCGCTGCTAGATGACCGACGATCTAAACCAGATAAAGATGCTGCTGGCACAGGTACTGTCCGGTCAAGCCGCGATCCTTACGCTATTGGGCTCGGGCCAGCTTGCGTCCGGGCACCCGGAAGCAATCTCTCTCGCTGCCACACAACTGGATGTAGCCGATAAGGTCGTGCAGCAAATAAAGAACAGAAACAATCCGTAATGGAGGTCGGGGACGCTCCAATAGCAGGAGAATACGTATGGCCCAACTTGAACTTGTGAACCGTAAAGATGCGTTTGCGCGATGGAGTAGTGGCGAACCGGTAACGGATGGCGAATTGGCTGCCATGGTCCATGGACTTAACACCTGCATTTCGGTTCTTTGCGACCACGGCGGTGCGGAACTTGTCGTTTCGTCCTTGCGCCTGGAGAAAGACAGTTTGGAGCAATGCCAGGATAGCAGGAAACGGGAGAATAATCGTGGGTAGGATGCATCGCGAACGAGAACAGGTCGAGCGTGCCGTGGCAATGCTTCGTGCCGGGGGTGCGCTCGACATATCGTGCAAGACTACGCACGGCAACCACGTCCAGATAAGATTTACCACCCCGCAAGGCACCAAGCGAATGGTCGTTGTTAGCTCGTCGGCGGCGATGGGGCAGAGGAAGACCCGGTCCGTTATCGCGCGGGAACTTAGAGCATGACCGACAAGGGGCAGAAATTCGAGCGCGAGGTCTGCGTAAAGCTGTCGCTGTGGGTAACCCATTGGAGCGCAGCAGGTCCACGCCGGGACGTGTTCTGGCGCAGCGCCATGTCCGGAGGACGGGCGACGGTTGCCTTCGGCCGCGGGATAAAGCTCGACCGCCATGCCGGCGACATCGTCGCGATCTCCCCCGAAGGCTTTGCCCTTACCGATCGTTACTTCGTGGAGATTAAGTTTCGTCGCGACTACGGGCTGGAAAGCTTCCTGCTGTTTAACAAAGGTCCGCTCCGGACGTGGTGGACCAAGACCCTTCGCGAGGCTGCCAAGTATGGGAAGCAGCCGATTATGATCGTAAAGAGCAACCGCCGGCCGGCACTGGTCGTAACCGAGTGCATTAACCACATGAACATGTATCCGGTAATCCGGAACAAGTATGCTGTTATCGGGCTGTTCGGGACGATGCTAAAGACGCGCTGCCATATAAACGAACCGTTCATAGCGAGGAGGAAGGCGGGACAATCGGGGTGATGATGAGCAAATTTGAATGGTTCGTGTGGGTTGGTTGGCCGCTCGCTGTTATAGCGATCTGCATCGCAATATTGGTGCTGCTCGCGGTCCCAAGCCACGGCGGCGTAATCGAGTGCAGCGCCTCGCCCGGCGACACGATCGGCCGACGCTGGCTGTGGCGCGAGATCGATGGGCGTCGTTGCTGGTTTCCTGCGCAGCAAGGCCAGCACCGCGGCCGGGACCAGCCAAAGAGCGATCTGCGCTGGAAGACGGAGTTGCCGCCACCGCCACCGCCGCCGACGCCGACGCCGGAAGAGCAGATGCCGCCACCTTGGGAGATGGAGCATCGCTGGCCGACGAAGGGATGGGAACACAAGGAATGAACATGCTTTGGGGTTGGCTAGGCAAGCTGGTGCGGCCGAACGCGCAGCTTTGGTGGATTAGCGGCTGGGTATGTGGACTGGCAACGGAAAAGGTCTGGCCGGGCGGCGACGTCCCATGGTGGTTCTGGTTTATACTCGGGTTCGTGCTCGCTGCCCTGGCTATGGTCGACAAGGAGCGGTAAGAAATGGACCTCAAACCGGTAAAGTCGTCGAACATCTCCAAAGTCGGTTACGACGAGGAGAGCAAGGAGCTACAGGTCGAGTTCCGCGGCGGTAGCCTCTACGCCTACGACGGGGTCCCCGCAGAAGCGCATGCCGCGCTAATCCGCGCGGCGTCCATCGGCTCCCAGTTCTCCAAAACGATTAAGGACAAGTACAAGCACCGGAAGCTAAAATGAAGCGTCTCGTAACAGCGGACATCCACCTAAACTCCAACCCGCGGGACGAGTACCGCCATACGTTTATGGAGAAGACACTCCCCGAGCTTGTGCACAGACACAAGCCCAACGAGCTGGTTATTCTCGGCGATCTAACGGACGAGAAGGACTACCACGGCGCGCGACTGGTTAATCGGATCGTCGCCCATATCCACAGGCTAGCGCTTATCGTTCCGGTCTGTGTCCTAAAAGGCAACCACGACTACACCGACCCCGACCATCCCTTCTTCGGCTTCTTGTCCTCCGTCGAGAACGTATCGTGGATAAACAAGCCGCTCGGAACCAACGGGACCTTCTTCCTTCCCCACACCCATAACTACCAACGCGACTGGAAGGGCCTAAATCTACAATCCGCCAAGCTTGTGTTCGCCCACCAGACGTTCGAAGGCGCCAAGGGAGTAGGACCCCATACCGAGGGTATCCCGAGGTCCGTCTTCGGACCGGGGACTACTGTCATAAGTGGCGACGTCCACATCCCCCAGAACATTGGCGGAGCAATCATCTATGCCGGAGCGCCGTATACGATCGATTTCGGCGACGACTACAGTCCCCGGGTTCTGCTCGCCCACGACCACGACCGCGTCGACTCGATCCCGGTCCCGGGACGGCAGAAGCGGTTAATTGAAATAAACCAGATTTACGATCTCGATCCCGAGATGGCCAACGACGGCGATATCGTTAAGGTCCGTATGGATATCGAGACGAATGACCATGCACTGTGGCCCGAGCTGCAAGCGAAAATCCGCAGCTTCGGTGCGCAGCACGGCTGGTGGATGTACGACGTCCGGCCGCGGGTTATCGTCGTCGGCGGCAAAGCTACCGCCCGGCGGCGGACCGAGGTCCGCACCGACGAGGAGCTGGTTAGGATTTATGGGAAGGCCCGGGGGATTGGCGAGAAGACGCTTAAGACCGGGCTGGAGCTAATGAGGAAAGGCAAATGAGCGCCAGCCTGGACCGGAAAATCGCAGCGACCGAGCGGCTGCTCCGCATCCTACAGGAACGGGAGGAAGGATTGCATTCGTGGGGCATTCTGGTGCTCCACGCCTGGAACCTGCTCCGTGCCGAAATGGAAGGGAAACAAAATGAAACCGAGAGCCCCCATAACAGTCCAAATCCTACCGATCCAGAAATGGAATAGGTGTGGAAACGTGGCATGGGAGAGCGCGGCATGGAAGGAGGAAAGGAAAAATGAAACCACGGCACTTCCGAAGCCGGATAATGGCGATAACCTACGAGCGCAAATTGTTACGCTCCGAAAAGGACCCGGCCGACAAAGATAAGACGATCGACACCTACCAAGACCTGGGATGGCACGTCGCCTTCGAGGGGACCTGGACCAAGTTCTTCATGGGGATGGACAAACCAGATTTTACCGTGGGGCAGCGCGTCCTAATTACGATCGAGCCGGACGAATAATATGGACGCAATCGTATTCCTGGGCTGGACGGTTAAGGGTGTCCTGTACGTCGGCTGGACGCTGCTGGTATTCATTCTCGGTATGGTAGGCTTAAGGACAAGGAAAAGGACCTGGAGCAACGCGAGATAGCATTCGAGGCGCTTATAGCCCGGTTCGAGGCCGTTATCGAGAAGGCACAACGTGAAAATAGAATTTCTTAGCCAATTGGTCGACCACTTTAAGAGCTTTGTCGGTGCACCCCACGAGCTGGTCCTAAGCACCTTCGGTCCAGGGGTCCACTTCGTTAGGGGCGAGAACCAGGACGAGCCCCGGCTGGAAGCGAACGGGACCGGCAAGACCACGTTCTTCGCGGACGCGCCGTGCTGGTGCCTCTACGGGCGGACGCCGGATGGGCTGCGCAACCCCGACATTAAGGCGCGGTTCGGCCAGCGCGGCGCGCTGGTTACGCTTACGCTCTCGATCGACGGCAAGCGACAGGTCGTTACCCGATCCACAAATCCCAATCGGCTAAGCGTTAACGGGAAGGACGTCGGCAACGACGACATCGAAGCCCTTATCGGGCTTAGCTTCGATGTGTTCACAAATACGGTGCTCCTAGGCCAAGGCCGGCCGTTGTTCTTCGACCTGGAGCCGGCCCGGAAGCTGGAACTGCTCGGGCCTACGCTGCGCCTCGACCGGTGGGACGAGCACTCGTCCCATGCAGCGTCGGTCGTCGAAACCTTGGAGGACGTGGAGACCGAGCTGGCCCGGGGCGCCGAGGTAAATGAACAGTTATTGGTTAGCACCGAGAAGCTGCTCGCGGACGCGCTGGCCAACTGGCGACGGTGGAAGGGGGACCAGGAGAAGTGGGTCGAGGCCAGCAAGGCCAAGCAAGCCGGGCTGGAAGGCGATCGGGAGCGGTGCGAGCAGCGGCGCGGTGGCCTCGACCTCGAATACGACGGTGCCTGCACCGAGCACAAAGTGTTGGCTATCGAGGAGGAGCGCCTAGTAACGGCGACGGCGAAGTCCCAGTCCGAGCGGGCAAGTATCCTAACCAAGATGGCGTCCCACAAAGAAACCGAGGCCCAGCTAACCACAGAGCTAAAGACGATCGGCGAGGCCGACGACTGCCCGCTCTGTGGACAGTCGCTAATCGGAACGGACCTAAGCGCCTACCGGACCGAGTTGCGCAAGAAGATAAAGATTACCAAGGACCTCTGGACGAAGCTGGACGCCGAGCGCAGTACAGCTACCGAAAAGATTAACCGCGAACTGGCCGCCCTCGAAGCGAACCGTAAGCACAAGACCGCATTCCAGAAGAAGGCCAACGATGCCCGCGATGCCCGCGACCGGCTAACGCCGACGATCGCCCGGCTTACCGCGGAGATCGAGCAGATAAAGACCAATCTTGCGGAACAGGCGCGGACCAAGAACCCCTATGCGGACCAGGTTAATGAACACAGGTCCAAGAAGTCCACGCTGGCGAAGGAGCTTGCCGTCTTCGCCAAGAAGCTAACCGCCATCCGGGAAGAGATCGAGTGCACCAAGTTCTGGGTAAAGGGCTTCCAAGAGGTCAAGCTGCTGGAGCTGGAAGACTTCCTGGGCGAGCTGGAGCTAACGACCGCGGCGACGCTCGACGCCGTCGGCCTGCTCGGCTGGAAGATCGCCTACGCAGTCGAGCGCGAGACCAAGACCGGGACGATCCAGCGCAAGGTAAACGTCTTCGTTATGGGTCCGCACGACAAGGAGTCGGTGCGGTGGGAGTGCTGGTCCGGTGGGGAGAAGCAGCGGCTCCGGCTGGTCGGGGCGATGGCGCTTTCCGAGGTCCTGCTCGCCCGGGCCGGGGTCGAACCGTCGATGGAGATACTCGACGAGCCGACCCAGCATCTCTCGCCCCAAGGCATCGAGGACCTTGGGGACTTGCTGGTCGAGCGGGCGCAGACGCTCGGCCGCATGGTGTTCTACTGCGACCACCAAAGCGTCGACTCGGTCCGGTTTACATCCGTCCTAACCGTCATTAAGGACAAGGATGGTTCCCGTCTGGAGCTAACCGCCTAGGCAATCGCCGCCTGCGCGTCGATGTAGTTCTGCACGGCCATAAGCATGTCGGCCGCGTCCTGCCGAAGCTGGGCTTCCTTGCGGTTTATTGGGCCATAATGATTACAGAGGTTCCTTAGCACGATGGCGCAGGTCTCGACCGCGAAGGCCGGCTGCTCCTTGCACATCCGCTGGAACTTGGCGCCGTCGCCGCTGCCGTAGTTCTGCCAGCTCGACGCATTGCAGTAGACCCCTTCGGCGAAGACGTTCAAGAAGCCCTGCGGATTGCCGGTGGCCGGACCGTACTCGTTAAACTCCTGCCCGAATGTCGGGCTACAGCTACGGGCATTGTACGAAGTCTGGTACAGCCCTGCCTCTGCGGTATCTGAAGTTACGTTCGAGGCGCTCATATCGCGACCCTCGCAATGTCGCCCGCTGCTCTCGCGCATTCCAAGGCCCAACTGGAGAGCGTAGAGGTGGCGCAGCGTATCGGCGCCCGCGGTGTTGTTGTCCATTCCCAGCGCTGCGAACTCGGCGGCGTAGACCACGAGCACGTCCTTGCTGTTGGTGGTCTTGGCCTTTGCCATCTCGATCGAGGGGGCGTGGCCGACCTTAAGCTTGCGGTAGACATTGGCAAAGCTTAACGCGAACCCTTTCGTATAGCCGGGAGGGGCCATGCCCCGATCGCGCCAATTGTACCGGGCGATCGGGGAGTTCATTGCGATCTGCGTAATGTTCTCGATGTCGGCATCGGACAGGACCGGTGGCAGCCCCGGCGGGACGTAGGGGGGCTTGTCATTCTCCAGCGCGTCCCAGGTCTGCGGGCCAATGATCCCGTCGGCGGCCAGAGCGCGGGACGCCTGGAAACCGCGCGTCGCGCTGTCGGTCCTGCTGCCGAAATCGCCATCCACATCCAAGCCTGCGTTGTAGTCGCTGTTAAGCTGCTGCTGGGCGTAGACCACGTTTGGCCCGAACGATCCCTTGCTAATCGTCGGCCGCGTGCCGGCCGGCGGGACCGGGGGCTCGCCCGGCTGCGGGGGCTCGGGCGGCTGCGGCTGGACTTCCTGCCCGGACAGCGCCTGCGCGAACGCCGAACAGATGTTGGAGAATTGTGCCCGGTAGATATCGGCGTCCGCCCTGCTGTCGACGAAACAGACCTCTTCGAGGATCGCGGGCGCCCTGGTATTGTTCAAGAACGCCAAATCCGTACGCTTCTTGGCACCGCGATTTATTAGTCCCGAGGTGGTCGCGATGGCCGCCGCAACCTTGGCGGCGAGCGACTGCTGGGTAACGTACAGCGTCTCGGTCCCCATCGGGTTGGTCGTGCATTGGTAGGCGTTAAAATGAACCGAGACGTCGAGGTCGTGGGCCGGCTGGTTGTTGTGCCAGTTCGTAATCCGATTAAGGTTCTCGCTTTGCGAGGTCGAGATGTCGTCGTTAAACGGTCCGTAGACCGTAACGCCGACACTCCGTAAATCATTTGCTAGCTGGTCGACGACACGCCGTGCCTCGTCGACCTCGTCGAGCCCCCACGAGCCGCACGACTTGCCGCTCGCGCCGCGGATGTATTTGCCATGACCCGAGCTAATCGCTACTTTCATTGCTCTACTCCTTCGGTATGGGTTAGGGGATGTCCGTCGAATACAACACCCGACCGGCCAACAACCGGACGCTGCTAAAGATTATCGGCAACCTGTTGCCGGGGTCGCGACGCTGGCTGGCGCAAAAAGGCTATATCGAAATTGTGGAAGATGGACTACAAGTAACTCCATCCGGGTTACGGTATTTTATCCGGATTGCCAGGAGGACCAGCCATGGCCATGGACCGTCGGGAGTTCGTTAAGTTTATCGCGTTAATCGCAGCCGGCGCGGCAGCAGGCCCACCCCAGATCGCCGCCTTTACGCAGTACTACGAGGTCAATACCCCCAAGATACTGCGGGTGCCCGCGGCAGTCGACGAGGTCTGGATAAGCGGGGTCGATACCCGGTCCAGCCGGGTTGGCTTCTACTTCTACCGCGGCGAGGAGCGAGTGCAGCAGTTCTGGCTAAACTGCTTCGGCGGGGTTATCCGCTGGGTCGCGCATCCCGAGGGCAAGATTATCGGCGAGCCGAGAGCCCTGCGATGGAAGCTCGAAGCCTTGGACGAGCACATCCATCTACCCGACGTTGGGAGCTACCTGCGCGGCCAGATTAGCTGGATCGACGCCGACGGCAAGCGCCACTACACCGACCTCGACAGGGAAGCAGGCGCGCTCGGGTAAACAAAAAGACCCCGGGCGGGTGCCCGGGGTCCAAGTTCCGTATCCTAGAAGGAAACCCCCTACGGCCGATTAGACCGTAGTAGGCACCCTCTGGATACCCGCCTAGGGAGGACCATAGGCGAACTTTTAGCGGGGTACCCAGGCCACCCTAGCGGGGGAGCCTGGAAATCGTGCCGGCGGGGCTCCTATTGGGCCGGCGCGGTGTCCTCTGCCGACGGGGAGACCGCCGTTGGCGAGACCGTACCGGCCGGCGCGGAAGCGACGGTAACCCGCTCGAACGACCCTTCGACCTCGCCCGGGACCTCCGCGGGCGGCGGACCCTTCGGCGCCATCCGGGTGTCGATAATCCGCATGGCGATGGCCGCGAGGTCGTCCATCCGGCTCTCCATCTCCCAGACCCGGCGCCGGTAGGTGTCGCGGGCCTCTTCCAGCCGCTCGACCTGGGCGTGGAGCCGGTCGTTCTCGCGCTTAAGGACGGTGCAGGACGCCGCGAGGTCGTTGCCGTACTTAATGGCTTCGGCCAGCCGGGCCTTCATGTCGTTCCACTCGTCCATCGCCTTGGCATAGCTCTCGGACATCGGCGGGGGCTCCGGGGGGCGCATTGCGAACTGGGGTTCCACGCTAAGGTCGCGCGGTCGCAGGGCAGGCGGCAAGCCTTCCATCTTGCCCATCTTTGGGGTGCCATTCCTGCCGTCGGGCTGCCGCTTCTCGTCTTTCGATCCGAACATGGCCATAAGTCTCTCCTAAATTGAACGTTGCGACGTAACGATCCATACCGGCGCTTACTTCCCTTCCTGTTTCCCTTCGGACTTTAATCTTTCAATCTCGATCTTAAGCCGGGTGTTCTCCTCCGTAAGAGTGCGTACCTGCGATATTAATACGGAGTTGGTAAACATAAGCTCTCCGAGCTGGGCCTTTATCTGCTGTTCAAACAGCGTCTGTTGCGGCTGGGGTTGTGCCAGTGCTGTTCCCGCCAGCGCAAGAAGGGTTACCAACGTTCTCATAAGACAGGCCATACCCTACGATGTCGTGTTGAACGCTGTCCACCCGGTCGAGCCATTGGTATTGATATACAATCTGTTATTTTGCGTGCCTTCCGTACGTATATAGATCGAGCCTTGGGCCGCGCTTAGCGTCGGTGCGCCAGAGCCGAAGAAGATGCCGAGGTTGCTGGTTGAGGATATCTTGATGCCAACGCCTGTACTGCCCCCGGATGGCGGGGCAACAGTACTTATAAACCGGCCGCCGTTGTTGTTGAGGATTAAAGCCTGGACAACAGCATTGTCGCTTGTACCAGACGTGGCGGCTGGGGAAATATTGAATTGAATGTTAGAACCGGAAGCACCGGTACCGATACCGCTGGATATAATGACATTTCCACCCGCAATGTCCGTCCCGCCGGACACGGCTGCGCCTGCCGTAAGCGAAAGGTCTGTCCCGGCCGTGGCGGCGGTAACCGTGCGGTCGATGGCGATGTTACCCTTTAGGCTGTTAACCGCAGTTGCCGCCAACTGGATGCCGTTTACGGCAGTGGCGGTGGTACCGATGCTAAGCCCAGAAGCTTGGCCGTTAATAGTATTGGTAAAGCGGCCCAACCGCTGGCCACCGTTGTTGCCCCCCAGGATATCGACGAACTCCGCGCCGACACCGACACCGGAGGTCGCCTGGAGCGCTAGCGAAGACCCTGCCCCCGTCCCGCCAACCACCCCGCCAGTTATTAGCTGGAGACCGGCGGAGCTAAAGGTGCCGATCTCGGTGCCGGTAACAGCGATGGCAAGCTTGGCACTGTCGAGGAAGATGCCCGTATTGGTAGCCGACAAGAAGCCAATGCTCGGTGCCGACACCGTACCGTTCGCAATCCAATTAACCCAGCCGCTGGTCGTTCCACTATCGGAGACCGAACAGGCCACGACGATGTTATTGGTTAAACACTCGGTGTTACGATCAAACCTGGTGTTCGCCGCGCCGCTGTCAACCTGAACATGGGTACCCGTCGCGTTTACATAGTGCTTATCGGCTAGGCGGGCATTGTCTACACCGGTGCGGATGCGTACCGGGATCGGATTGCCGGTACCGGTAATTACCGATATCTGGTTGCCTACCAACTGCGGCGACAGCATCGTACCGCCGCCGGTATTGATATCCATTACGAAGCCGTAGGTATTGGTCTGTCCCGCTGGGGTCTCAAGATAGTTCTGCGAGAGAACGACACCGTTACCGTTAACGATGCAGACGATGCAGGACAAAGCAGTTATTACGTTGTTGTGGAGGAAGAAGCCCCCCGCACCAGCCACGAAGGAGACCCGCACGCCTATGTTCGCACCAGCCGCGCCGATGACGTTATCCTCGACGTTAAGACCATCCCCCACTGTATCAAAGTAGATGCTTTCAAGGTTGCTCTCGGCAATTCGCGAATAGGCTATCCCACCAGAAGTCGTAGACGGATCGTTGACGACACGGATGGAATTGCCGCCAGCAGTACCGGCAATTGTCATCCTCCGGATGGAGCTATTGAAAGCAAAGCTTCCTAGCGGAACATTAAAATAGATAACGTGGCGGGCGGCGGAGCCTACTCCACCAGCCTGTGTTACGCTAAAATCGCTGAACCCCCAACCGAATGTGGTCGATAGTGGGTTCATACAGAACACGTCGCGCGTATTCGGGACCGTAGCGCCGATGGAAATAATCGACCCGGTACGACCGTCCCCGACGATATTGATTGGCAGCGTACGGGTAAAGATGCACGAGCCGGAGCCTATGACGTTGTAAACGGGGGTACTGTTAGGACACGCAGGAATGTAAAGAGTACCGCCTGTCGGGGTGGCATTGATCGCGTTCTGGATAGCGACAGCATTGTCTGGACCGGCACCTGTCGAGCAGGTCGCACCGTACGCTGTTATATTTACTGCACCACTACCCCCCGTCGTGGTACAGGTTGGACACGTAATGTTAACGACACCGCCACCGGACGATACTACGATCGGGGTGGCGCCCAGCAGGCTCGACGACGTAAGCGCCGGGAAGCCGTGGTAGTCCATCTTGCCCGAAAATGCAGCCGCCCATTCGGCCGCCGTCGGGACCTTGCCCGTCGGCCATCCGGGACTAGATTGGCCCCAAGCTGTCGTCGCAGCGATTAGACTTGCTAAGAACGCTAACACGGCTCGCATCTAGTAAATCTCCTGAATGAAGAGGGCACCCGTAGCGCCATTAGCACTCGTGCTGGAGCCGGTCGTTACACCGGAACCACCGCTACCAACTGCGTAGGAAAGTGTCTGGGATGGGGTAACGTCGATCTCGAACTCCACGAACTCGCCACCACCCCCACCACCTGGGAGCTGGCCTTGGAGACCATTCGTTACCCCTATAGCGCCTACACCAGGGGACCCTGCACCGCTATTAGGCGATGGTGTATTCTCCCCGCCAAAGGGGTTCGTACCCCCAACGCCACCGCCTATGTAGGTAAGGGCAGCACCAAGCGTACCGGTATTGTGCAGGAACTCCGCACCCGTTGCACCTGCCCCACCGTTAAGCCGCCGTACCAATCGCCCCGTGCCATTAGAACCCCCTGTGCCGCCAGCACCTCCGTTGGAGGCGTGGGGGGCACCGCTTGCCGTTACGAAACCGCCACCCCCGCCAGCACTGCCGGGATTAACCGTCCAGCCACCCAGCGAGGTCACCGTCCCATTATTACCGTTAACTGCCGTACCGCTAGCTTGCAGAGCGCCACCACTACCGCCACCCCCAACCATCAGCGCGTGTATGCGCCGACACACGAAGCCCGCTGGAGCGTTGGCCTGCGGATTATAGGTACCGGACCCCGATAGCAGTTGGGTGTAGGTCGGGTTCTGGCTGATCGCGAAGGGTACCCAGTTTGCCCCGCCGCTATCCGGGTTGGTCGTATTGTTATCGGCCGTGGACCGCCACATTAACCCCGCGGTCGTCGCCGACCAGATAAGCGCGCCATTGGGATAGCCGCCGACCGAAGTCTGGAACGACGAATCATATGTTATCGGTGCCCCGGCTTGTGCCCAGCGCAGCCATTGGGTAATGGCCTGGAGGACACCATTCATATCCTCCCCAAACAGGGGGATGCCACCGCCGGAAACCGCGGTAAAGTTAAGCGGCGGGAAGCCATCGTTGAACGAGGCGCGCCCCGGGGTAACCCCGATTTGGGATGGGATAGGAACAGTGGCTACATATGGCGCGACAGCACCTGCCGACCAGTATGTAGGCATCTTAATGGGGATCGAGGAGACCAGCATTTCTCGGATTTCCTACGGATGGATTATGGTCACAGCAACCCCCGGCGGCCGAGGAAGAACTCCGGAGTTTAGCACGATCGAAAGCTCGGCTGGCGTAAGAGCGAACAGAAACGTATAAGTCATCGTCATATTGTTGCCGTCGGTAACGTAGGCATTGCCACGTCCCGGGAACAGCGACAGCAATAGCTGGTTAAGGCTTGCGATGGAACCATCGGTAATGTTGGCCAGCGCCTTGGCCAGGATTAATGTTCGAAAGGCAAAATCCGTCAGCGACACATTGTTGGTAAGCGGATTGCCCTGGAAGAACGGGGACTGTCCGCCAGGACCGAAGGTGTCGGAGGTCACGGTGGTCTGTTCGTCAAATCCAATAAATGTATTGAGGTTCGGAACGGGGACGACGCGCGACACTCCTACAATACGCCCCCACACATCCAGCCCGTAGCCCTGGGCGGTAATGATGTTCCACATATTGTCGTAGAAGCTGTCGATTAGTACCCCGGGATCGAGATACGAAGCGAAGTCCTGTAGCAGTTGGACCAGCCGCGGGCTGTTGGCGTACTGCGAGATTATCGTAACAAACACATCGAACGACGGGATCGTCCCGATCGGGCTGCCACCAATGACAAACGTACCGATAGCATTGGGGACCAGTATCTTTGGATAGGTAGGACCGCTCATACCAGCACCACAGCTATGTCTGGTGCTGCCAACGTTGGGGATTCATTTATCTGTACACCGACCGATATAAATCCTGGCGAGACCGCGAATATCGTTCCTGTCCCGATCGTCTGTGGGATATTAATCGTGTAGGTCCCAGTGCCCCCAACCCCGGATACGAACTGTGTAATCTTGGTACCGGGAACAAAGCCACCGGTGCCGGAGCTTTCGAGCGTCACTCCAACGCTTAACGATCCGCTGGTAACACCCGTAATATTTAGCGCCGTACCGCCGCACGAGCCGGTAACCACTGCGGAGGGAGTGTGCCTGGAGCCTATCGTAAGGATCGTAATCTGTGCCCAGGCTCCCAGTGCCTGGACAGGCGCGACGTATCGCGTGGCGTAGAGCGTCGAACCGATGCGTGCCCGAGGACCTCCATCCCCGCCGGCAAAGGCCGAGAGCAGGGCATTTTGAATCTGGGTAACCGCGTCGGACGGAACCTGGGGACTGTTTACAAGGGAAACCGAGAACAGGATCGGCAGCGGCGCGGGACGCATGAACTTAACGTTGTACGACGGGAATGGGGGTGAGTATCCCTGGGTGTCCTGGACCACGACTGTCGTGTTGCCGTTATAGTCGCACCCCGGCTGCTTCTTCCGCCAGATCGCCGTCGCAACATCGCTGTCCAAACCACCCACCGCCGCAACATAGAGCGAGTTCTTAACCAGCGTGGTTCCGTTAACAACAACCGGTCCGGTCCCGGACGAGTTGTCCGTTACGTAGGCATCCAGCACCCCTGGGACATTTATTACAGACCCTTGTATGGCGGGTATCGTACCCGCGGCATTGGCGGCGACCGTCGCTTCCCGCCGTGCTTCAAACTGCGAGCGGCTTTCGGTATCGTTACCGACCACGCCTCCGAGGCACACCACCCCATCCCATCCCGGAAGCGCGTTGTAGATCGAGACGCCGTTGGTGCTTGGCACCGCGGTAGGTCCGGGGACGAGGGCCGCGAACTCCAGAGTTACCGTACCGTTGGTTATGGAACCGGAACCGGTGCACTGGTAGATGTTCTGCCCGGTATCGATAATCTGCGCTCCAACCGGGATTATTACCTTCTCCAGTCCTGAGCACACCACGGTAAGAACAGTGGACGCCGAAGGGATGCGCTCGATAAAATAGATGCGTCCAAGAGCGTCCTGCATCCGCCCCGCAGCAAAGGCCGGGTCCATCTGGTTGGTTAGATTTACGAACAGGTCGTAGACATTGCCAATAATGGACGCTTCGCTGGAAGCCAGTTGGCCCTGCGGCGTTTCCAGGGCTGGATTTAGATTGCCACCAAACGCAGCATTAATGTCCGCCTGCACGCCAGCCAGTATCTGGCTTTCTGGCGGCGGGACAAATCCATTCGGACCAAACGTCGGCTGGGGGACGTTGGTAGTCATTTAGAAGCTCGCTGCCGAGGTAGTGCCAGTAACATCGGTGGTCTGGACCTGTCCATGAAGCGTTCTACCTTCAATTGAAGTTATAAACACTCTTGCAGCGGTAACTTCTGGAACAGTAAGTGCGGCCGTAATAAGCCGCTGTTTAAGCAGCGAGAGCGGAGGAAGCTTGCCAAGGATATCTGTAAAATACGGAATGCCCTTGGACGTATCGTACCATAGCTCCCCTGCGAACAACCGGATCGCGGAAGCTGCATCCTGCGCAAGCGAATACGGATTGGACGCCACGGCAATGTTGTCGTTGGCGTCCACGACCAAGTCCCAATTGGTAAGATCGAGAAGCAGTGTCTGCATTCCACCTACCCGGTTGGGCCAGCAGTATTGGCGGGCGTCGAGCCACCCGTCGGAGCGGAGTAGCCGTGGACGTGGGTGCCGAGGGAGTGCGCGCCGGCATTCGACTTTACGGTCGTAACCGCCTGGACCGAGTCGCCCGTAATCGCGTTGGTAATCGCCGCGCTTAGCGCACTTAATGCTCCGCTAAACGACGCCACAGCACCGGATAGAAGACCAAGAATGGTCATGGTCCCATTAACAGTCGCATTGGTGTCCACCTGCAAGCTTCCCAGAACGTGCGCAGCACCATTCACTGTAACGCTGGCATCGGCCTGCACGCTACCAGCAAACTCCACGGTATTGAGAAAGAAGCACGGCCCGGTAAAGACCATCCCACCGTTCTCCATCTGGACCTTGTTACCGAAGTTGTCGGCTAATGTAATCCCGGTGTCGTTAACCTGGACGTATTGGTTGGGGGTACCGTTTAGAATTCCCCCAATGTAGACAGCATCCATCATGTCGAACACACGCATACTGCCGGGGTTGGAAATCTTCTTTTGGGATTTTACGGCAGAAATGTCGTGGTCGGAAACTGCCGCCCACCCGATGTCCCCAACCTCCGGGTCGAGGATTATCGCGTTCTTGCCGCCTTGGATGCGGGTGTACGGCAATCCGGTTAGTAGTCCATGGACCTGCGAGTTGCCAGAGCCGTCCAGCATGTTAACCATCGGCTGGACGTCCACAGTACCAACGGGAGCGAGCCCACCATTGTTAGAGACAGCCACTACTTTAACCAATACCATCGTCCGGACCCGCGCCAGGGCCTGGTCGATAATGAAAGACATGGCATTAAATTCGGACGTGGTGTCCGTCGGAACCATCGGACCATTGCCGACGTTCGGACTCATCGTACCCCCAACTGGCTCGGGAAATCCGGATTAAAGCAGGTAATCGTGGTAAACCACTGCCCGTGGGGCAGATTTGATTCAATGTGGTGGTCGATAAAGTAGACCTGCCAGAACCCCTTGGAGTTTATGGTGGACAGCAATTGCGACAAGTCGCTCTCCACTTTTATCCGGCCGCCAAACTTGATGTCCGGATTGAACAGCATCTTTAGGGAAATGCCATAAGCCGTAAATCCGGGGTAGCCGACCAAACCGCTGTCCTTGGAAATTATCGGGACTGTGCCACCCCGAGAACCGGCGTTTCCTTTCGGCCAGATGGCAAGGGTCCTGTTGTCCACGAACCAGTTAATATCCGCAGTCTTGGCCAACTGCGCAGCCTGGGACACGATAGACCCCCAAAGATTTACGGGAGGCGTCTTGGTCGTTATCCCATTGTTCTCGAAATCCAGATTTAGCGCCTTTGCGAACTTCTCCATCTGTGCCGCAACATCCACCGCCCCCGAAATGCTAGTCGAGTCGGCCAGAATAACCGCTTCGGTTCCCAGCGTCTGGGCTTCGACGTTAAACGAAACATCTGGCATGCTGGAGAAATCGGTCCAGGCTTGCTGGATCGATCCATAGAACACCATGTGCACCCCGGCTACAGCATCCCCGGCCAGAACGGTTACGGTGTTCCGACGCATCTGGTTGTAGACCATCCCGAGCGTCGCAAGATCGTTCATAACGTCGAGCGTTAGGCCATAGATACGCATGGTTAGTCGAGCACCGGCCGGTGTACCTGCCTTGGTAATCTCCGCCGAAGTCCGCAACCCGCTAACCGTTAGGGTATCGCCCCCCTTGGAGAACGAACGGGGCTGGGCAGCTCCTCCGGAAAGCAACTGCTGGTCCATGTGGAATTGAACATTAATTAATCGTTGGACTATATCGCTCATTGCCCTTCCCAACTAACCAGGTCCGCAGCCTCCAGATAAAGCAACACCCACCGCGTTCCGAGCCCGGTGTACACCGGATCGTCGGTGCCTTGGGTGTCGTTAAAGGCGAGATCGCCGATAAACCCGAAGTAGGCGTCGCGTACGATCCGGTTTAGGTTCTCGCACAGCACACCGCCAAGAATGAGCGTATCGCTTATGTACAAATCCAGATAGAGACCAGTCGTCTTCTGGTACACGTTAATCCGGCAAGCCTGGTTGGCCAGCGTTACCGCCAACACCTGCGAGGGCACCGCGGCGGTAGGGATAACCAGCATCTACAACCCCGTACCATTTGACTCGGCCGCCGTAGGCGTCTGCGGCTGTACGGTGCCCGTGCTCGAAGGATCGGCAGAAGCGGGAGACTGCGTAAACGATTGGGTGCTTATTATCCGGACTTCCTTGGCCCACACGTCCGCCACGATAAGGTCCAGTCCGTTTTGGGCACTTCGCTTGTAGTCGATGTGCTCTAGCGAGATGTCCGTGTAAATCTTGTCTGGAGTAACCGCATCGAACAGGTCGAACGAGTTGGCAACCGACTCGACCGAGTCCAACAACGCTTGGCGTCCTACTTTCTGTGCACCCCCAAACAGCGAGACGTTCGCAGCGAATGCCGCGACCGCACCCAGGACCGTGTTGGTGCTGGCGCCTGCGGCCGAAAACCTTAGACGGACGTCGAATGGCTGCTGGACCTTGTCGTACGCCTTAAAGCCACCGCTTTCGATCGGGAACGTAGAGATCGCCCAGTCCCGTCGGTAATCGACCGAGATAACGCTGTCGGCAACGATAACTGCGTTACCGTTCTTGTCGAACACGCCCCACTGTGGACCAAACAGATTGTTTAGTGCGGAGCCTATTAGGTCACTTACCAACAACGATAACACCGCCCCGGGCACATTAGCGCTGGAGCGGTTTACCGCGGGAACCCCAGGCACATTCGGAACATTGGGGAAGTCGGGCATTAGTTGCTGTTGGCTAGTGCTGCGTTACGCCGAGCGGTAGCCAACTTGCTAAGCGCCTCGCGCAGATTATCCGCGGCCTCGGTCGAGTTCATTCCGCTTACGGTAACACTGTTAATGTTAATAGAGGCATCGATGGAACGGTTATGAACGAAGGACGATGCGGCGGTGCCTGCACTAGGCTCGAAGCCAATGATATTATAACCAAGACCGCCTGTTATGCTACCACCTGCCCCCGCCCCCGTTGGGGGCAAAGCTGGAGGAGGAGTTTCCCAGGGAACCGTACCAGTCCGATTACGCGCAGCAGGACCTCCAAATAGAGTGGCGGGAGTAAAATCCGACCGCAGAAAATTAACAAAGCTCGACATCCACGGCGGCAAGGCACTTTCCCCCGGTGCCAGCCCCGGTCCCAAACCGAGCGCACCCAAGAATTTCTTCGTAAGGGCGTTTTGCTCTTCCGGCTTACCAAACAGGAAGCTCATAAGTCCGCCTTCGGTATCGAGCCCCTTCTCCTTCATAAAATTGTAAAGACCTTCGATCGCAGGACGTGCCTGGTTCTGGATAACGGTAGACAGCTTGGCCCAGGCATTCCAGAACTGTTCGGCAGCTTTTGCATTAGCGTCTGTGGCCGCTCCCAGCTTAACAGCCTCGTCGAATAGCTCCCGTATACGTTCGCGTCCCTGTATCAAAAGATTAATAGTATCATCGTTTAGTCCCAACAACCGACCCAATTGAAGTGCGCGTCCAGCGCCAAAACGCTCGGCAACTCTCCTTAGATTTTCTCCAATTGCAAGCATCTGCTGTACCCGTGTAACATTTGGACCAGTGGGGATTTGAAATTGGCCTTGGCCCATTAGAGCGCGCAGACTTGCCATAAACTGCGCGCCTTGTTCGGTACCTAAATTGAATTGCTCCATCTGCGAATTTAGATTGCCCAGAGCCTCGGCACCCGCCCCCACACGTCCGCCGGCCAGCTCGACCGCCTTGTCGAAAGCGGAAACGTCCCTAACCGCAATCCCCGTAATACGCGAAAACCGACCCACTGCTGCGTCGGACTGGACCATGTTGCCGATAAATTGCTTTATGCCATAAGCGCCGGCCAGCACGCCAAACAAGCCAACTGCCTCGTTGCGTATTCGAGAAAATACAAGCTGGGAGCGTCGAGCAGCTTCCTCGAACCGGGATGCCCGCTTCGACGCCTCTTCCTGGGTCTTCTTAAATTCTTCCAACGCCCGGCGCTGGCCCGCCGTAAACTTGGTCGGGTCGAGGCCAAGCGTTATAACGAGTTCGTCGACGACGGTAGCCACAAGACTACTCCGCACGCTTACTTAGTATGCGGCGATTGTGTGCATCCACCTCGGACACCTCCAACAAGTCGTAGACATCCTCGACCGAAAGCACCGAGTCGAGTTCGGCCATCGTAGCTAACCGAAGCGATATTACGACGCCGATGGTGTCGGGGACGTTAACGTAGTCGGCAAGTCCGTGGGCTGCGATGCCGACGCGGCCAAGGTCGAGAGGGCGTCGGCGAGCGAAAAACCCAAGTGGAGATCGAGTACCTCCGCGCGCAGCTTTACCCGGGTCATTACTTCTTCGATGTCGTCGCCTTCGACACCGCGATCGTTTAGCGGGCGGATAACCGACGTGTTGCGCGGGTCCGGGACGATCTGCACGCACCGCATCATCTCGTCGAGCAGTGGCTCGACCTCCGCGAACTTTACGGCGCCGCCCATTAGCGCCTGGATGCCCATTACGGCAACGCCTGCCATCCCCCCGCGGACATTTCCGACATCGGCCCCCGAGCTGGCGACCAGGAGGAGCGCGTGCTGCGCCCACCTCTCGGCCTGGCGGGCGGGCATCTCGGTTAGCAGGAACACCTTGCCGGCGTCGCGACCTCCGTCCGGCCCGATAACTACGGTCTTCGTTTTACGCACTCATATCTCCCTAGACGACGGCGGGTTGGATGCTCTCCCAGGTTATCGCGAAAGTCTGCGGCTGCAAGAGCTTCTTGGTAGAGGGGATCGGCTTGTACGCGGTAAGGAAGCCCTTCGTCATGGTCCACTTCTTCGACACCGCCGGCATAAGGACGATACCGTTGGCGGTAAAGACCTCGCCGAACTGCTGTTGCACAGCCCACCATTGGTCGAAGATGTCGATGGACACGCTGTCCGCCTGGAGGTGGTAGTTCTGCCGCACCGGCACGGCGACGAAGCCGCCCGACAGCTTGCGGTCCACCCCCATTAGCACTTCGGCGCTTTCCAGCGGATCGGTGTCGAAGACATCGTCCGCCGCAAAGCCCTGGAGCTGCTGCGGGATTGGAAACAACCCCGTAACAGTAATCATTATAACGGCGTTGGCGCCGGTGATGGAGGCCATTATTGCACCTCAATGCTGGCGAGATCGATCTGCTGGATGGACTGTCCGTCGACGTACCAGAACGTGCACGGGGGCGACCCGCGGGCCGCCCGGACTTGCGGCGTAGCGTCGCCAACCGAGAGGTACCAACCGACGTTCTGGAGCGTGTTGGCGATGTCGAGCCCGGCCGAGGCATTAACCGCGGACTTCTGCGCGGCCGAGAGGGTTATGCCGGCGCGGAAGGCACCGAACAAAAGCCCGGCGTTAATCGGATCGGCGAGCGCCGCGGTAATCTGGGTCTTGCCCGCAGCGTTGTAGGGGATCGAGAACGCCGTCGTAAGCAGGTTCATTAACGCTAGCTGAAAGTTGTTGTTTAGCCAGATTTGGTTAATGTAGCTGTCGATCCACAGGAACGGTCCGGAGACCGAGCCCGGATAGAAGAACACGAATTGCTCGTTGGCGGTCGCGAACGCGCCGTAGTAGTTGTAGCCGTTGGCGTCGAGATTGTTCGCCGCGGTCTGCGACGTAACGGTCGCCAGCAGTCCGGTCTGCGAGCGGAACGCGAGCGTGGTCCGCCCGTTAACCGCAGCGAAGTCGATCGAGGCCACCGCACCACAGACGAAGGCACAGATATCCCGTGGCGAGCCGCCGGTCCCGTCCTGTCCGACTGGGCAGGTCCCCGAGTAGTTCGCCGCGATAATCGCCTGCCCGAAGCTGGCGCTGGCCGGATTGGAGACCGACGGCGAAAGGTCGAGGTCCCACACGACGTACATGTAGCGCTGGTTCGTCGAATTGGTCCACTGCGCGAACAGGAGCTTGTTGGCAAATCCGGCAGCGTCCGGATTGAAGAGGGTCATAAACGTGGCCCAGTTCTGGGTAATCTGGGTAAGCGCGGTCATAAACGCTATCGGCGTCGCCGCTATCGCCCCTTGCGACGTAACCGCCCCGAGCGTCTGCGTTAGCGACAGCGAGGTCGCCAACGGTCCGGACCCAAACGTTATCGTCGAGCTGGCTCCGGTCGTACCCGAGCGGATTATAAACCCGCCGGAAATACTGTCGTAGACCACGGCCGGGTTAAAGAAGTTAAGCGGCTCGCTTAGGGCGTTCTGCGTTGGTGTTACGCCGTAGGTACCCACCCCGCCGACCGTGCCACTAAGCTGGCCGGTAACGTAGGTGTTGGCGGTAACGCCCGTGCCGGAGACGACGTCGGTGGCCCCAACCGTTCCCGACCCCAGCGACGACACCGTCATCGTCCCACCGGCAATCGAGCCGACCCCCGAGCCGGCCAGCGTACCGGTTATCCCAAGCGCCTGCCCGATAATGGACGCGGCGTTCGAGAAGCTGGTCGCAGCGGCGAGCGAGATCGAGGCGGTCTTTTGCACCCCGTCGATAACAACGCCTAACTGCCCCGAGAGCGCCTGGAGCTGGGTTAGCGACAGCCCGGATATGTTCCCGCCTTGCAGATAGGCCGAGACCGCAGTGGTCGGGTACTGCGCGAACAGGACCGACCCGGGCTTGGACAACGAGTTGTCGAACCCGTTAAAGTACTCCGTCGCGATGTTAAACTCGTCCGAAGTCGGCCCGAAGAAGGAGCTAACCGCGGCTGCATTGGCGAAGCTCTCCACAGTCCCGATCGGGACGCGTGTGGAGGTCGTTAGGAGCAGACCAACGAGGTCGAGAGCGTCGCCGCCCGCCGCGAGCACACTAGGCGTAACGTCGACGATAGCAGAAGCCGGAATGGTCGTCATGGTTTCTCACCTAGCTGTAGGATAGGGGAAGCTGCTAGTTACTGCCTTTAAGGAACTGCGACGCCGAGACTTTTACCGGTCCCCAAAGCAAGCTAGTAAGGAAAAGACCGGCAGCGAACGTTGGTGCAAGCAGAATATTGTCGGGACTAATAACCGCTTGCCAACTCCTGTTGCTGCTGCCGTACGGTCTAACCTCGGCAAAATCGGTTGGGTAGGAAGTACCGGACACAAAAAGGGAGTTTAGACGCACCTCCACCAGCCCTTTGGTACCCATCCCCAACACAGGAAACCCACCGAGAGACCGCTGTCCTATTATCGGCCAATTGCCGGTAGGTGTTACCGCGCTTATTATCGGGTTAAATATTGTAACGGGGCCAACCCCAATTATGTTCATGCTAAATTCGTTGGTATTGTTGTCGTAGCTCGTAGGTGGCAGGGCAATCGAGCCCTCTACCGCAACATCCCAACCAGACGGTTGTCCAGTCTCCCAAGGATTAGCTACCGTCAGATCGAAAACACGAGGATCGGAAGTCGTAGCGACAATTGCCGAATGTATACCCGGTACATCCGGTACCTGGGTTTGGCCGTAAACCAGGAAGCAGCCATTGGCATAAGCACTCCCACTTATACCCCCACGAATAAGAGGAACTGTAACTGGTCTACTCCAGTTAAAACCATCGTCCGACGTGAATATAAAACCCTGTCTATCAAGATGCGCCGCCGCCGCATTACTTCCCGGTACACAAGGACCAATGGCAAGTATCCAGATGCCCGGACCCATCGGCTTCGGTGGCGGACCCGGGCTAGGTCCACCGCCACTGCCGGTCGTAGGTGTCCATGCCGAGCCGTTCCAGAAGACCGGGACCGGCCCGCCGGCCGCGTCGGCGACGTAGGCTAGCTGCCCTACTGTCGCATTCGTCGGGAGGTCGCCAAGCCCGAGCAGTACCTGGGCACCGGCAACGGGAACGCGCAGGTTCTGCCCGCCGGTTACTATCGGCAACTGCTCGTTACCGGTAAGCGGCAGCGTAGCGGGGGGAAGGGAGGAAAATTTAGTTGACAATGGAGCGATCCGTTACGCGGCGCCATGCGCCGAAATTGTCGGAGAAGGCTGGCACCGCGCCGCCGGTCGCGTCGTTTACGTAGATAAGCTGCCCGGCCGGGGTCGCCACCGGCAGTGCATTCTTCGAGAAGCTCGCGAGGATTATAATCTGGTTAATCGGCGCGACAACGTTTACCCCGTTCTGCAAGAGCGGGACCAGCTCGCCGCCGGACAGCGGCAGCGTAGCCGGAGTAAAGCCCGAGAATTTCTCGATCGGTTCTAATGGCACATCGTGCTCCCGTTACGGTGCAGCACCTTCTATTTCGGGTCCGGGACCGAAGTCCTTAATCGTTCCGATCTCGTTAAGATTGCCAGCCGATCCCAGGTTTTGGTCGTTAAACAACACGCCGCTAACGTTGTCGCGCAGTAGCCAAATATCCGGTTCGCCAAATTCCGCAGCCGCCGCCTGTCCTGCGTCGATCGGGAAGATTAATCCCGTATCGGGGTCGGTGCGGTAGAACTTGGCAAAATTGGCTGGCGACGGATCGACGTATGTTCCTACCCAAACCTGCGTAGCAGCCCCAAACGCAAGGTCTTGGTAATTATAACTGTCGTTACCCTCTTGTAGCGAAAGGCATGGCATTCCGAAGTCGCCGGCCATAAAAGCGCACGGCACCGTCGGGCCAAAGTTGGCTGCGAACGATCCGCCACCCGTGTCCAGGAGATTGTCGTAACTGCCGTACTGGCCTCCAAGGCCATTTGGCAACGATGGAACGAATGTTGGGTCGGGACAGCCAGGACCTCCCGGGAAAAAATGGGTATAGGTCGTAGCAGTATCGAACCCCCCGTTAACGACCGCCCATATCTTAGAGCCTTGTGTAAGCGTTTGCGGCAATCCATTGAATGGACAGTTAGAAGACCAACTATCGGCTACGCTTCCATCGTACGAAACCAGCAATTGGTTCCATTGTCCTAACCCCCAACCGACGACCGTCGTAAGCGTTTGGGATGCGTAATTCCAATCTCCAGCCCAGTTCCCCTCAATCTGTCGAAACGGAAATTCTCCTATTAGTGGATAGAACGGACCAAAGATGCCAATGCCTATGGCGCCACTGGCCAGTGCATAAACGTGGCTGGCACACTGGACCAGCTCGTCGCCGGGGGGAAAGCCGTCGCTGCGCTGGTCGTACCCCCATTCGAACAACGAAACCGCACCGTTGCTGTTTAGATAGGGCGGCGGCGGCCCAGCTCCGCGCCACTCTGGAGGGCTAATTCCGCACCCTTTAGTTAGATCGATCGGGTTTAGCACCTTAAACCACGTCGCTATCGTGATCTTGTTGCCACCAGCTATCGGCTTGTGCAGTATAGTCACGGACTTCCCTCCGTAACTATTAGCGTTAGACCGTCTTCCATAACGAAGTTGTCGCCGCCTTCGGTCGAGATGTAAATGGGAACGCCGACCTCGACGCTCGCCAGAACGATGTCGACAACACCGGCATACTGCTGCGGGATCGGAACGGTCTGGTTCGCTTGGAGGCGGGCCTCGATTATCCAGCGGTCCTCGTACTGCTGCTCCGCATTTACGAACGGGGACTGGCGCGGATCGTCGGCATAGAGCGGCGTTATCGTCGGGTACGACGCATTAAAGAAATCGACCGCATAGGCATCGCGGAAGAGCGTCGAGATAACCTGCGCGTTGTTCCACGAGCTAGGCCCATGGACGTCGAGCTGCATTACGATCTCGGTCTCCTGCGTAACGGTCGTCGTCCCGGCCGAGATCGTCGACGAGCCGACGGTCTGGCTCGGGGTTACGGTGTAGGTCCCGACCGCACCGACCGAGCCGGTAAGCTGCGCCGTTACGAACGTTGCCGTGCCGCCGGAGAGCCCGACGCCGAAGAGCTGGACCGGGGGAACGATGGAGCCGGCCTGCATGGCCGTAACGGTCATTACCGTTCCCGTAATCGATGCGGTAAAGACCGTGTCCTGGCTGTGGTCGATGTTGGTCGTTAGGCGGTTGGCGTGGAGCGGCCAGAAGACGATAAAGTCCTGGCCGTTAGGCTCGGGGACGCGGTTAACCTGCCCGCGTACGATCGCCATCCCGGCCGGCATAATCGCCAGCAGGAAGGCTCGCAACGCGGTGTTTACGTCGGTTTGTGCCGGGACCGGGATAATAGCGGACATCTAGCTTGGCTTCCCACCACACTCCATAAGCTCGCGGCGGTCCACGGAGTTGTGCGCCCACACTCCTTCGTCGTTCGTAGGCCGGCAGAAGCAGGCAGGGGACGCCTCGTGCTCGCGCCAATCTGCCCTTGGCACGACGTGCAGACCCTGCTCGCCTGCGACGATGTCCCACATTAGCTGTTGTTCTGCAAAGTGCAGAGCGCCTTGCACCACCCGTTAATCCACGTCTCCTCGATCTGCGCGACGAGGTAGAGACCGGCATCCGGCCCTTCGAGCACCGTTATTAGATCGCCGCCCTTATTGAATGGGCGCGACAATCCGTCGACGAAGCCGTTAATGTAAATCGCCTTGCGCGTCCCCTGGAGGTTCATCGAGTCAGCCTGCGTAATGTCGCGGAAGCTTAGCGGCTGGACCTGCCCGGGGACCTGGACCGGCAGCGCGTAGGACGGCACACGGGTCCCGTCGGGGGAGATCGCGTTGCTGGTGTTAACCTGCACCGATATCTGGATGTTCGGCGAGACCGCCGTTATTACCCCATTCGCTATCTGGTTTAGATTCATCTAATCGACCTCGATGCCTTCTTCCGGTCCCGGGGTGTAGTCCGGCGGAGCGGTCCCAACAACCGTAAAATTCCCGGCGGTCCCTTGGTTCTCTTCGAAGAACACACCACTTACGTTGTCCCGCTCCAGCCAGATGTCCGGGGTCCCAAAAGCCTTGGCCGCCACGACCCCACCCACAGGGTAGATTTTCGGTGGGCTTACCGTGCTGTCGATGCGCCAGAAATTGGTTAGGTTCCCAACTGTCGGATCGATGGCTTGGCCAAACCAGACCTGTACCAGAGCCAGCTCGATCTCCGGCTGCGGCACTCCCGAAATGTTAATGTTCGGAGCCGACTGCCCATCGCTTAATCCCAACTGGGACGACGCCTGTGGCACGTAGTTGCCGTCCACGCTCGTAACCGTATCCGGCACGCCGATAACACCGCCAACCACATTGCCATTGTGGTTGCACAGCGGATTGCCAAAGCCGCCACCGGTAAAAGGCAGGTAACACTGGCCAGCATAACCAAGGGGGCCGTGGTTAACTCCGTTGAATACAAACTTTATGACCTTATTTCCGGTGTACTGGTTGTTAATCGGATTTGGATCGGCGTCTGCCGCGGATAAATCCGCCGATATGAACAACACGTTCCATTCGCCTAACGTAATCGCCGGAGCTATGCTGGCTCCTATTCCGCCGTTTGCGCAGTCCTTGTTGCCACCAAACGGTCCAGGGCCGCCAATCGGCGGAGCAGAACCAGCGACGGTCGCCGGAAGCGTCTCTATCGTATCCGTATGGACGTTCGGCCCCATGTCGGTCGTAACGAACCACACGCCAAGATTATTCAAAGCCGAAGTAAACGCGATGCAGCTCCGGATGGTGTCGCTGGCAAATACCTCGTTATCGCCAGCGTCATTCCCAATAAAATGCAGCGCGCTCTGCTCGCCCCAGCTTAGCAGACAAGGATAGACAAACGGTGGATCGTAGAAAGTAGCCGGGTTCTGCGGCGGAGCTACATAGGACGTGGGTATCCGGAACCAACAGACGTACGTCATCTTGTTAAAATTGCCGACCGAGAATTCGGATGGAAGATAAGTCATGGTTGGTCTTCGACCGACGGTCCGGGTGGTTCCGGTTTTGGCTCCCCGCATTTCATGCAGAAGCTACGGAGATTGAAATACACTCCGAACATGGCCATGCCCCTGCTGTCGAGGCGCTTACCGGTCCGTGGGTCGACCGGGTATTGGGCGTAGAGATGGTTACACGGCATTCTGTAGGAGCTTCCGCGGGAGCCGGTAGGTGGTCATCTTGTCGACATGGTCGAGCGTCTCCTGCCCGAACCTCCGCCGGATCGTTATGCGGTAGCCCTCCTGCTGGAAGTAGGCCGTAAAGGCCGCGTCGCGGAAGGCGAGCACCTCGGCAGCACTTAGCGTCTCGGTCGCCAGCGGGGTGCATTCGGCATTGTGCTGCGAGTACCCCGCCCAGGTCTTCGGCAGGAGGTCTACCCGACCGGACCCCACGGCATCCGTGTAGAGCCGGGACCCCGGGTACGCCATCGCACAGTAGAAGTTGGCGAACTCGGTTTGCGCCGCGACCGCCAGCGTAAGGGTCTCCTGCATGGTCGCAAGGGTATCGTCCGGGAGCCCGAAGATGTAGTTGCCGATTACGTTAATGCCGGCGCCCTGGATCGCGCGCACGACCCCGATAATGTCGTCGTTCCTAAACGCCTTGTCGGCACCGTCGCGGACGTGCTTCGACCCGCTCTCGATCCCGAGCGCCAGCCACCGGAAACCGGCCTTGCGGAACATGGCAAGCGTATTGGGCTTAACCGTATCGACCCGCGCGTAGGCCCAAATGTTTAGCTCGCTGGCAATCCCGGAGGCGATTAGACCGTTGCAGATCGCGGTGTAGTGCTTCTCGTTAAGGACAAACATCTCGTCCACGATCTTGAACGTCCGGACCTTGTGCTGCCAATAGAGCCGGACAATCTCGT